TCTTCCAGTTTAACAAATCCCTTTAATGTTATCATGACAGTCACGGCCTTAGCCTCCCAATATTCATCACCGGGATCAGATCCATATGTAACTAATCCAGAATTACGAGCGGACTGATACGCTTCTATCCTACCTCTCTCGTTCCTAAAAACGTATTTCAATTCCTGTAATAACGGATACATGTTCTTAATTCCGATATAATAGCCAAATTGCTCAAAATACTTTGATGATTCACGGATAAGGACACCTTCTCTTGGAATAGACCTTTTAAACATATCAATTACCGGTTCATTCTCCTTTATAGTATCTATAGCCGTATTTAATTCGGCTTGGACAATCTTCTTTTCCTCCTCGACCTTGTTCTTGGCTTCTAGTGCCAACATAGCTTCCTTCTCGGCCTTCACCTTGGCCTCATACTCATCAGCCCATGCTCTTGCGGCTTTAGCCGGATCAGAAAAGTCGGGGATGCGCAAACAATGCTTTCGATTATCCTCTAACTCTTTTAAGGCTCTCAGTTCTTTTTCTTTCTCTATAAAATACCTTCTGGCTATTTTTCCTTTATCATTATTTTCTACCATGCATAGCTCTTTAGCCATATCTATTAATAGCAGATAATCCGTTTTAGCAACTATCTGTGTATCAGACTCCCCCGTTTCGGGGAGTCTGTCATTCAGTAAGTTACCTAAATAATCATATTTTATCAACACAAAGTCTTGATTTTCAATAAAATCATATTTAGATATACGATCTTTTATCCATGACGTAAAATCCCTCCTTACTTGAAGAAACGCATGAAGGAATCTTGCGTCTACAACCTTGTGGTTGTTATTATCTACTACCGGTATTAATATGTTTAAATCCATTTCGTTGGATTCGGACGTCAAAATTCCACTACTATTCTTCGTGGAATCATGAAAAAGATCTACATTTGCATTCATGAATAGAATGTTTATTCCCATCCGTCCGGGATGGATAGATGGGAATGCAAAAATAGCCAATATGATTGTTTTAAGCAATCTACTGGCTATTTTTTTTTGTCATACTATATCGGCTATCTTCCCCTGTCAAAGTACCAATTAGCGTCCTCCCCGGACTCATCCTTATCCCTGCCTCCTAAGAAGAATCCCATCGTCATGCCGTTGGTCATCAACCAGTAGTCGGATGTCTGTTTAATATCCCTAGCCGTCTTGATATTATACCATTGCTTACCAAACGAGAACTTCATGAGCTGCCTCCATAGCTTGCTCTCGCCCTTATACACGCCGGTCTGGACGGTAGCGAACGGATCCCAGTTCCGGGGATCGGTGAGATCACCTAGCTTCCGGGCCGTGACCAGCGGGTCTTGTAACATATCTATAGCGTTAAGCTCCATGAACGGGGATGTCTGGGAAGCGATCTCATTGATCGTCCTGAATCCTATATAGGTAATGAACTGCCCGAACCAGCTATCCTCATTATCCTCCCTATATCCCATCAAGGCCCTTCCTATGGCTATCATCGTAGCGAATACCGCCATATTGATAATAGATCTCTTGATATTAACCTGCTCATAAGGTGTAAGCTTATCATATTCCTCTTTAAGCACGTCATACGCCTCCCCCATACGACCCTCGGACATCGTATTATAGACATTCCCCGCCAATCGCCATAATGTCCTCATATATCCTTCCTCGAACTGGTTGGTCTGGAAATTGAAACCGGCTTTCTTATATGCCCGCTGCACGGCCAATATAAACCATCCACGATGAGGGAGCACCATGTTAAGGATAGCGTTCCGGCTAGCCCCCACCCGGTTCTGCTCGTTCAAGGCGCCGTCGCAAATCTGCACCATACTTCTGACCCTACTAGATAATGTAGGTATGTATCGGTCTATAATATCCTTGTTAGCCTCGTTCTTAGCCACGATCTTCCCATCCTTAACATCTACCATGTTCCACATAGAATAATCCCTTAAACGCTCCCAATCGCGTTTAGCCTCGTTAGCGGACATATTCCTGTCCTTCATCATCATCTCCTTGAAATTGGAGTATGACCAGAACTGACCCTCGTATAGGCGGGTATCATCCATGACCGAGATAATAACCTGCGGATCCAACGGGGAGTTAAGAACCTCCATCATCTTAAACGGCAGATCCCGGAATAAGGTTCTCCAGATCTTGTTGTACGCCGCCGATTGTACACGGTTGCGGACATTAAACACACCTAGGGCCTCACCGACAACATATAACTTATTGGTACGATTTATGTCCCCGATCTCAGGCACGTACGTGCTTAACTGTTTCTGGGCTTCTCCATAAGCGTATTTCATGGAGTCCTTGCTTATGTACTGTCCTACCATACCCTCCAAAAGGAAGTTGGCCTGCCCAGTAAGGGCGCCGGTAGCCGCCACGAACGGGGAGAAGCCTAGGTTGGATTTGGATACGAATTTGGTAAACATAAGAGCCAGCTTATTAAGATCGACCTTATAATTACCTATATTCCATTCCGCCCGCTTATTGTTTATCCTGACGTCATAGATACTGGCGTTAACCCAGTCCTGAAACATTCTATAGGCGTGAGTGGCCTCTGGGTTCTTACCGCCGTCGTATTGCGTCTCCAGCATCATGTTCCTGTATCCCATGACATCATCCAAAGCCACTCTCTTATACTTGTAAGCGGTAGCCTGTAAGGATAACATGGAATAGGAGTAGGCGAAGTCATGGGATACGTCGTTGGCGTTCTCCAACTTACTAAGATAGTATTTGGGGATCATACGATATTTGTTATCGTTCTCATCAATCCCTCCTAGATCTTGCCCCTGACCATGTATAGGGTCATCCACCCTCTCGCCAACGATATCACGTACGGCGTTGCCGATGGCCGCCTTCGGGTCAACCCCGGCCTGCACCATCCTCTCCACGCCGCCCTTGGATATCTGTGGTATTTGGTAGATGTTCCGGAATCGCTCATCATAATCCTCCATAGCCTTACGGCTTATGTTAAGCAGCTCCTTCCTCATCTCCCACTTATCCTTATTGATCGTAGCTTCCTCCCCTTCGTTGGTAATACCGTATTTCTTGAAAAAAGCCTCGTTCTTGTACTTGTCGAACCTAGGCGTATGATACCCATAACCCAGATCGGGATTATAATTAGGATTACGGAAAGAACTCTCGGCATCGGCCTCTTCTAGCCACTGGTTATTGATCGATAAGTCAATCATATTAATATCAAACCCGAAACGGGATACGCTCTCTTCCTTTGATATACCATTTTCCATGGCATCAAAGAACTCGGATACCTTATACGTACCGTTATTTATCTTCCTAACGAAATCAGAATATCCCTTGGGAGAGTATTTTCTCATATAAGGATATAGTCGGGTTCTGGTGTACTCAATAAGTATACTATTAGCCTTACCCATAGCTATATCATTAGCCAGCTTATCACTGAAATCAGGACCGTATTTTTTCCTAAGGAACGTTGTCTCCATGAACGTCCATGACGGGTTCTTCCTGGACAGCTTGGCGGCCATCCTATCTACCTGACTCCGGGAGCGGGCGGACATATGCTCCTTGGCGAACTTAACCTCATCCATACCCTTGTCGTACGCCATGGCATCCCTTAACGCATTACGGTAGGAATCTGTAACGCCACTCTCCACCGTATCGGGCATATCCATCTCAATATCCTCAGCGGAAGCGGCGGCGTTGATAACACTCTTGGCCTCGGCCAGACGGTCGTATAGCTCGTTTATCTTCCTTAGCGACGCCGACCCGCGCAGCCTGTCGAAATCATATTCCCCGTATCTCGTGCTATCCCGGTACTGGATAAGCAAAGGTCTTAACTGATCGTTGATCTCATTTATTGTTGCCATCGCCTCCTCTACCTTCTCTATCCTTGATGATGATACAGATTTCTCCGTGATCTTATCAACCAGATTCTCGTAATAATCACCCTCCTCGGATCCCCACATATCCTTAGAGAAACCAAGATGACCGCCAGCTAGCAGGAACTCGAACGCCGCCTTCCCACCCTCGGATCGCTCTATGCCTCGGAGAATCTCCTTGAACTCGGCGGAAGCCTTACGACCCTCGTTGGTATTCCCGAACTCCTCGGCCCATGCCTCATCCCATGCCTTGATCTCCTCTGACATCATCAACGCCTCTGATCCCTCTTCCTTTGGCGTCCCGTCAGAATACCACTCGCTCTTAGCTATGGCTCTATCGCGTAAGATATCCAAATAAGATCTCCATGCTATAGGATCGGATTGGAATGCCGACCAATCCACTTTCCCGTCTTTCACGAATTTATCCATAGCCACATATCTACTCCTGCGGATACGGGACATGAAATCGGACGTGGCTTGTGATACCCTACGCCCTAACCTCTCCTCGACCTTCTTATTGACATTCTCTATCTTATCATAATACGCTTGAACCATAGGCTTCTCACGATTCTCATCCAACCACCTATTTATCGTATCCAGATATCGTTGCTGATCCTCGAATGTCATGGCCGAGATATCAAAATTCTGGATACTTGGCTTGAATATATGATATACTTCCTTTGTAATAGGCTTATCCCCATCATACCCTACGATATCATCACGAGTCTTGACCTTAAGCCCCTTATCAGATAAAAGTGTGTCGATAAGTTGTTTCTCGGTCTTACCCGTAACCTTTTTAAGATCATATATATCAATAATAGCTTTCGCCTGCTCTGTCCGGTATAGTAAATCGTATTTGGCGAAATCACGGGACGAGTCAAGGTAATCAGAGTTCTTACCGTTTATCTTCTGTATAAGATCCTCATTATCCTTTATCCCCCATCCACGCTCTTTCATCATCTTGGTCATCTTATTGATATTAGCCACACCCTCAACATGAGCATCGTTATAAGCCTTGGCAAGACGTTGCCCTAACATGCCTAAGATAGCGTTCCCGCTATGCTCCAATGTTCCGAAAAACCGGGACATGACATTGATATCCTTATGGATGTTATTTATCAACTTCTTTATCCCATCCCAGAATCTTTCCGGGATATTAAACATCCGGAGCTGTCCATCCAGCCAATCCTCGTTACGATCACTACGGAGGGCGTTTATATCGGACATAGATGTCTCAGCCATCCGCAATATATCATCCATATCCTCTACCATACCAACCTTGTTGTTGCCATAATAATCCGACGCCTGATTATTGACGAATCCACGAAGATTCCTAATTAACGGTACTATCTCCCCATATACGTTATCGATAACCTGTATCGTCTCATAATCCAATCCTTTTCCGCTCTTACGTAGGCTACTGGCGACAGTGACCAAATACTCCACCTCAGCCTTGGCGGTCGCTATGACGCTCTTGGTGGATAATAGGTTGTTATTCTTATTTAGCTCACCCCCGACTTGTCTTACCTTCTCGCCTATATCACGTAGAAGGGAGATACTCTCACCGATCCTCTGACTCTGGCTTGACCTCATCCTCTGCAATCTGGTATATAGTCTTTCCAATGACCTACCGTTCTTGATCAGCTTATTAGCCACATCAACATCCGATAATGAGTACATAAGATGGTCGCTATCCTTTAACAGAAGCACGTCAAATGCGCTTGGATCATCAGCTAACGCCGACTCCTTTATCCTATCAAGAACCTTATTCAAGTCTGATCTTTGGGTAGAGAAGAAATTCCTTATAGCCCGGATTATCCTGCCAAACAAGGAGAGCTGGGCGTCCTCGGACGAGGCCAGATCCTCCACCGCCTGTTCCATGCCCGGTACGAACCGCTGGGCCAACGTCTTACCTAGGATCTCCCGCTTCACCATCCGATCCAGTTCCTCCCCTTGGTATTCCTTCCCATACACCTCATAGTAACGACCGGCGAATTGATTCCATAATGGCGTGTCGACAACAGAGCCCAGAACCTCGTCAATCTCCTGCTGATTACGATAAGTATCGATCAAGAAGTGAGCCACCTCCTCATTAAGATCCTCTACCGTAGCTCCCTCAGCCAGGGCAATAACCCCATTAGCCATATCGGATAAGGCCCTAGCCGAAGGCTCGACACCATTACGCATCTTATACTTATCCATATATTCGGACATACCCATCACACGGATACCTAACGTGGATAAGATGTTGGTGATATCAGTCCTGTTCTGAAGATCCTCCGCCTTCTCATTCTCAATAACCCCACGGACATTACTTCCGTACAAGGCGTTATCCTCCATCATCAACGACAAGGCTAGCTCCATGAACCCATCATACTTATTATTAAGCTCCTCAAACTTACCTTGCCTTAACATGCCCTTTATCTCCGATCTGCTTACCGTAACCTTCTCCCCTGATGTCGTGATAAGATCAAGATCGTTATTTACCTCCGTATCAAAACCGATGGAGCCTAATACGTTCATCTCAGAAGACATACTACCAAACCTGTTCCTTAGTCTAGACAAGGCGTCCATAGCGTTATAGATCTTAAGACCATCAGAGTTGCCGGCTCCGGTAAGATAATACCTATCCCCTAACCTTATACGCTCCCCGCTCAACAGACCTTTCTTGATAAGGTAATTGACAAACCCTCCACGAGTGCTTATATTAGAGCCTGAGCTGATACCAAGGACCGGTATGAATGACTCGCTGTTGTTAAGGGTTATGGAGGACGAGCCAAAGGAGATATCAGCCGTACCGGACGGGACGTCACTCTCCTCGACACTGCCGGCCAAGAACCCGGCCTCGATCCGCCCGCCGGACGAGCCTTTTATGACGTTGGCGTAAGAGTCGTGTATCTTGCCGTCATCCGATCTAAAGAACAACCTGGGCTCCCCGCTATCATAAGCAAGGAGATTGTTTATCTGGTTCATGGGCTTACTAAGCTCCTTATCCACCTCCGATAACCTATCCCTTGACCTAGTGAGAAGCGTACGCATATCCGTATCATTCATTTTAATATCGAGACCCATGGAACGAAGGGCATCACGAACAAACGATATGATCTTATCCCATAAACTGGAGTTTGGATTGGATTCGGCAAGGGTAGCCATAAACTCCTCGGCGGCTATGACCTGATCGCCGTATCGGTCTAAATAAGACCGCTGGTCAGCCTCGTCCATCGAATCGAATATCTTCCTCATCGTATCATCAAAACGATTACCAAGAAGATCTCTAAGCCCTTTATGCGCAACTACCTCATGCAAGATAGTTCTCTCCAAATCCTGCTCATCCTCTATATTGTCAGCTACGATAGTGATGGTATCGGTATCCGTGTCATACCATCCCTTGCTCTTGGACATCATATCGGCGTAATCATGATCACTTACCTCACTTCTTATATCGTCAATCGAAACGATATTCACCGTAGTACCTAATTTAGCGAGACCAGATACTTTCTCCGACATACCGGCCTTTACCTCGCTTACGCCCCTGAATCTCAAATCCCCAGGTCTCTTCCTTGTCACGACGACGGCCGTCATGCCAGACGCCATTCCGCTGTTGCCGGGATTCGCAGTCTCCACCTCGAACATACCCCCAAGCTCACGCTCGACATATTCTTTAAGCGACGACCTCGTGAACCCTTTTTGATAGGCCCTGATATTCCCCTTTGAATCAGTGACAAGTATCTCCGACGGATCGTCAAGCTCTATTTTCTGCTTTTGTGCGGACACGCCCTTAGCGTCACGGACATTTATGAACAACTTGCCTCCGACCTTCAATTTGTCAGCCATTGATTTAAGTACGTCGGATCTCCAATCATCAGGGATCACGTTCAAGACAGCGTTGCTGATTATGTAATCATATTTCTTGTCTATATCCTCGTACCTTGAATACGTGGGAGGAATCCTTTTTGACGACGGATATGGCTCAACGTCATCGACATCCATCCCCATATCACGCAACGCCTGCGTGCCAACGCCAAGACCGGATGAGGCGTCAAGCACGGATTTGCCCTCCAGACCTTCATTGGATATAAAATCACCGATCTTCTTATACGTGTTCACGGTAGACGTGATCTGCGTGGAATGCTGACCGGTGGAAGTGGTTTGACCGCTAAGCCACGTGGGGTATTCCTCGAACAGCTGTGACGACGTTCTAAACCTAAGAGATGACCTTAATCCCTCTCTTTTGGCATTAGACACCCAATCCCCGAACTTAGACCTAAACTTATCATTATATGCGGTCATATAAGCCTCAGCCGCCTTATCAAGATCACTTACGGCGGCTATACCCGCTATCTTATCGAACAAGGTGGATACCTCGCCGGAAGGGGTCAAGACACGGGTTATCTTACCTTCCTTATTCCTTTTAATTACGCAACTCGACATAACTTCATGTTTTTGACAAAGATAAACAAAAAGCCCCCACAAATAAGCGGAGGCTGATATTCTTATATTCCTTATAGAATTTATGACTTAATCCGTATTCTTGCTATTGATGAACTCACTAACGCAATCACCAGCGAAGCCGGCTATATACGCCGCGTGTTCATCCTCTCCAACCTTAAATCCAAGAGACATGTTGCAAAATTGGCATACGCTCATTGCTATATGGAATGACTCGTGACATATATTTCTCATTATTAAATCATCGTCGCTCGAAAAATTCCAAAGTATGGCAAATTTATCATCATCGTCCCTATCCCTTACCAAATTTGCGAAAGACGCCTCCTTGTCCATATCATCCTCATCTCCCCATTTCCCCTCGTGTTCAGGTTCCATATTCTCGAAACGATCACACAACGTCTTATAATCTAATCCAACCGTGATAATCAAATCCAACGGATATATCACGAAATCAAATTTCTTTTCTCTCACGTTACTAAAATTATTAATTTTATTTATCAAATTCACATTCGTATCACAAAATGTTTACTCTAACCGGGTTAAACGCCAACCCACTATCGATTATCTTACTGACGTAAGAATCACCGAATACTTTCCTACCAATCCCGATAGCTCCATTGATATCAGCGTTAATCAGCTTTCCAATAGAGCTTTGAAACAATCCACGTTTCTTTCTTTTGCCTAAGTAAACATCATGCTTTCCCAATTTTTCAAAAGCCAGATGATCCACTTTGGAGGTATAGGATTCCTCGTGGACTTGAAAGTCTATTCCAACCAACTTACACTTATAGGATATCTTTTCAACAAGTTTTGAGAATGGAATCTCAACGAACTTCTGGTTTATCCTCTTCCCTAGATTTACTCCATTCTTCCATCCTTTATTCAAACCCACAACAAGATTCCCAATATTGTTTTCAATACAGATATTTACAATAAATCTGCTAACCTTGTGGATTTTATCTTCAATCCAAAAATTCCTATAATTATTTAGCCGTCTAAGTCTCTTTGAAGTTCCCTTATCGCCAATATACGACATCAATCTAGCTCTCTTCTTATTATACCACTGATTGAAGGACTTGATAATCTTGCCGTTTACAATGAAAGGCTTGATACCTACATTACTGATGCATGTGCATAAATTATTCAATCCCAAATCAATCGAAAGAAAATTATCCTTATCAAGATTTAAATCCTGTTCCTTCTTCTCATAAATAACCTCAACCACATAGCAAGTAGCTTGTGGAATTATTCTAACCTGACATAACTTGTTATCTCCTATTTTAGTTTTGATTGGCCGGATTATGTTTTTGATGAAATGAATACATCCATCTTCTTTCAGTCTGCAAGAATTTTTTGTAAAAACTACCATGTTCTGCTTCTTCCCTTTCTTGTATTTAGGCAATTTAGGTCTTGATAGAAATTTAGAAGGATTCTTCTCATATTCCTTCTTTGATTTCATCCAAGACTTTGTTACCGAAAACACTTGAGCTACGACTTGTTGGGACACTACTGATGGTAGATTCCTAAAATCAACCTGATTCTCCTTACATAATTTAGTAGAAAACTCATATTCATTTATGTAATCTCCGGAAAATATACCTTGTCTGACGTTGAAAAGAACATAATTATACAACAACCCGGATTTGAGGCATACATCCTCAAATCGGTTGTCTTTTATGATATGTCTCTCAACTAATCTCATTCTTAATATCTTATGCCATAAATATAAACATTCTTTATGAAATAAATAATTTATTCAACTATAATCCCTTTAATTTTTCTATAACCTCAAAACACATCTTACACTCAATCCTACGATACAACTGCCTTACGCCATCTATCGTAGTCCAATAACGACCACCCTCTCGGTGCAGGAACTCACTCATTACCTTAGTGTCAGCCACATCATGTAGGTCGTATGAGTCAAAACATAACTTACATATATCGTCAAGATCAAAATAAAAAAGCATGGTGATGGACATGCGCCACAAATGTAATTACAAATTTTGTAAAAACAAAATATCAAGGGCAATCACCCGTGCATTCGCATGGAGCATCGCTTTTCAAAACCCCATATACCCGATTGTCGCTAGTCAGCCATCGTTTGCCGTCGCTCGTGATATAAGCCTGCCGGCATCCCTCCTGATTCACCGTGAGCGTCTTCTTAACACCTTTTGGAGTTGTTATCTCCAGCTCAAGAGTCCGATCAAGACCGTTGTTCATCACCGAGCCAAAGGAAACGGGGGCGCTTCCGGCCCCGGACCCCGGACTGACGGTAAGAGGCTGGTCCGTTACCTCGCCTACCCCGTCCTTCCAATTAATATTCAAATCATTAGCCATAGTTGTATTATTTTTGTTCTATTGCAAAGATAGCAAAACAAATAAACCCCAACCGGCTTTAGTCGATCGGGGTCTGAGTAAGAGAAAAGAAACTGATTATCGTCCCATCATTCTCAATACGGTTCTAGCCGCAGCTTGCGCCCATGTCCAGCTGTCATTAGATGTTACGTTAACCGTCTGTTGAATACCATTTACATCCAAGTTAATAATCTCCTTGTCAAGCTCGATAGTAGAGTCTCCAGCGGCTTGCGTTACCGTCACGTTGGCTATCTGGCCACCAGCGGCAGTTACCTTCAATGTAGCTGTCAGTTCCTCGATCGTGACGTTGGCCGGTACGTCCGAGATCGTGATGCTCCAAACGAACTCGCCAGCGGCTCCGGGATCGTCGGCGATAACCGCTCCGTTAGCCGTAGTCTTTCCAGCCGCCGTGTAGTTAGCCGGGAGCTGTAACGTAAGCCCGTTCTCCTCAGCCGGCGTGACCGCGAACGTAAGCTTAGTACTGTTAGACTTACCGGTGATGGTAACATTACCGCCTGTCTTTTGTACGGAAGCGTTAGGGCTGTCTGATCTTACCACCTCAGCAGCCGCTGCCTGATTAACTACCAACGCCTTCTTAGCCCCGCCGTTCGTGATGACCGTAAGGTTGATAGTGCGTTGAAGACGACCGGTGTGTTTCTCACCGGAGAAATTAACCGCCTGATCTCCTGATCCTGATACCGGGTCGACGGTTACGAAACCGAATTTTTGTGATGCCATACTTAAATATATTTACAAATGTCATTTTATTATGCCAAAAATAACTTGTATCATATCACAAGCCAAATATAGGGGGGGGGGTAGATACGACTAGCCCTGTACAACCTCAACATACAACCCTACTAAGTCCTTTAGATTATGACTAAGAGGAGTTCCGCTATCCCTAGTGCACTTATATACATCAGCGTTCTGGATGTAATATTTATCCTTGAATATCTCCATTGGAGGGAAATACGGGATAGGATCCCCTATGGTCCCGGCATGCTCCTTATCAATGACCTTGTATAAGGAAGCCGTATCCAATCCGGGTTCCCATTCCTTTGATAATGTATGTTGTTGAATAACCTCATAAAGGATATCCGTATCGTCCTTCACCACCCTGAGACAGAATCCGGCATCCACCGACAACCCGAACTCCGCCCCTTCTTGTCCCCATATAGGGAATAGGACCTTAACATCCAGTTTCTCATTAGGGGATAAAGATATAGTCTTGTTATTAACCACCATTCTGGAGAATCTGACAGCCACTTTCTGAGGATCGGAGACATCTTTCTCCTTTGCCTGTTGCCGGACATAAGTCATGGTGATATTTACCTTGTCTGGATAGCCGGACTGAGCGTCAATAGCCCTCACCTGCTCTACGGTAGTGGCTAAGCTTACTTCCCTCTGTTTGGCTCCTAACGCCGACATCAGATCATTATCATACTTATCCATCATCCCGATCAAGATCTTGCCTTCCGTCATATCAAACTTCAGACCCATGATCGTTATCTTGCCAGCTATAGCCCCATCAGACAAGGCGTTACGTCTATCATGTTCAGGAATATAGATATTCTGATCATCCAAGAAGAACTCATATAGATTTCCGGTCTCATAAGCTCTTATCTCCTCGTATTTAACTGATTTCTCCTCATTAAGAAGCCTTGACTCATCCAGCTTAGCCTCGATAATCTCCTTGACAGTAGCTTTAGGATTAGCCTCCTTGAACGCCAGTTGCTCCTCCCCAAGCTCTATCCATGGGGCAGGAATACCTTTGGAGTAATCATCATAACTATAGCCCCTGGCGTAATTATCGTCAAGAGGCTCATCTTGAACCAACATCTTGGGATATATCTCCCTGTTTATATATGTAAAACTCATAGCTTATTAATCTTATTCTTTAACGGCGATGCTATACTTGCCTGAAGCGTAACACCAGATATTTATCTCGAAAGGCTTGTTAGCCGTAGTGGTTATAGAAGTTCCGCTCATGCTGACATAATCCCCTGAATTAGGTATCGCCTGGGTGAAAGCCGCTGAGGGGACACACCTGATCATCAGCTCCTCCCCTACCTGCATCCCTGACTGCACGGATAGGGTGGTAGCGGCTGATAACGTAGCCGTGATACTTCTCTTGCTAATAGGCAGGTTAGCTAATGTCGTGACCGTATTAACTCCTATAAGCCTGTTCATGGTCTTCTTGTCAGCCGCCGCCATCAACCCGTTAGTAGACTCGTTGGCTACGGCGTATGTCGTGTTAGGAGGTGTAGCCCAAGTGCCATCTCCACGCATGAAACTGGATGTGCTTCCATTAAGCTGTCTCAATAAGCCGTTAGCTGTAGTAGAGGCTAATCCGTATGTGGTATTGGTAGGCACTACCCACGTTCCATCACCACGAAGAAAAGATGACTGCTTGCCAGCGGCTGGGGCCGGTACCAATCCCGCAGCACCGGCGGCGGAAGCCGTAGCCGCCTTCATATTGGCGTAGGTAGTATTCGTATCCTTATAATAGGGGATACCACCGACAATAGGACAGGCGGTATAGCCGGAAGCGCTTGTCACGGTACTGCCGTTCTTGACCAACCCCGTGGACCCGTTAGCTCCTACAACACCATACGTTGTATTAGTATCCGTCCAAGGCACGTTGACATACATCTTACCACTACTATCCAACTCCACCGGATAATTCTTGCCATTCTCCGAATATCCGATCATCACCAATCCTAAGGTCGTGGTATTAGCCTTAGCGTATGTGGTATTTGTCGGAACCACCCATGTGCCATCACCACGAAGGAAAGAGGTTTGCTTGCCGGCAGCCGGAGCGGGTACCAATCCCGCCGATCCTGCGGCTGAGGACGTCGCTCCACCCATGTTGCTATATGTGGTATTAGGAGGGGTTTGCCATGTCCCGTCACCACGAAGATACTTGGCTTGCGCTCCGGCGGCAGGTGCGGGGACCAAACCTGCCTTTCCCGCCGCTGAGGCAGAAGCGGCTCCCATATTGGTGTATGTCGTGTTGGTATCCGTCCACGGAACATTCACATACATCTTACCATTTCCGTCAAGAGCTACCGGGTAATTCTTTCCGTTAGCTGAATACCCGATCTTAACAAGACCCAGATTATCGCTTGTAGCTTGGGTATAAGTCGTGTTACTGTCAGTCCAAGGGACATTGACGTACATCTTGCCATTAGCCAATAGCACAGCGTAGTTCTTTCCATTAGAAGCATAGCCGATCTTAACCAATCCTAAGGTGTCGGCCGTGGCTTCATTATACGTTGTGTTATTATCCGTCCACGGAACGTTAACGTAAGCATTGCCGGACGAATCCAGTTGCACCTTATAGTTCTTCCCGGAAGTCGTATATCCCACCTTAATACCGCCAAGAACGGTAGCGGAGGACGTGGGAGGTGTGAAGGTACTTGGTTTGCCCGTAACCCCGGACCAAGGCACGGAGGAAGCCTGACTGGCCGTGTAAGGCTCATACCCATCCTCACTGTTTAATTTAGACTCGTCTTTTATCAGATACATCTTGCCTGTAGACGTGACCTTTACCGTATCACCACTTTGAACCGTAGCGGTGGTAAGGGCGAATCTAGCCGTATCATTAGCTACCACGACCAATCTCTCCAAAGCCGCCTTAGGTAACCTATCTATGCTGATGGTTCCGGACGCGATCTTAGAGGCATCAAAATTGGCCAATGTCGTGGAGATAGTTACGTTGTCTCCGAAGTCCGATGAGACACTACCGGTAACAGCCCCGGACAGCGCTATGGTCCTAGCCGCCTGTAATTTCGTGGCGGTAGGGGCATTATCCGTCTTAAGAGCATATTTGGTAAGATCAATATCATTAGCCTTATCCAAAAGCTGATCTATCTGCTTACCATTGTATTTACCTTGAAAATCTGCCATATTACACTTATTTTTTTGCTCAAATATAGTTATATACATAAATACCAAGAAATATAGGGGGGGGATAGATGCGGGCAGGCGTTAGAAGCTGCCGTCCCCGTGCAGGAATCCGCTACGGAATATAATAGCCTTGTCTTTAAGTTTCTGGACAGACTCCCATTCCCATTCACCCTCACAAGGCTTAACGACATACTTATTCCCCCATGTCTTAAACTTCCTCTCTATAACAAACATCTCTGGGTCTTTTAAGACATGGAAGATACTTCCGACAGGGAAATACTTATCAGTCCTCAATATAACACGATGATGTTTCTCGTCATATTCAGGATCGCCTACGATACGTGCCTTATAAAATTGGAAATCATTTAACGTCTGATCCACTGGCTCTATCCAATAATACCCCTTACCCATTGCAGTTTGTATTTAATTATCTATATTTGCGGTGTAGTAACTCATAATGTTTTAAGTGATTTTCAACCAAAGGGGAAGGGTGTCCGTGAGGATGCCTTTTTTCATTCCCGCCCACCCTTCCTATGAACAAAAGATCTACCTCGAACAAATGTAATCATAATAAGGCTACGATCAAAAAGAAACCCTATCGGTATTCTATTGCCGACAGGGTTCTCCAACGTTGTATCAAACCTAAATCATATCACTCCATTTGATTGTGTCACCGACGAAGCACCGCACCGCCAGATACCTTACGAACGCCGTCCCTTCCGGGGCGTCAGGGTCTTCCAGATAAGCCAAGACAGCCTTGACTATTTTCTGGTCGCAATCCAATACCTTAGGAAAGTAATCGCTATAGAACATAGCGAACAGATATTGGATATCCCCCCAAGTGGCGTTATCAGGTTTCTTGGCCCCGCATTTATCGAACATCTGCTTAGCGTCCTCCATCGTCCATCTTCTCTTGGACCCGTCGGCGTTAAGCATCTTGTCAGCGGCTTCCCTAGCCAGCTCCTTGGAAAAGTGATATCCATGGGTGTCTATATACCGCTTATAATCCGGGTCATCGGCGTCTGCTCCTCAGTAGTAACGACTCCTGCGTCCCCTGCGCATATACGGTTCGGTACCTTCGTACTCGTCACGGATGCCACGCTCACCGAACCATCCCCTGCGATACATCTCGTCCTCACGTTCATGGAGTCTCTCGCGTTTCTCAAGCTCACGCTCGTCACGTTCCAGCTCCCTCTCGCGTCTTTCAAGATCACGCTCACGGCGTTCTAGCTCATCCATTCTGCCGTCATGCTCCTTGCCATAGTGGTCGTATATTCCACCACCATAACCCATGTAAGTCCCATCCGAACGTCTGCTACGTCCACGGCCGCCTCTACGATCGTAGATCTCATCATCGTAGTCCTCATCGTGACCGCCGCCTAAATCTATAACTCTCATCTTAACCTAATTTTTTAATTAACAACTCTTTTAGCTCATCGAAAGAGGATCCCATCCTATCGACTTTCTCCTCAAGATTCTTGATCTTCCGGTCTTGATCCTTAGTCTGCTTAAAAGCCGGATTGATTTCCTCAAGGATCGAATCACAAGCCTCTAGCGTCCTCCTATGCTTATCGATACTATCGAGAATATCGGAGCTGGTTCTCTTAGCGGCGTTAAGCTGGTTCATGATCGGATCGACCGAGCAGGCCAAAGTTATGTTATTGGACATAGCGACATCCCTGCTCTCCGGTACGACGTAGGTCATGGAAGACCCGTTTATCTCCACGGTAAGGTCTATCACCCTATCCTGTAGTTGCTGATATTGCCCCATCTGACCCATCTGGGGTTGCTGGAACCTAGGCTCGGACACGTTAACCACATTCCCCATCCTGAACACCGGAACATCGGACGTATCCAGCGTATATACTTGAAATCCTTTCTTTAAGTCTCTAAACATATCTCGATTTTTAAGCGGGAGGGAATACCCTCCCATTAGACATCCAATCTAACCTATTCCTCATCAACAGTCGTCTCCGACGCCGAGGCGGAAGTTGTAGGCACACAGCAATCCATGAGCCTCAATACACCCCTTACCTTGTTGAAATAAACAAGGCGTTCGGTGTTGTTAACCATAGCCGCTCCGGTCACAGCCACGTTGATCGGATTCACCACAGCCACGCCGGTTACCGGGCAGCATGTGTCATCACCTACCGTGGATACGGTGCTGTTCGCTGGAATAGCTATCTGTACTGGCAATGTCTCGCCTGTTGTCGGAACCACCTGCCGGATTTTCAGCAGCAGAAGGCCCTCGCATGGCAAGGACAGCCATATCCTTGGGTTGATGCCGAAGATGGTGTTGGTAGTAGTCACTACCACGTTCTTCGTGACCAACTCATAAAGAGACCCTATTTTAGAAACACAAGCCATAATAGCCTCCTTCCTTTATAGAGTTAAATAGCGGCGTTTCCGTTGTTGCAGCATCCATTGTTGCACCCACATCCGTAATTACCTCCATAAAATGCTTGACCCCATCCATAAGTCTGGTAAGGAGAGCATGAAGGATAAGCCGGCACAGGGGTAGGTCTCAACTGGTTGATCAAATTCTGAGTCTGTTGCTGAGTCAACGCGGAGGCTTGGTAAGCCGACCTTTCATCACGCAACTGATTGATCGTATTCTGCATCTCACGCATTTCCAATTGACAGAATTTATCATTAATCAAGGTTGTTTGAGCATCAATCTTAGCGCTCAAGATATTGAACTGCGTAGTAGCCTGCTCACGATTGTTTGTCAATCCTTGGTTGATGTTACTCTGAAGAACATTGGTTTGCTCTAACGTCCGTAATTGATTGTCAAAGCCTTGCTGCGTTATCATATTTTGAGTAGCGCACGTACTCTGGTTAATCAAAGAACTCAAATTGCAGCAGCAAGAGCTAATTTGATTACCGATCTCACAACCTTGTTGCTGTACGGCGTTAATAACAGCCTGAGAGGTCATACCTACCTGACCAGCCACCTTATCGATAGCGCCTTGTACGTTACAGATAGCGCTTTGCAATTGAGTGGTAGTACAGTTCAAGGCGTTAGCGATCTGCTCAATAGCGCTTCTGTTACCCTGGATGGCCTGCATCAACAACTCACGACCATAGTCGTTATTCAATTGAGCGGGAAGACCATTAGCGCAACACTCATTACCATTGCCAAAACCATTGCCAAAGCCACGACCGCCCCATAACCAGAACAGGACGATGATCCACAACCACCAACCGTTAGCCCCGCCGAAACCGTCTTGGTTGTTACGGCCGTTCATCAAGGCCGCCACCAAGTTCGGATCCATCTTATTTCCGCCTATCAAATTGGCGAACATCCCCGGAATCATAGATAATAAACCGTTAGTGGCGCTTCCACTACCGGAACCCATACCGTCTAACAAAACGATTTTGTCTCCACTTGTACCCATGTCTATTTATTTTTGAATTAATAATAACCCCACCTGATGGCGGGCGTTACAAAGTTCAAAAATTAACAGCCCTAAGATCGTGATATGTGTCATCATCAAAGTACTTAATGTCTTGTAAATGGGATTAATAAGAACCGATACAAGACAAAAAATCCGGAGCGTATCACTACGACCCGGATTCATCGCAAATCTATAAAATCCAATGTTTCAATGCTCGAAAGAAAACGTCTCACGACGTCAAAGAGAGATTAACTACACGAAAAATCTCGCATCAACTTATTTGTATTAGCAGTGTATTCATTAACTATCTTACTGGATGAGGGATTATCCTCTATCCTTGACAGGCGGTTATCGTCACTCCTTACCGTAACGTCACCCATCCTTCGTACCATGTTTTCTTGATATGATGATGGATCGGAGTATATAAGATCATCAACGAACCTGTATATCGCACCATCAACCGTCTCACCTACCTTCTCATATAAACCAGATTGGAATGACACGAAATCATCATACCTCCCACGAGCCAAGAACGAACCGTCCGGTCTCACCTCGACGCCGCCGTTGACCTCCCGGAGCAGGCCCGGATTCCTTTGGTACAGATACCTGTAAAACCCGGCATCCATCATCCTATCCTGACTATCCAGATAGAAAAGGTTTCTCATGCTACTGTCACCGGACTCGATAGCCACGTCAAACAGAAGATCCCTTACCTGACCTTCCGGCAACGACATCTCCATGCTTTTTAACGTACCTCTGTCATGGTGGTTCAAAGATACGTTATAAAATCCATTAAAATCAAGGAAACGTAAGACATTATTATATAAATCCGATTTTTTTAACCTTTCCTTGATCTGGATCTTCCTCAACGATGTACAGGATTTGATAAAATCCCGATCCTTTCCCTGCCTAGCCTCGTATCTCCTGAACTCCCGATCAATATCGACATCATCCATCTTAGGGGTTACGGGATGCTGGTATATCAATCTGGTAAGGATCATGTTCTCGGTATTCAAGGATGAGATGTTGGACATAACCAGCTTCTTTATGTTATCCTTGACCACGCCAATATCGGAACGGGAAGCCCCGGCGGGAACCACGCCAGCCGGCAAGTACGAGGGCCGCTCTATCCCGATATTGGCCAACATCTCATAGGCCTGATCGGTGTCGGTTATCGGGGCCGTGTTATGGTACGTATTCCTACCCATATACAACATGCTCCTATCATACATATCGGAAGGGGATGTATTCCCGGACCTTACATACACCATCCTATCCCCAGTAGAATAAGTATCCTGAACCTCGTATATCGGATTCCCTTTTCCTGTTATCCTATCAAGATCGGAGATAAAGCTATCGTATACCGAATTGCCGGCCTGTATGGAAGACAACATGACGTCCAGCGACGCCATAAGATCACGGATATCCTCCGGTCTGGATATAATCATCTCATCGCTGATCGCCTCGCTTATATCCACACCCATGTCGGCAAGATCCATGGCTATGTCATGCAGACGTCCGGCAACGTCCTTGATGTCCTTAAAATCATCCATATCGATTATCTCCCCAACCTTATCCCTTAGACCCTTCATATCCTTAGGCATACTGATATACGGTGTGGTACTATTGAAGTACGAGTCGGTAATCGTATTTCCGTCCTGACTCCGAACCTCCATACGGGTCATATTACGATACGTGTCATACATCCGATCTGCGTAATCCTGATCCTCCTGATACCGGAGTGCCAAGGAAGGGTATGGGATGGAGGCGAAAGCCTGATCGAACTCCCGGCGGTCGCTGATACCGCCTACCGCCCTCATGATCGTATCCCTTACCTCTATTGGATTCAAGCCCCTTCTCTTTCCTAACGAGTCATATGTATCCTCATATATCATATAATCATCACCAAGGCCTGACTCGGAGGACAGGAAATACATATCCTTCTCATTAAGATTCCCCTCAGACATAAAATCGACAATCCTCCTCATCATATCCCTTACCCGCTCATACTCCGATCGGTTAGTCATGATATTATCAATCTCATCAGCGTCATACATCCCAGATCGCTCAAGATTGTACCTATTGAGGAATATATCACCGCCGGAAAGGAAGTTAGATACGATCATATCATTAAGATCATTGATATTATCAACACCCAAGGAAGTAAGAGTATTATTAATATCCTTAACCTCATCGGCCATGAAATTGCCAGCGAAATAGTTCTTCCGCTTGATAAAGGACATGACATCATCATACCTAGGTTCCCCGTTACTATCCAGATCATATTCTGATGGCATGGACATCCAATCGCCAAAGAAAGACACGAAGTCGGGGGAGTAGGCCGTACCCCAGACCGATAAGGCCTGCTTCTGGTCGCCAAGCACCTCCATCGCCCTTTGGTATAATCCGGATGGTTGGTCGTTCGGGGCAAGGACATTATCTACCCTACCCTCCTTATTTTTTATAACATAACAAGATCGTCCCATTACTAAATCGTTTTGACACAAAGATAGAAAATCCCGCCTACTCTCACGAGCGGACGGGATACTAAATAACAACATAATAACAAACCTTATGTTTACTCTGAAAAGTACAAATCATTCTGCCGATCCTCACGGACAGGCAAAAACTCAATCCTAAATTATAAAAAAATGGAGTTTATCGTTTAGCGAAAAATATCTTTATCTGATCTACTGAGAACCCTACCCTTTAATTCCAAGAACCTAGACATCCATTCCCCGGATATCTTAGACACGATCCACTGGAATCCCTTGGGAGTTACATAAACAGTGTTAGTTCCATAAAACTCATCGTCATTACGATATCTATAACGAGCGTAACCACGATCTATCATTCTTTGGGAAAGCAACCATCTCTTACCAGTTTTGGCAAAGAACTTATTATCCTCAAGTAATATCCGGAGATTCTTCTCCGCTATATCATAACCATGAGCCTCCAACTTCTCCCGAACCTCTCTGATCAACATATCTGTCTCTTGGGCTATTTCGGCTGTCTTAGCGAACTCAACCATAGGAGCTTGTTCTTTAATGATATTATCAGATATCCTTTTGGCTTCCTCTGCCGCTTTCTTCGCCTCAGCTAACGCACGCTTCTCCTTTTCCGATTTAAGCAAAGCCTCTAATGCCTCTATATAATCAGATGGAAGTTCATTCTTTGATGGCATATTGTTAGATGGCATAGAATAAGAACCTGTTTTTCTAATAGAAGGAAGAACCTCCGATGTTACCCATCTTTTGAATTTCTTGGCAGATTCCATCTTAGATGACATAATCAAAGAATACATCCCTGATTCATTGATTAATTTAATCTCCTTAACAGCCTGATTTATAAGGGGGTTCATTTTAAACCCCATTGATTTACAATCACTTGTAAGAATAATGGAATCCTCATCATCAACAAACCTTTTTACAGCATTCCCTAAGTTTTCATAACCAAGACATCTGGCTATGTCATTACCAACAAACCATGGATTGTTTTTCTCGTCTAATAATACTCTTACATCCCCAAAATCAGGATTCTCAAACAATTTTAAATTATTATCCATAATATAAAAACAACGAGAGCCACCAGCGTCCGTTACTCCACTGGCGACTCTCATTTATCGCCTACGCCTAAGCGATATTAATATCTTCTTCTGGTCTAGCAACGGATAGACACCGCAAATATAGACACTTATTTTAAAACAGCAAACAAACAGGAGATATTTTTACAAAAAATGTAATCAGTCATATTCCTCTGTCATATATAAAGCGTAGCTATATCTATCCTCTATCATCTCCACCACCTTCTTGATATCAGATAAAGTTAGTTTCTTTATCTCCATATTCCTACTATCCATCCTGACAAAAGAGTTCTTGAACTCCTGCTCGGTTATAGCCTCCAACCTAAATAGATTGTATTTTATAAGCAACTGGCTTACGTCAAATATCAGGATATTAAGATCAATATCATCCTTCAACTCATCAAGAAGATCACGCATCATGGCTTTGATAGCATCAGTATCAAGTTCCAGTTTCTCGGCCTCTCTCATCAACTTCTTGATAATACCATTGTGCTCGATTATGATGTTAGCATTATCATCATCGGTAGGTAAAAGGATATCCATCGTACATTTTATACCCACCTTATCACTAAGTCTTTTATTGAACTCAGTCATATAATCAAAAGCCTGATCCCTGCTTAATGCGTATGTATGATCAAGCAACTGCTTTTGTCTGACCTTGACAAAATAGTTACTGGTGTATAACATCATCAAGACCTTTACTCGCTGGATGCGTAGGTCTTGCATGATCTTCCGATGTAAAAAGGCATCTAATTGCATAATATAAAGAGTCCCCACCGGGGCCATCACACACCCGACAGGGACCAACTTTTAAATATCTTACTCGTCAGGTGATGGACTGACACCGCAAAGATAAGTCAAGATATTTTATCTAGCAAGGATCCTTCGCCTCTTTTTCTCCAGATACGACATTTCCGTCGGAAACCAAAGACTTGTCCTCGGCAGCCTTCGCAGGCGAGGCGGGCCCCGATTGGAGGTCAGACGGGTTGACGAACGGGGTCTCCGTATCCTCGAAGAACGTCTCATCCCTCCTAATACTCATCCTGAACTTAGGAGCTATGAAAGGATCGTTATTAAGATCAATGTTGATCGTAACGTCATTCATCAAAATATCCTCCTTAGTTCTGGAATCACCTATCCATCCTCTTACGTCAGCGGTCATAGGCATCCTGCTAGCCGCTTCCTTGACAGCTTTAAGCCGGTTCTTGATAACATCCACGTCTCCCGCCAGCGGAATCATATATGTCTTATTATCCAACCCAGATCTGGCTATAGCGTTATTAAGATCCATTATATCATCAATACTTACGCCTCCGCCTAGACCCTCCGTAATCCTATCAGCCATCGATTCGATCATGGATGAAAATGACGATATATCCTGATTTTTCAATCTTACGGGGTACAGGTAATTTCTTCCATTTCCTGTCTTTATAGCTACGACCGGAATACGTGAATTTTTATAATCACCATACTTGTCCCTGACGATAGCCGTACAGAACGGGAATATATTATACTTAATATCATCCCTCATCGTAACCTCCCCATTCTCTATATATCCTACGCTCTCGACCTTACCAGCCGTCTCGTTGGTAAAGTCATTCTCGGATACCATCAACGTCCCATTATCATCACTTATGCTAAAATTAGGTCTTCCCGGCAAAACACTGGTGACTGTGCCTACGAACGGTATATCAATCTCACCCGCGACGGATCCTACATTATCCCTATACAACTCAAAGGCCATACTCCTTAAATCAGCGTTACTCCCTTTTGAGTCTGGATCATTGGCTTTTAGCACCGAGACAAAATTACCATCACCATCCACGATCTTAATAACCATATTATCAACCAGCTCTCTGTAAGCCGACTTAGTCTCATCAGAATTAGGGTCAACGGCGTTAAGGCTATTGTATTTATCATACAATTCCTTGGTATAAGGATCTAACATATCCATCTTAAACCTTACCATATCACCCTTGCGAAGGCTAGCCGCTGCTTCCTGATTCACCGACTCGTTGTTAGACCCAAACGTATCACCCGTATAATAAGGGACAATAGACCCATCCTGCCCCTTGCGATACACCATGAACCAGTTGGAGGTCGATAAGGCGGTCTGCCGCCCCAGTATGACACCGGTAGCGTTCTCGAAAGCCTGAGCGTCATCCTCACTAATCATCCATCTTGAATGATTCTTGGACTCAATAACGCTGAACATGTTCGTCCCGTCAGTGAAATCCATCACCACCTTATCATCCATAACATATTCACCGGGCGTGACGAGAGCCTTAAGCCCGGATCCCGCCATAAACCTGTCAAGCCTCATTCCTCCTACCTCATAATACATGACCCCACCGATCTCCCTCTTTTGAGCCATCAACACCACCGGATTCTGGGCGGCGTTGACCTCCGTCCTGCCGGTGGATGTCCCGGGTTCGCTCTCTGTGAGGACATCACCCATAGGTATGGATTTATCGTAATCTTTGACAGCTATACTTCCGTTATCATACAACCTCATCCATTCCACGAATTGAAGAAGAGCCCCATCGGAATAATTATTGATAATATCAATAGTCTCATTAAGCTTATCCTGATCAAACTCATTGCCATTGTCAGCCTCATTCATAAGATCATTATAAGTCTTTATAGCTTCTTTGATCTGATCCTGATCAAGACCATTGATATTCATATCTACAATATCATCAACAGCGTCCTTGATATTATCATAAATATTATCATGGATCTTCAATCTATCTATTATCGATCTAGCCTTATTGATCCTTGAAATAGGATTATCCCCAAACCCGTTAACTAGACTATCGACACGAGGCTTGTTATTATCATATATCTGTCTCTCCCTAGGAGATAAGACATCCTCATTACCGTTCCATATCTTTATAGCTATATTATTGATTCTATCGTCAGAAGGATTTATGATATCCTCATCATCAGGAACCCTCTCGACTATATTACCTTCATCGGTCTTAATCTCGTTCTCCATAGATCTGGCTATCATATGATTATATGTCTTGAACATAAATGCCTCATCCTCTCCTATAAGACCATCTTGGTAAGCCTTGTCTATGGCTTGATCATTAGCGTAAAGGGCGTTTGCTTCAGGATTATCAGTATTCCTGAAATCATACTTGCTATCATCCTCCTCATAAGTCTTACCCCATGCGTTCGACAATATCTTCATGAACCCGCGCTCCTGCGCCCGGATGAATCTTCTGTCACGCATACGACGAAGAGACTCGTTTATATTCTTATAAGCCACAAGATTATGACGATACTCGCTAAGCAACGCCATGGCCTCTTTATGATTATCGACCCCACGGGTAGACACGGCATTCTCAAAATCAACTATAGTCTCATAAGCCGCCATAAGATCTGAGACGCTAATCTTAGAATCATTATCATTTAAAGATAACTTAGATATATCCACATCTGAATTAATCAACGTGCTTAACTTTCTCTCCAAGGCAATTCTTTCTTCCGTCAATTTAAGAAGCCTATCATTCTCCTCAGCCAACTTAGTCTTATCAGACTCAATTGCTTCCTTCGATGCAACCTTTTGTTGAGTATTTAAAATATTCCTCTCCATCTTCCGTATATCATTCGTCAGCTTCCGGAGTTTTTCGAGAGCCTTGCTTGAATCAGGATTAAGATGAGAGTATATATCAAGGGCATCACCTATACCCGTCTTATATATCCTGTTTAACTGATTGGTGATATCATTCAAATTATCCTTAGCCTCAATACCGTTATATACCATATTGGAGATATAGGCGTTAAAAGACCTGTTCGGGATACCCTCAGTAAGTGAGTCGGCGAATCTGTTGGCCATAATGAAATTATCCACCTTCTTATTAAACTCGTTGACAAGATCGGCTTTATACTCATTGACCTGCTCATCCGTCATATTCATATCGGACGCTATATCGCTATTAGGTATAGATTCGACTACCGTCCTGAAATTCTCCTTCGTATCATCCAGCATCCCCATCTCCGAATCATAACGAAGACGATTGAATACGGCGTCACTGAAATCCTTGTTTATAATCCTACCATCACTCTCGTACGATGTATCTACGCCGGATAATTGAGCGTTAAGGGCCATACTGCCACGAATAGCACGGATAGCGGCGGTAGTCAAGGCGCCAGCATTGGCGTTGTAGGCATCCACCATCCCCTTGTTCCTGGACATGTCTTGGCTCCATTCCTTTATACCTCCAAAGGTCTTTCCACCCATAACCGATCCGATAATCATACCGATGCCGATCTCCTTCCAGCCTTGACTAGACCCGTATGTTTCCTTGAACCCGTTCTTTATAGCCTCCATATAGCCTATATTCTGCCGGATAGCCATAGGATTGTATCTTGATTCTACCCAATCCTCGGCGGACTTGCTAGCCACTCCCTGAAGACCTTCCTCATAAAGACCTTCTGACACTGGGCGCTTGATAATATTGAACGTATTCCCGGCTATTTTCTGCCATTTCTTAGGCGTTATGGCCCTCAATGTCCCGTTATCCATCCTCTCGGCGCCTACGCCAAATATATTGCGTTTTATAAACTTATCCACACCAAGATCCATACCAAACATATCACCGAACATAGCTATGTTAGACAATGTAAGAATACCGATATTAGCGGCAAATATAGTATTGGCGGCATCGACGTTGTCATTTCTGAACCTCATAAGCTCCTCATACGAGGCTTCTCTACCATAGGCATTTCTGTAAGCCTGCTTGAAGTTTTCCTCAGACTCCATCAACCCACTCCTTGACTCTACCGAAGCCTCCCAAAGCGTTGACGTGCCAATAAAGGTTAGGTTGTCCAAACCCTTGCCTATGCCTCGTCCTATGCGGGCGGCCCTCAGCATGGAGTTAAACCCGCTCTTCGTGGCGGAAGCAGCCCTACCTAATCCAGCGACAGTCGCTCCTATCCTAGCCCCCATACGGGCGGCATTCATAAGACCAGCGCCAGCGAAAGCATAAGACGACAAGATAGCCCCAGCCGTAAATGCAGCCCCCGACAAAAGATCATTTGTCCAGAAATTGGTTGTAAACATACTTTTAAGAAATCCGGCATCTCGCTCCTCCTTACTGTAATAATGATTAAGCGTATAATCACCACGCTTATCCATATCATCCAACCATCTGGCAAAACTGTTATCATACATAGCTGATAACGTCCCTTTTGTAACAAGCTCCTTTAATCCATAAACAGACTGACCTACTCCACCTATTCCATACAAAGCAGACTTATAAATAAACTTACCTAATCCTCTATAAGTTTTCTCCCAACCACTTTGACTTCTCGATAGACGATCGTCATTATCTATATTATTGATATAATTCTCATATTTAGGAATCCACTCACCTGTTGATAACCTATATCTTGAATCACGAAGATTGATCCTGCTCCCAGTTATATCATAATTACCCCTAGGTATACCTACCTCATTTATCATCTGGAAAAGCGAGTTTCTGGCTCTTACGTCATCATGATAAGATGTCTCTACAGATTTTTTTATACCCTCAACCAATGACGGTATGCTTCTACTCCCCTCCCTGGATAAAACATCATTATCCATATCCGATGAACTACTCATCCCGACAGGAATAGGGATAGAAGAAATATTGTCCCCAGAAATCATAGGGGATGGAGTGGATGGAGTCGGAACATAATATCCCTGATCCCTCATCACATTCCCCATATCATTATTATTGTTGCTGTTCATTTTTACCATCTATTTTATCTATGGTCTCTTTATCCAACACCGAAAGAAGATTGCTAAGGTCAGAATGCTGTTCATTAATATCCCTACCCTTTACAATAACATCCTTATTAATAGCCTCAACCACAGCTTGAGTAAGATACATCTGAGGACACATATTTATGATTTTCATGATATTATCAGCATAATCAGTATTATACTCTAATACCTTAAGCGGTGTCCCAGTCTTTGCTTGACCATGGAAATAAATACCAACCTCAACCCCTCCGGGGAATCCCTTAGCTTTGACATCATACGACTTGTAATTCCTCAAAACCGTATTAATTATCCTAATAGCCCTCTTATTAAGCTCAGATGTAGCTAGATCATTACTCTGAATATCATACTTATCAACCATCCTAGAAGCCTCCTCCGCCGCATTCTCGACAGTAGCGAAAGCGCCAAGCGAATTAGCCTGCGCCCATTTCTGGTAAGGTCTATTGGTTGTAGCAGAAAAAGACACAGGAATGATCTTGGATTCATAATCTTCCGATCTCACATTTCTTTCCCTTTCATACAAACTATACCCCATACTATCTAATTCTTCTTTAGTAACTTGAACCGTAGCGATATTCTTTCCACCAGCCATAGCTACCAAATCAAATGTATTAGGATTATCTGTAGGACGAGCATACAATATATAATTATTAAGTCTACTATCTTTATCTTTATTCAAGAAACCGGCTCTCGCCAAAAGCAGACTCTCTAATTTAGCATGCATACGCCTATCCTCTTTAGAAGCGTTGGTAGAATTGGAAAATGACCATGATCTTGGAGCAAACTCATCATATCTTCTTTCATAGACTGTTTTAGAATCCTGAACAGCCTTAGCTATATTACGACCTACATTGGAAGAAGACCATTCCCTTCTAAGCGTAGGGCCATCAGCTCTAGACATATTCTTACCTATGATCTTGATCATTTTATCCCTATTAGTCATATTGGCATCATCACTATTCATTATTGGATTATCTACACGACTATAAGTTTTGGCTATATTATCTATATCATCCAAAGTGAAATTTTCTCCCGAATATCTATTTAACAGATTTATATAAGATCTCATCAACTCCGTATTAGCTATAGACCTATCCGTGTAGTTGATGTTTTCGCTTATCAATCCAACTATAGAAGAAACTTTCAAAGCGTCTTCCGGAGAATACTCCCTTCCTCCAATAACCGCTCCATTCTTACCAACATCCCTTGCGTTAACCATACCATTATCAGTATATGTATCAATACCACCAGTAACATAGTTTTGATCTTTGATAGCATCATTAAGGATATTCTTCGTAGCGACATCAAAAGCATTCGTAAGATAATCAACTTCCTCGTCCATTATCTTACTATATTTCTTCCTATTATCATTCGCCGCCATAAGGGCCTCATACCTACCTACCATTTCTGGTGATGATAACACAGAACTAGACCCGCCACCGTTATTGGTAATCCATGCCATAATATTCTCACTATTAACACCACCTGGATATATAGAGGGATTGTTTTGTATATCGTTCTCTATACCTCGTAAATCAACAGGGTTTAAAGACGATATTAAATCCTTCTCTCCTGTTGATATATTGTTTTCATTCTGAATATACTGATTGTCAAATATATTTTCAGGAGTGACATTAGGCTGAACTTTTTCTAGCTCAATCATAACACCTGAAGAAGCGCCGGGACTGTTACCACCTTCTTTAGTCATTATCTCCCTAAGCTTAAGATTCTGATCTATTTCCTTGGATTTTTGTCTCCATGAGAACTCCCGCTCCTTGAAATCAAGATCTCTTACTTTAAAATAATAATCATCCGCACTATAACTTTCTGATGAATTATTGTATGACCATCTAGCAGATACACCATCAAGAAACTCGTTACGGACAATAAACTCCCCTGCCCTAGCGGGATTCATGTTGTTGCCAATAAAGGATGTAGCTTCCTCCACTAACGCACGGCGCTGCTCCCGAACCTCCTGCAACGAAGCCTCGATAGCCGCCTTAGCGGAAGGGCTGGCCTCCGCCCCTTTGAGCTTGGCTAAAAGAACGCTCTCTTCAGCGTCAAACCCAGAAACATATTTATTAACAAACTGTTCAGTAGTCATACCACTAAACATGCTAGGATTGGTCATGGCTAAATACTGTCCCTCTATCTGCATCTGAGCTTTAGCATTCTGAGATATAGACCTAGCCGCTATTGATCTAATTTGAGATTGACTCATCTCATCAACAGTAATATCCCTCATCCTCCCTGTAGGTTTACCATCCACTATTTCAGGAACAGAAAACTTCTTTCCTTTATTAAGACTAACGAAATCTTTCATCATCTTATTCATTTCCTCATTATAATCCGTATAAGGAGTATAATGAATAGGATTCATCCTTGTCCCAACCTGACCATCATTAACCCATTCATAAAATGGCAACAAAGCGACAGCCTCATTTATAGCGCTATATTGCTTTGGATTATTGAGTTTCATATCCTCGATCTTCTGCGAGAAAGATCTATATTCCCTAGTGCCGGCAATAGCGTTCAACACACGGGTATCCAGAGCTTCTCCAAGACGAGCCTGTATACTTCTGGCTATACCGTCAGAAGCCAAATTAGATTTACGATACACGTTATTCACGTCCTGTATCAATCCATTTAACCTGTTCTGAAGATATTCCCTGTCCTGAGGTTTTATAATGTCAGAATTGATAATATAATCAGCATACTCGTTTATAGCCTGCCGATTGGTATCTATCTTCTGCTGCATGTACCCCATCCCCTGCATCATGACATCCATGTTGTAGGGCGATACATACTTGCCGTAATTCCTTAATATACTATATTGTGAAGCCATCCTTTATCCTTTCTTGCCTTTAGTTACTTCCTGAGCAGGATATAATCTCCTATAACTCAATATATCTCCCTGAGGATCAGCGATCAACTGTCCATTAGAACCGATCTTGACATCCCCGAATATAGACCTTAATGTATTCATGGTCGTAGCCGTATTCCACTTCTGCTGGATCTCGTCATTTACGCTATCGAAATACCTGGCCCAGTTCTCGTCATTTATAGCCAATCCCTGCAATATACGTTGCTGGTAAGCTTGACGTTGGGCTATATTCTTATCGTACGTATTAGCCCATGACTGAGCATTGACATTATCAGCCCAAGTCCTTTGAGCCACATTCCCTTGTTCTACCTCATTTATATACTTACCTATATTGGAACTCATGATAGCCTGTAAATTGGAAGATAAAGCCCCTCTCTGGGAATCCGGGACATTACCCATCTGATCCAATTGTGATTGGAAAGCACGATTAGCCTCAACCATATACTGATCAGCCGATCTCAACACCGGGTCCACGGTAGGAGCGTAATGTCTTTCCAGACCTTCCGTTGTCACGGCTCCCGGAGTCATCCTGAACACCTCAGGAAAGTCAAGACCACCACCTACTATATTCCTGCCTCCATTGCCGCCGTTCGACTTACCGGCATTTGTGTTGGTTTTAGGAAGTGTATTAGAATCAATCAGCTCAGGCATATCCAGCTTAACATCAGGATTCTCCACATCACCTATATCCATAGGACCGGGAGCCACCTTATGAGGGTCAAGTATAAAATCAAGACCTTCCATTCCCTTCATGGATCTCAATGCCTGCATCTTAAGCATATCCTCGCCAAGTATCTTATTAACGACATCCTTGTTCTTATCAGAGAACAGTTGGCTAAAATGGGTGATACCGGCATCGTTAAGAGCCTTATGCTGTTCCTCTGTAACAACGTCTAGACCGATCATAGGGCGAGATGTGGTAAACAAACCTAATTTATTGTCTCTCATCCTATCATGATATGCGGCTTTCTTGTCTTCCGGGTAATTACCTTGACTATCCTCACCGCCAAAGGAAACGAGCGTCGTGTAATCCCGAAGCGCCTCGGCGTTGGCGATGATCGGGTTCTCAGCCGTAGCCAAGCCCATCCAGCTACTTGTCTGACCGTAGATAGCGTCTTGCAACGCCCTAGCCCTAGTGCCCTCTGAAGCTCCCATATAAGCATCGTAAGCGACCGGATTGAATGTCTTATAATAATTCAACCTCTCATCCGTATTAATACCTCCATAAGAGCCATCAGTTCCTTGGCGCTGATAACCGAAATAGTTAGGATCATTGTTGAACCTATTCTCGATCGGGCGGAAAGTTAATTTACGACCGAACAAAGACGTGCCTCCTATCTCCATCTTCTGGCGAATACCAGCCACTTTCTTAAGCAGCTCTTTCTTGGCCTCAGCTATATCCTCCTCCGTAAGACCGTATTCTTTCATGGATCTGGATATGATGTTATCTATCTCCCCACCCTTGGCGAAATACGTATCCTCATCCTTCTTCATCTTCCGGTCTTCCTGCTCCTTGTATATGACATTAGCGAAGTCCGTAAATCTCCCCTCTAATCCATTAACCGTATCGTTACTATCATTTATGGCCTTAGATAATACAGAGGCGTTTAAACGTTTCGTATTCTCATCATCTATCTTATCGTTCTTCTTCAACTTCTCTAACGCCTTCTTCTGGTCATCGTAAGCTGATTTAAGACCGATCTTAACCTTATATCTATCCATTAACGTAGCGTACGTATCCTTTGGTGTAGCCTTAATACCATACGTATCCCTAATGTATTTAGCGAAGTCCGGCTCTATGGTGGTGTCATCGGTAATAACCTCCGTACCCTGCTCCAAAGAAACAGGCGTTCCCCCATCGGCGTGCTTCTGCCCCATGGCCTCCATCGGCGCCTCCCCGGGCTGCTCCACGTACTCGCCCTTCTCGACCTCCACGTTGGCTTGATCTTCCATCGACTTAGGTAACGGATACAGATACTCACCGGTAAGGCTTCCGCTATCAAACCTATTATTAGGTCCTAGATAAACGCCCCCGCCATCCTTGTACTGCATTTGGGATTGCCTTCTTTGCCTAGCCTCACGTTCCTGAGCTAACCTAATATTGGTACGAGTACCTTTCTCTGACGCTATCCCAGAAACCACGTTACGAGCCAACCCCATGATACCACTAATTCCCGAGGCTATGGTAGTTATCGTATTAGCTGTTTTAGCCCCGGTGGATAAATCGCCATATCCCTCGCTTCTCATACGTCCTATACCACGACCCATCTGAGTGAACCTAGATCCTATATCATCAGCACCATAGTAAGGGATAGTGGTAAAATCAAAAACATCCGTACTACCAGACTTATCAACCTTCTTATTACTGTCAACCAAAGCGCTCAAATCACTTGTATCAATGGTATTAATATCAGGCTGCTGAATATCAAATCCTATCTGGGTAGACGAAACCAAAGGCTCCACTCCAATACCCTGAAGACCAACAACATTACCGGGCATAATAGGGGTGACTTCCCCGGCCTCTTGATATTTAGGTATCTTCCTCTTGATTACATACTTGCTCATATCAAATTAATTTCGTTCTGACACAAAGATAGTTTAAAAAAAATAGAGACTCATCATTTCACAACGATGAGTCTCTCAGCAAATGCTATTATTATGTACAGAATTAAATTCTTTTTATGAATAATGATCCTATAGCCTTAACCAAATCATAGAAACCGGCAGAACTGAGACCTACAGCCACTCCATATAATAGAGCCTCCCACCATTCACTCCCTATAAGCAATGGAGACACCTTTAGAAACCACGCTAATATACAAACCAGCATACCTATGACTACGGCGGATAGGACTTTAGCCCACTTATGGGTGTCAATATACGGCACAACCTTGGCTAACTGCGTAGCTGACATCGTGACGAAAGCCATGATGCCGGTGAAGGTAGTTAAATCAATAGTGATAGCCCCTTCTGATGGGATTACCTCTTGCGCCATCAAAGCGAACGGCGTCAATAACATAGCAAATAAAAATAACAATCTTTTCATATCTAAAACGTTTAATTACTTCGCAAATATAACACTAAACTGATTAGATATATAAATATTTATTGGAATATAGATATACGACAATATCCAGAGCCTATATGTCCCTTCCCTAAATCATATAATCCGCCCAAAGGATTAGGCATTTTTTCTAATTCCCCTTTCACATCTGTCCATACGAACCCGTTCCCATCTATCATCTTAGTGTTAGTAAATACATATTTATCATATTTCACGCATCCCGGATGACCGGATATATACGAGGATCCTCCACCACCAGCTTGAATAGCGTTCGACGATATCCCGCCGCTTGGTCCTCCATAAAAGCCTCCTCCTCCACCAGAGGAATACGAAACGCCATCAAAACCACATCCTCCTCCCACTCCTAATAGACCTCCATTTCCGTTAGTTAAATTATTGCCGGAGTTAGATCCTCCCGCTACTTGGGATGCAGGAGTTCCCTTGGCATAGCCCCCCAGATACGCCTTCAACCCTCCCGCTGATCCTCCGTGCCCAATAAAATAATACTCACATCCTCCACCACCTCCCCCGGATACCATAATACGGGTCTTTAAAGAATCTAAGTTTAGAGGATCGCTATTGTTGGACAAACTCAAATCTGTAGCTCCGCCCCCGGCTCCCTCATAGATATACCTTCCAGCGCTCTCATTAGTCATTGAATGCCCTGAACCTCCTCCATTATAATTATATTTTACAACATTACTCGTCTGCTTAAGTCCACCATTTCCACAATACACATAAATGATATCACCGCCAACTAACTTGATAAATCCAGCCACATATCCACCATACCCAGGGTCATTGGATCTGGTAAACCTATCTTCGCTATCATTGTAACCATAATTACCTTGACCACCCCAGCACTCAACATAATAATACGCCGACTTTGGAGCTACAAATGTATAGTAATTATTACTATTATAAGTGTATGTATACAATACATCCAAGCTTTTGGGACCTGTCATTACACGTCTTCTCATAACATACCTCCCCTTAGATATTTTACTAACAATGCTATAACCATCCTCCTATCATCAGCAATAGCATCTACCCATCTATTCCTCCATCCTAAACTACTGGGGGGGGGTAAAACAAGTCCCCTTAAATAACACATCAAATAAAAACAACAACTTATTCATAACAAATTATTTATCATTAAAATACTAACTATTATTTCTACTCACACCTTTTATGTTAAGGCTTAACCCCGGTATCATATTAAGAACCAACTGCCTTTTTGCCTGTTCCCTACGCATACGCTCGGCCTCCGCTATCTGCGCCTCCGATTGAGGATCATTCTTAATATTATTGGCGATGTCCTCTATGGCTTTCTTGTTAGCGCCGGATTGAGCTAGCATCTTATATAACAGGTCTTGGCCTTCCTTCTCCCACCAGCTATCCATGGGAGGGCGGGAAGCCAAAGAAGGATCGGCAGGGGCTACCGTCTCAGGTATAGGCTGCTGACCTCCGTCCCCCGTGTCCGAATCCCGCTGCCCGAACTCGTATCTCATTGGCTCGACCTCAGGGACACCATATCTATTAGCGAATACATCAGCGAACTCAAATCTCTTCTCGTTTCTTAATGTCGATCCAAGAGGCCTTCCATACCCCTGATTCCATGCTACGGTAGCGTCCTTGTAGTTGGTAGCGTTATCAAAATCAGCCTTTGAGTACATATAATAATTATATACATTGCCTTGAGCGTCCTTATCAAAGAACTTGCCTTGGTTCATGTAGTTCCAGCCTAGCCCCGGTACACGACCTTGATACTCATCCACAAGATAATCCAGTTGTTGGGTTAATGTAGGCTTCTTTCCGTACCTGCGCTGTAGCTCTTTCTTCCTCGGTCCAAGCCATTGCTGGATACCAAAGTCACCGGCGGTTCCTAGGGCAGTGGTATCCCCTCCGGACTCGGCGGCGATGTTAGACAGGATGCCGATCGCTTGTGTTTGTGGTATCCCCTTCTTATCCGTCAGATAATCCCATATCTCATCATATACAGCCATTTTGCTATCCCCTGATCTACGAGGATCAATCACATACTTGCCAGAACCATAAGAGCGATTGGTATTTACAGGACCTCCCTCTTCTTTCTCCTCCTTATCATCAACCAGCATAGTAGAACCAAGACCTACATAATAATCCAAATCCTCATAAACACGGTTGACAACTTTCTCGGCTATATCCTGAAATTTTTTCTTATCATCCTTATCCGGTATCCTTTTCTTTATCCCTCTCAACGTCTTACCTAGATACTTGGTGAACACGTCATTTGGGATGCTCGCATAATCATCCAATTTATCAAATATCCTACCATAAATACTTGACTCCCAAGGATTGTCAAACACATTACCCTTCCCAACTATCCCCATTTTGTAAGAAGGAGCAGATTTAAGAGAGACACCACCGGTAAGGATATCAAATTCTGGATGGGTATCATCTAGAGATTTATCATCAAGCTGTTTATAATATATAGGAGATTGACCGAATATCACACGATCAAGATCAGATCTATACATCTTTCTTGCTATATCCTCTATCTCTCCTCCATCTTGCTTATCTTCGATCTTCTCTCCCCATAGCCCATATTTCTCCATGGGCCATATGCCGTCTATGGCATCCACATAACCAACGGGATACTCCCCGTCCAGACGCCGGTTTCGCCGCTCGTCCGCCGGGTACAGGGCGTTGGCCAACGGCTGCGTGATATGACCCAACCCCTTATCCTTGGAACTCGACATAGCATCCACCACAGTCCGATATACAGGTCTTAATTTCTCAGGTAGATATAATCCCGCCTCATCAACCAGCTCACCGATCTTCTTATTTATACCCCTGAGGCTGAAATTATAATTACCCATACCGTTATTCAACGGGGACAATGTACCTCTTATCCCATTCATGCCTTTAACTGCGGCTCCTCCGCTAAGGATATCAAACTCCGGGGACACGTTTCTCAAAGGACTATCATCCATACCTCTGAAATACATAGGACGCTCGCCATTGACAACTCGGTTAAGATCCTCCTTATATAAATCCTTTATCCACGATGGGATTTCCTCCGGTTTATTCTTCTTAGACATATATTACGTTTTTCACAAAGATAACCATAATATCACAAGCCTAAAAACACGAAACGGGTACATAATAAATCATGTACCCGTTTATACGCTAATGCATGTGATAAGCAGCCAAGGCTCCTTTAGCTTTCTCCTTAGACTTGTACTTAGCCGGCCATAATTTACCGGTCTTGTTACTGACCACTCGCCAATCACTCCCTACTTTCTTGATACATCCTGATTTCGGGCATTTGCCCTTCTTTTTACTGCTAGTTTTCCCTGCTGCCATAACATCAAATATTTAAAGGTATATAATCACCTCAATAAACTTTCTCATCGTTGCTAAACCAACGTACTATCATCTTGAACCGGCTCTCAATGTCATTCACGAACCTTGCCAAGAACCAATCGCCACGAAGACGATCACGCCACCTCCGATGATAATCGACAGCCCTGGGGTCGATCTCCCGGCCAATGTCATTCACATCCTTAACCCATATCGGAAGATTGTTCGTATCGTCTTTGACCTCGTTAAAATAGTCATTTATATTTATCTTCTGATCAACCTCCGTCACCAGTATCTCACGGCTATCGTCATTGGTTACAGGATACCTTAACCGCTGGCTCATATCGTTCTTGTCGGCGATAACCATCCGAAGCTCACCGCTGTTGTTGGTATCATTATAAAACCATGCCTTATTAAATCCAGTAGTCCTAAGAATTTGGTAATTAACCTCATCCTGATATCTTCTGGCATCCATCCGATATTGGTAGTTGGTGAGGATCTTATTCACGTACTGCTCACGTACCGGAACCTCTATAACAAACGGATATAGCTTACCATAAAATACTTGATACGATTGGTTGGTCAAACCATGAGACCATAAACCTATCTCCTGACTTTCACTTGAGTAGTTCTTTCCGGACTGGAAATAATGCTGGTGCTCGATATAATAATCAGGGGTGTAGGATAAATATGATTTCCACTCACCCTTCAGGCAGTTATACCCAACGGTGAACGAAACGTCCGTGAAATGGCTGGTGTCCTGCAACTCCACCGCCTGTCCGTTCCTGTAGAACCGGCCGCCACGGAATTGGTACTCGCTCGGATTCCCTACCGGTATATAATCCTTCTTGGTTATCAGAACCCTCTTAAACCTATTATCCCAACCCATGGACAACCCTATACCAAAAAACTTGTTATCAATATCATAATAAGACAACTCAGCGTCCGTATCAGCGTTATATATCCGGCTACGGATGATCTTCATCTGAAGATGCTCCTTAAACCAGTTTCTAAGCCCCGGTGTGACCTCCGTAAGATTCCTACCATTAGAATCTACCTTAAACACCTGACCACGCCTTAAATCGACCCAAAAATGCCCAAACTCGCAACTGATCATATCCCGACTCTGGGTCCCGGAATATCCTAACGTCGTATTATTATACTCAATGCCACGAGAGGCGAAAAGCCCACCTGTCCCTAGCTCGCTATTCTCCGGGGATATTCTTTCTGCCAGCACGTCTATAGCGTTATATAGTCCTACCTGATTCTCGAAGCGAGCTAGTATTTGATCCGACTCTATTCCCTTCATGCTTATAAGCTTTCCGAACGAGGTCTTGAACTCATGGTAATCCATAGGCTTGTACGACAGCCAAGGATCGGTCATGCCGTTCTCCGACACGTCGGCGGTGCTCCATATGACGCCGTTGGGTCTTTGGTAAGCGCAGTCCCAAAAATTGCTATCATACGTCTCTGGTAATGACCTGCCACCTAACGTAAATCGATTCTTATACACAGGACTTATCTTAAACACATTATCCCTTGATATAGGGACATTACGCTCCTGAGTCCATGATATATAATCCCCCACCTCCGGATAGAACCCCTCGTAAGGCTCAGGTCCGGCTATACGGAAATTGCAATTGATCTCAGACTCCACAAGAAACTGAGGTATGCCATAGAAGTATAGGAAGAAACGACCGCTAAGATACATATCTCCGGTCTTGCAAACCATCTCATAAGCGCTCTTCCGGCTAGGGAAAGAGTATAGCGATCCGGTATCCGTATCGGTCTTATTAAGATAATCCTCCCCGGTATCGTAATTAACGAAATAACGTGGATACCCGATGTTCCGATAATCATAATAAGGGAATGGTATCATGTCCCCCTGACCGAACTGAGTCAAATAAAACATAGGCATCTTCCTCTTAAGCGAGAATCTTGATATAAATACATCACCTCCAAAAACAGGTTTACGCTTATCCTTATCCATCAACCCGCAACCACCTAACGATACCCACCTGATATCCTCTATCTGCCCGTATTGAGCCGGAGAATATTTCTTTATCCTCATATAGGGGCAGGATACGAAAGATTCACGTGTCATAAAATGAGGCGTCATACCAGCCACCTCATCGTTACGAATATTACACTCATCCTGAATACGGCTGGTATCGTAACTTGAAACCAACTCCGGATATTCAAGCATATACTTATCCATACCAAATGACATGAACAATGAATGCTCACGATCGAGGTTGTTTATGATAATAGGCTTACCGCCTACGGTCTCCCCTTGCGAAGAGATATCTGTTACCGGATATAACCCGCTCTTGATATATTTAGCCGTTGACAATCCACGTAACTCTGACTCCCCTATTTTTTGGTAAAATAAATTATAATGAGCGACAGAAGTATAGTAATAAGCATAGTTCCGTCTAGGTCCCCTATCTATCAATGCCGTTAACCACTGATACCTATACTTGCCTATATCCACCACGGACTGGGCTGTGGCCTTGGCGATACCTGTAGCCAGACGGATAGCCGTCAGCGCTATGCCGACAGGGTTGGCTAAAAAGAACACACCTCCACCGACATATTGCTGTGAAGCCGACTGATATGTATACTCAGCTATAGCGGATATTAAATTAGCCATAGCCTCCACCGTAGCCAATGATGTTGCCATACTATAAGCCTTACTCCCTAATATCGTCCATTTAGGGTGATCCTCCACCTCCCTGAATATACCTGAGGATTTACCTAATTGATAACCATCAACAAGGCACTCAGTGGGAGCGTCAGGCTTGTTAAAGGCAATATCAGGACTTAAGAATGAATACCAGATATTACCCTTCCTGTTAAACGGATGCGTTATAAATTTCTCACGATTAATATCCTTATAGATATACATATCATCAGACAAATCGTTGTAAGGGTAATTAGGATAAAGGTTAGCCGATCCGTCGGGATCATCGTACTTAAACATATCATAAGCCAGACCGGTCCCGATAACGCTCTTATCCAACGTCCTATCGCCCCTATACAACTCATATCCTATTATAGAATCTCTTCTAGCCTTATCTATAAGACCGTTCTCTACCGCTATATCCAGAAACTCATTAACGATATCGTCATCAAGCATCACCCCCATAGGATAAATATAGGAGTCAACTCCATATTGACCGGTCAGTTGAGACGGATTACCCATGAAAGGAGCGACAGAGTTATCCGGAAACTTGTAATGACGTATAGGTCTCTGACAAAACGTGGTTGACGTATTGGGGTACTCAGCGTTATCCCCATTACCGGTGAAATAAGACTTACCCCCAACTGATTTAGGAGACCCATAGTATTTCGTCAAAGAATCTATTATGTCCTTCCTCTTTGATCCTCCCGATGATATCCCGATCTTGCTTGAATCATACAACTCAAAATTAGCCGGATACTTATTGGCAGACTCCCAATATCCGAAATCACCGTACTGATATGGTCTGGGAGCGCAATCAGCGGGTTTATCTCCACATGAGATACATTTCGCCTCATAGGTAACAAATCTTCTTAATTTCAATTCTTTCGTAAAGAAGAATACGTATTTCACCTCCAGTGGCCGAATGCCAAAACAGAACGGGGCGGGGAAGATGGCGGTGCCGGCCGTATAGAATCCGGCAAGCTCCTTCATGTCCTGCCTCATGGCGAAACCGGTGAAGAACACGCATACCGCAGGCTCGATGCAAACATATATCTTATGGAAAGTAGTCTTGTCATCATTCCAGAACAAGTACTTTGGCATCATAAATATCTTATGATCCACGTAATTCACTATAACACCTTTCTTGGCATCATTAGCCAAAGGATTAGGAGCCACGGTACCTTCCTTGTCCGAGAAAAACGTTATACGAACCTTATTGTATGATGATGAGTCGCCGATCGGATAATTATAGTTACCCATCATCTCTATATACATAATACCGTTATCAGGATCGGATAAACCACTTATGTATTTCTCGTAATCCAACTCCACCCATCTGGCGTATGAGGATACATGTGGATAGAACTTGAAATAAGTCAAGTTGCTTCTACCGAACCAATTGGTCTTGGCGTCAATATCATTCTGCACAGACACACGACTTTCCCAATCAGTAGATATGCTGGTATTGAACTTAGAATTATCACCATCGCCAAAAAGACACATGGCGTTCTCGATACCAAACTGACTCTCATATTGGGGGAAATAAGCCTCCATCGTATCCATTAACTGATCAAGCATCGTCTCCGTATGCTTCTTTCCTTCCCATCCGGGATATTGATACAAATATGTGCACTTACCCAATGACCTACCCCCTTGGAATGTAGGAAGTTGAACATCGTTAATAGTAGGATTCACATGAGGATCACCTACCGAGCACCCATTAGTACATATACCCTCATCATATAACTGCCGGACATTAGACATATCCTGACACAAGACCAAAGCGGAGGAGTCTATATCAGACGGGAATTTATCCTCATCCTGACCATCCAACCATTCCTGAACCAGATCTATGATATTCTTACCTCCACTGGAGTAATTATCGAAATCACACAATACAGAGAATTTCCTTTGTGACTCGGCGTTACTTTGTATTAATGTCGTAGGTTCGGTCTCCACGTAATCACTAGCCAGCTTATACGTAAAATCAATCCTAGAATCCACCAAAGAGTTTTTATCCAATATAGTCATGGTCTCTATCCTCTCGATATCATCACATCCACTAGGGAAATCGGGAGCCTTTATACCGTCTTGATCCTCCGGCAATGATATAGCAGCGCATAACTCGTCAGTAATACCTACATTAGATTCTATGATATCACACAGGTTCTCTATATTATCAGCGATATAATCAATAGCATCATCTACCGTAACATCTTCCCCCATCGTATTGATAACGAATTGGGTCTCTCCTACCGTGGCATATTCCTGCTCTACATATCTGAGCTGCTTGACATCTAACTGATTCTTACATTCTCCTCCAAAATCATCAAATCCCCAAGATGGGTCGTTTATGATCTTTGCCGTATTCTTAAACTGCCAAAGATGACGGCGGCTGTTCCCCGCGCACTGCGGGTTGTTCTCCAGCACCGACGCAGCCGACAGGTCGTCAGAGTTACCGTCCTCATCAACGATAACCTCCATCTCCTCCCTTGTGGCCGGACGAGGGATAAGCGGGAATCTAGCCGTCCTGTATCCTGTATTGGTAAAGAATCTTATACCCAACGGATATACCTCGTCACGCATGAAAGAGGCGTATTTAGAGCAAGCCACACCGTCTTTATACAAATTCTCCGTGGCTATAGATGTCTGCCATTTAACGAAATGACCCAAGAAATTAACGACCGGTTGAAGATTCCATTCATTCTCCACGGTCAATCCGTATTGAAGAAGACGATTCCCGACAGACGTCATGCCTCTGGCTGTCTTATATACCGGTATTTCCTTGGATAACTTCTCCATGGTCGTACGCTCGCTATATTGATCCGTAAGATAATAGATAGTCCTTTCCGTTATCGGATGTATACCTTCTATGAAATACTCAAGAACCGGGCTTTGCTCACCATTAAACCCAACCGTGTTCTGTATAACGCCTATCTTATAATGAGATACCTGCTTGTCTATATTGGATACAGTAAGGCGGATACCCATGTTGGTTGACTTACCCCATAAACCATCGCGGATAACCATATCTTGACGATCGAATAACATGATTGGGTTGGTCAATGAGCAATATCCGGTCTTCTCAATCCCGAACTCATCGCACAACGCCACGCAGAACTGGTAGGTCCCGGCACGCAGGCTTCCCCCGAACTCCACGACCTCAGGCTCCACGCACGGGGCCGTCAGCAACGGGAACACCAGCAGCTTCTCGCAGGCCAGCCTACACCTCTCTATTGGCTTGTCATCCCCACATGTCTTATACCCATGGTAATGATACCAAAAGTCACCATCATCATCCGGATTAAGAGCCTTATCGATCATAACATATCGCTGGGGATTATATCCATCGGTCCAGTATATCACCTTCCCACATTTCTCATCCTTGATCTCTATATCGAAAATCGGGTGATGAATGGAGAAGTTAAGACAAGGGTCATCGATCCCATCCTCTATCAACACCTCCATCAAATCACATATCTCATCGAAACGACCATCCGATTCCTCAAGCCTCTCGCCAAGGATACGATGGATGTCCTTTCCTGATCCAGCCAATTGATCCTCCACGGTCTTGATATAATCCAATGACCGCATGAACGTGATCTTAGACGTATTATCATCCGGATTAGATAGAAAGAAATAAGTGTTATCACCAGCTATATCATTCTTATACCCAATAACCTTATAGCCATCAAATCGCTTACATAAAAGGGTACTAGGCTCGTTCTGAATCTTAATCTGACTCCCATCGTCACCCTCTATGGTAGCGTTCAAGGCGAAACTGTACTCAGACGGGGATAGGTCCTGTGGATGCTTATCCCTGTTCATCCCGGAATCGGGAACCGCTATATTAGAATTATTTTGCACGATGTTATGTTTTTCGCAAATATAGCAAATCCGCCAGATAATCACTTATGTGGCGGATTCTAATAAACTGTACGTATTATGCAAAACATTCAAATCGCACAAAAATAGAAAATCCTTCTGACTCTCACAAGCCAGAAGGAAAATCTAAACACTTCGCAATTCACATCTAATGAAAATACAAAAACATAATAATTACAGATCTTTTCCCATGTAGTTTGATTGCTTGTCGGCGTCCTCTACGGATATGTAAAAGAAACCATTAGTCACGTATCTCTCATTGACGTCCACAAAATCAGTAGATCCTTTGTCCACCCCTTTCTTCGATCCCTCATCACATACAGCTACCAGACTATTAAAGTCATTGGAATAACCTACGACTACACCGTGTATATCCCGATTCCGAGGATCGAATACGTATCTCATCCTACATCTGTCATAAGCTAACTCTAAAGAGCTTTTGCTTAGCCTCTCATCTAATCCAGCACCCGCTACCAAAGCCAAAACGCTCTTTGATATGTCACTCATAGTGGTATCCTTGGCCGGAGCCTTAGGCATAGAAACGCCTTCCATGACAAAATCCAACGCCTTATCTACAAGGCCATCGAAATCATCATCTCTTATATAATCCTTAAGCACCTCCAGTATATATAACCGGACATGGAGTTCGTTGTTAACATCACTTAATGTAATCATAACGCTAGTTTTCGGCAAAGCTAGATTATTCCTGTGCAATAAAAGATCAAATATGTCATAAGTAAAGGATTAAAAAACAAAAAAAAAACTCTCCTATCCTCACGGACAAGAGAGCCGATGTGTTTATGATTATTTAACCAACAAAACCACCATACTTTAGAAGGTGGATGAATTGGTTTGATTAATTTTGAATCAAAATTGTAAATAAAAAAAATGATTTCCTACAAATACAACATCTATCATTCCAAGAAAACGAAGTATCTTGATAAAATGCTTCGTGAATGTTGTTTTGTATGGAATCATGCTTTAGCTCTACAACGTAGATACTACAAACTGTTTGGGAAATATATCTCAATTGGTAAAATGAAGAAGCATTTTGCTAAAAGAATTAAAAGAAATCTTCTTCATTCTCAAACAACACAAGAAATACTTGAACGTCTTGATGAATCTTATAATCGTTTCTTTAAAAGAAAATCAAAGAGACCACCTAAGTTTAAAAGATCAGATTGTTTCAACTCTTTTGTTTTTAAACAAGGAGGTTTTACCTTAAACGGTAATATCCTTACAATCAACAAAGGAAAGAAACGTTTTAAGTTTTCATACAGTAGAGCATATGAAGGTAATGTTAAACAAATAAGAATAGTCAGAGAAACCTGCTATCGTTTTAGTTTGATTATAGTTACAGATTACAATCCTGCAAACTCTTACAGAAAGACATATGATGGTGCATCTGTAGGATTGGATTTTGGTCTGAAAACTTACCTAACTAAAAGTGATGGGAGCAAAATCGATTCTCCATTATTCTTCAAGCAATATCAAAACAAGATTAGAAAACTAAATAGAAAGTTTTCTAATGCGAAGAAAGGATTCAATAATAGAAAAAGAAGACTGTTTGAACTTCAACAAGCGTATCGTAAAATAAACGATCTTCGATCAGATTTTCAATGGAAATTAGCTCATGAATTATGCAAACAGTATGATTATATTTTCATTGAAGATCTAAACATTGAAGGAATGAAACGTTTGTGGGGAAAGAAGATTTCCGATCTCAGTCATTCTTCTTTTATCAACAAACTTGAGCATGTTGCTTCAAAGCATGGAGTAACAGTGCATAAGATTGACAAATGGTATCCTTCCTCAAAAACTTGTGAATGCGGGTTTGTTAATAAAAACTTGTCGTTGAGAGATCGCACATGGTGTTGTCCAAAATGCGATTCTATCAACGACCGTGATGTTCTTGCGGCCCGTAATATACTTCGGAAGGGCATTTCCGAATTGGAAAGCAAGAGTAATTCCAGCGATAGTAATATCGGGGTTTCTTACGTCTGTATCCAAGAATCCCATTTGCTTTAGTGATGGGAGTATGTCAAGAAGAAAAATCTATTCACCTATTCTTACAATACAGTCACGAGATTCCTTGTTATAGATCATCGTGCCCACCTTAGAATACGAGGTTCTTATATCCTGCCAATTATCCTCTCCGTGGGCGGATACATTGGTAGGGGCATCACCGGTATAAACCTCCTCGCCTCCGATATTGACAAAATCATATCCACGTTTCTCCATAGAACCGCCCTTATATGCCGTGAACCTGATAGTGACATTACCTTTCTCACGACCACCATACCAGTTGCCGTATATACTGCATCTGATCTCAAGAGGTAATTTATCATAATTATCACCATCCAACAACGGTCCCATCTGGATCAAAGCTGCCTCATTACCCGATTCCATGTTATCACCACCATGGATGAGATAATCACCTACCCGTTCCTGCGTGGTCTGGTACTGTTTACTCCAACCAACCAGCTTGCCGTCCACGTCCGGGAGGCCGGTGTTATCGAAACCGGTAGCCGTATCAAAGTCAATGCCGTCCTCGTCAGCCCAGATATACCTAAGCACTAGGTAGTCGAACTCCGGGATAATAACCACCGGGACCGACTCCTGTCTGCACACGAACGTCTTCTCCTCCTTGGTGCCTTCTTTTATAACCTTGTACGTAGCCTGACGTATCTCTCCAGTCTCATTGATATCAGCGGTAACTCTAACCTCAGCAGGTCCGGTACCACTTGTCTTATCTAAATGTATCCAATCAGCCATATCATCGTATTTTGTTAAATAAGTTTAATATACTTATCAAAAGCGTTGGGCCACATACGCTCATGAGACAGCATCCTCCTCCTATTATCCTCAGCCAGCTCCCGATAATCATTCAAGGTAATCATCGACATCTTAAGCTCTTTCATGGCCCTAGCGAACTTACCCGGCTCCTGCTGGGCGTATAGTTTATAAGCATCACCAGCCCCTTGTATCAAACCGTTAACGGCGGCGTTCTCGAAGATCTTCATCTTGATATACGTCTCGACATAATCCTCAAGATAACCTAACGCCGTTTCAGGTATATACGGGAGACCGTCATCGTCCTTAGGCGTAGCACGATATATGATATAAATAAATCCATCAAACCCAGTATACATAGTATTGCCAGATATAGTTATATCATAATTATCCCAAGCATATTTATCCCGATACTTGTCGGCGGCGCAATCACGTCTCAACCCACGACCTATAGACAGCCTTACGGGGTGATGGTAATGGAAGCGAACCTCGTGAGACCCGATATATAGCTTCTCCGTGATCGTCTTCTCAAACTCCTCCTTACAGCACTCCGTGCAGGAGTTCCAACGGAAGCCGCGCTCGGTGCGCTCGACCCAGCCGATCTCGTGTTGGAGGTCAGCCTTGGCCTTGTCGCCGCCCGGAATCTCACAGACAAGAGGCTCACACCTATAGGCATCAAGCATGTCGAAAAAATCAGAAGGCAATACCGCCTGTTTGTTGCTGGTCTTGACAACCGCCTCGGACATGACCGCTATAACACCCCCGAACCTTTTCAAGGCGATCTCAGCCCACCTATAAACAGACGAGGTATCTATAGCCCCGCTATCATCGTATTTATGTAAATCGGCCTTGATCTCGGCCAATAGCCCTTTTATAGTCATATTTAAGTCTTTTGCACAAAGATATGTATTTGAATCCGTGATACAAAAAAAATCCAGTCTACCCTCACGGGCTAACTGGATCACAAAAACTTCTACAGCTTATAAACCCATTTAACTCCAAATACCTTACTCTCCGACTCAACCTCCCGATACAAGAACTTATATCTCCTACCTGATTCCATAGCCAACCTACATTCCTTATTCAAGGCCGGAGAGATATATAGATGAAAATACTTATTCCTAGGCATAAAATCCATACACGTATGGACGTAAGAATATCCACCCGTCCCACGCCTATTAATAGTACCGGTAAGTTTATTCAGATATATCTTGCGGTTAGGATTAATCTTATGACATAGATAACCGATGTTGTTTATATAAACCCCACCCTCATTATCCAGATACTTATCACGTATGACCTTCCATATCAAGGACTGACATTCGAGAATATCATTCTTGTCCACAATCGTATGTTTCCTTCTCTTGCCGTTCTTAGACATAATAGATCTATAAAACCGAAGAAAGTACTGATCAAGTATTTTAAATGACTTTGTTTTCATATCACAAATATAACGATTTCATCCTAATACAAGAAATTTATACACAAAAATACACCGCCTGCACCAAGGACGAGGCAAATAGAATAGCCGACAATAACCTACAATCCGATGGTATCTCTTACGCTAATGGCTTGGCGCAGGCCGATAGATGCGATTGCCTCGAAACATGGAGCGCTTACGCTAGCGGAAGTTTTAATGGACAATGCTTAAGTATATCCGTAAGCTATGATAATCCATGTGGTAAATCTAAAACAGCATCATTTGATGTGTATTATACTAGATCTGAACCATCTGGAGATGTAGAATATTTCTCTACCACTAAAACAGTCACCATACCATCCGGATCGGGAACGATATCAGGCGGAAGTGATTGTGTTAGCAATGCTACAAGCATGTATGTATCTAATCCAAGTCAAGGTGGAGGCTGTTAAAAACAAAAAGGAGAGGTTGATTATCCTCTCCTTTTTATATAAACCTAAGATCTTTTCTCTTAGTATGATTTAATATCCTACTAATATGTCTGGTACTTAATCCCGTTCTTTCCTTTATCTTATCATAGATATAACCCTTGGATACGTAAGCCGACATATCTCCCAGATCTTTTATAATCTTGTCATACATATCATGCACCTCATTATATCTTATGATTGAGCTATCCCTCATCCCTCTTTCGCCTATACCGTCAACTATGGCGTCATTGAAACCAAAGAAATTGATTATTGATCTTATTAGATTCATGTTATTGAATTTTTTGTGTTTTCTTATTAATATCCATATCCGGGTTCTCATCCGTAGGGATCTGCAATTTGGTTACAGTTTCCCTTAATGTTTCGGAAACCACATATTCAAGAAGCTTGTCTGGGCATATGAAATCATAATCCCATTGAGATGTACATGGCTTATCTTTTTCAGCTCCACATCCCCCTAGCTCTAACGCCGCTTTTCTGTCGAGAGTTATAAGATCAACATTTATAGCCTCTATGTTAATATCTGGTATATAGATATATCCATCATTGACATAATAATAGTATTGATCTATATTCCCGTATTTACGTTCCTTGTTGTTAGCGTATTTTCTTAACGATATGGAGGTAAATATAATATCATCCATGATATTTGATACTTTGATGATAGCCGGACCTATACGGGTATATATCATATCGGGCAATCTTTTCTTGGATCTCATAAGTATCCTGCATAGTTTAAACTCATCAAAACAACAATCAATTTTCCGAACCCTCTCCATCTCCATGCAATTGATATGAGTATACAGTGATTCCTCGCCGAACAAGGTTCCATCAGCATACTTCTGGGCTATATATGATCTTGCCTTTTGTCTTCCTATGGATAATATCCATCTCCTACTGACATGAGCGTCCTTATTGATGGAGTTCATATCATTTATGATTCTAGATACAAATTCTGAATTTTTCATATGCTAAATACTGAGGAGGGGATATACCCCTCCGGTTATTACTTCTTTTTCTTAACCTTGCCTCCACATTTCAGTTGAGGTTTCTTTTTCTCGGAGACCTTGCCTCCATTAGCCATTTTCTTTTTCTTATTGCAAGCCATAACTTAATGTATTAATATTAACGATACAATATTAATGATTTTAATTAATAGATAAACAATACGCATTGAATAAGCTAAATTCACATCAAGTCAGACGGTATCTCTTACGCTAATGGCTTGGCGCAGGCCGATAGATGTGATTGTCCACAAAATTGGAGTGCCAACGTGGTAGACTACAGTGAAAGCGGAAGTTGTATTAACTTTACTGTGGAATACAGTAATCCGTGTAGTTCCAGCAAAACCATAACAGTGACAGGAGGAGCGGAAGCGAATACCTCCACGGGTATGGAGATGACCACTAGTACTACGGTTACGATAGGTACTGGTAGTGGATCTACTAGTGGTAGAATGTGTTTTCAAGCGGCCATAAGACCAGGAACGGCGCATGCGGCTTGTACCACAGGTGGACAATGCTGATAATGTATATACAATAAAAAGGAGAGGTTAGTTAGCCTCTCCTTTTTATTATATATCAGACTCTTAACATTGACCACCAGCTCTTCCTCTTATATTGATAGAATTACATGGATATCCACGACCAAAAGATATCGTGGCCTTTTTAGTGCCTGATCCAGTAGGTATAGTTACTGTCGTACTCCCGATAGTAGTCCCTGAGCTTGAGGCTGTTACCGTCAAACTCTTCTGCGTAGTACATTCATTACTATACGTAATCTCGACCTCTACTCTTAGCGCTGAAGTGCCCGAAGGAGCGCCATTGCAAGGATCACCATCGGCATAAGCGTTGGCTGACCAATTCTTCGTTGGCTCCACGCAATCACATCTATCGGCCTGCGCCAAGCCATTAGCGTAAGAGGTGCCGTCTGACTGTAGGTTGCTGTCGGCTATCCTGTTTGCCTCGTCCTTGGTACAAGCCTCATATTTACCAGCGATTTGCTTATAACTGATAGTCTTAGGAGTACAGTTGCTAGGACAGTTCGTAGCCTTGACATTTCCCCATCGGTCATCATTGCCAACCTTAGAAGGGCATGTCTTAGCATTAACAAGAATCCGAAGAGCCTCCTTAGCGCTAGAATAAGCATCATAAGCGGCGCTAGACGCATCTTGAGCCGTGCTCCTGCAATATTCTCCGGCAGAAACAACCTTCATAGGACTACTAGGAGCGCATACATCACCACATTCGCCCGAACATCCCTTACATACCTCATTGGTATAGATAGTGTAGTCATATGGATTACAACAATGCTCACCGCCATTCTGCCAATATCCCGTAGGATCACACTCGCTAGAATAATGCTCCTCGCTATTACCATTATTACACCTGCTATTATCCATATGGTATGTATTATCACATCCGCATCCACAAGATCTTGAATCGGACTCAACCAACTCATCTTGACCTGAGGCTGAAGAACAAGGATTGGTCTGATTCCTACTCCTACGATAATCGCATCCACTACAATAATAATTCCAATCATCATAAGATGGGGTATCATCGTCATCGGCACAATCACCATTCTTGTTAGCGTAAGCCTGAGCGGCGGTCTTAGTCGCCGTATCATTCTTGAAAGCGTTTTGAACCTTGCTGTCGGCATCCGCCTGAGATACGGTAGATGTCAACGCTGACAATCCTAAGGCACTATAAGGAACGGATAGAGCGACACCATGTTTACATGTACCACAATTATCCTTATAGAACGTAGCGCTTCCAGTACCGGTCCACACACAAGTGCCATGCTGGTTAGCGTAATCCTGTCCTCTCTGGTCTAGGATCTGCTCTGCCTTGCTCCTGGCATCAGCCAAAGAAACCTTGCTGGTGATAGGCGTACCGCCGTTGGCTTGCGTAGAGGTCACCGTTATTCTCTGACCAACCCCGCTTCCGGCGCAATTGTTCTTATAGAAGTCACGGCTTGCCACGTAAGTCCAAGTACATTCACCGTTCTTATTGGCGTAGTTCTGTCCATCGGCTCCACGAACAGCATTCTCGGCCTTCTTATTAGCGTCAGCCAAAGATATGTTGGAGGTATACGGATGTCCCGGCAGCCTGTCGCTACTTACGGATACCATGTCGCCTACGCCGCCATCAGCGCAATTGTTCTTCTGAACCTGACCGGTATAGCTTCCTGTCCAAGTACAAGTACCCTTCGAGTTGGCCACGGTCTGACCCTGAGAGTTCACGGCGACCAATGCCTTGGCGTTAGCGTCAGCTTGGGATACACATGACTTAAACTTACCATCAGAGCTAGGACTTGGATCCGTAACATCATTCTGAGTTACGGTAACAGAGCTTCCAACTCCACCATCCGCACATTGACGGGTAAAGGCCTTGGATGCCGTACCAAACCAGAAACATGTATTATTACCACCAGCTATATACCGCTCTTGATTATCAGGATCAGTATAACAGGTATTGGTGTTACGTTGATGTAACTGAGAGATACAGTCCTTACATACAGTCTCTATAGTCTCCCATACCGGTTGCTCGGTCTTCGTATGGCACGTATCATCGTAGTTCTTGTTGACGAACGCCTGACCCATTCTGTCGATATAGGCCTTAGCCAAAGCGTCTGCCTCTTCCTGAGAACGGGTTGAGGTGAAGAACTGACCCATAAGATCCGGGGTTACGGTAATAGGATCAGCGTACTGACAAGTAGGACATTTAGGAGTGAACTCCTTGCTATAATTACCTACATATATCTTCAGCTCATCACAAGTACCACGATCATTGGCTATAGCCTGACCTTGCGCCTTGACAGCGGCCTTGGCAAGCTCATCGGCGGCGAACTGGCTCTCATAAGAATAGAACGGACCACCAGTGACATCAGCCTCCGTAACGTTAACAGATGAAGGTATCAATCCGGATGGACAATTATTCTTCTCGAACACCTCACTATAATGACCGGTGTACTTAGGAGCCTCATGGCAAGTACCACGCTCATCGGCAACCCTCTGTCCTTGATTCATGACAGCGGCCATAGCCACCAAGTTAGCCTCATCCTGCGATACGCAAGACTGGAACGGATGACCATCGACCATATCCTGTGTCACGGTGAACGGATCTCCTATCTGATTAGCTCCACAATTGCTCTTAGTGAACTCGAAGCTAGCCCTACCGGTATACATAGTAGCGTCAGAACAAGTACCCCTGGTGTTAGCCAAAGCCTGTCCTTGAGCCTGTACGGCGGTCATAGCCATAGCGTCAGCGGCAGTCTGGGAGTCGTTAGACTGGAATGGGTGTCCTTCTACCATATCTTGGGAGATCGTCACCTTAGATCCGATCTTACACTCACCACAGTTGTTTCTCGTGAACTCCAAGGAAGCACGGCCGGTGTACGTACAAAGGGCGTGGATATTGGCAAGGGCCTGTCCTTGGGCGTCAACGGCGGCCTTGGCCTTATTATTGGCATCCTCCTGAGATACGGTAGACGTGAACGGATAACCGTCAACCATCCTATCATTTACCGTATAAGTACCACCAGTGCCAGTACCACAATTGTTACGGGTAAACGTACGTGTATAAGTACCGGTATATACAGGCACCTTCTCGCACTTACCTTTCACGTTAGCCACATCCTGACCTTGAGCCTCGACGGCGGCCTTAGCCTTATTGTTGGCGTCTTCCTGAGATACGGTAGACCTGAAATCCCCTGTCACCATAGTCTCATCCACGGTAACCTTGGTTCCGTACTGAGTCTTATCGCAATTGTTTCTGGTAAATTCCTTGCTATACTTACCGTAGTAGATCGTCTTCTCCTTACACTCACCTTCTAGGTTGGCTTGTTGCTGGGCGTTAGCCTCAAGATCAGCCTTAGCCTTATCATCAGCGTCCTTCTGGGAGATAATAGAGAAGTACTTACCGGCGGAAACGACATAAGTATAAGGTTGACCGATATGGAACTCATCACAATTATTTCTCGTGACTGTCTTCTCCATCCTTACGTTATAGTATACGTTAGTCTGACAGTCGCCACGCTCGTTGGTGATAGCCTGACCTTGCGCCTCGACAGCGTCCTGCGCCAGCTTGTTGGCGGCATCCTGCGATACCGTAGAAGTGAACGGATATCCAGAACACATCTTCTCGTCCACAGTGAAGTCAACAGGAGTAGAACCCTCAGGGCAGTTGGTTCTCTGGAATACCTTGGAGTACGATCCGGTAAATACCGGTATCTTCTCACAGTTACCCTTGATATTCGCTATATCCTGACCTTGAGCCTCGACAGCAGCCCTTGCTAGACTATTAGCGTCTTCCTGAGACACGATGGATCTGAAGTCTCCCGTAACCATCGTCTCGTTAACAACCACATCCGTACCGTATTGGGTGGAATCACAATTGTTACGGGTAAAGGTCTTGCTAAACTTACCATAATAGATATTCTCCTTAGGCTTACACTCACCCTCCAAATTGGCTTGTTGTTGACCGTTCTTCTCAATATCCTCAATAGCCTTCCTATCGGCGTCCTCCTGAGAGATGGAAGATACGTACTTTCCCTCAGGAATGATATAAACATATTCCTGACCGTCACTGAACTTATCGCAATTATTACGTATAAACGTCTTTCTCTGCTCCTCGTTATACCAGATATCAGTTATACACTCACCATGCTCGTTGGCGTATTTCTGACCGTTCAGGGCTATATCCTCCATAGCCTTGGCGTCTGCGTCCTCCTGCGAGATAAACGACTTGTAAGTCCTTTCCTCGACCGTATACAACACCACCGATCCATGCTGGTTGGCCAGACAGTCGTCCTTGGTGAACGGCTGAACCATCTTGATATTATAATAAACGGGCTTGGCGTCCTGAGCTATCATATACTCCTTGACAATATTACCGTCCTTTGACGTTATACGGAACTTAGCCGTACAGATCTGACCGGTATAATTAGCCTTGTATACGATATTAAGCTTATTATCGCCTACCCCATGGCTCTTGTCGTTAATGGCAAAGCAATTACCCTCGACACAATTCTTATCTATTTCCCTTGCCATATTATCCTTCAGTTATTCTCCATGAAACATCATCTCCGGCCTCTACCCTCACGATTTGGGTATCACCATCCTTATTAAGCGTCAACCTTTGCGGATCCACGTTGAAGGGTGGTTCCGGTTCCGGCTCACTACCATCACCGCAAGTGCAACATACCAGCTCGATATCATACTCGGTATTTGACTTGATATCGATGACAACCTGACCGTTCTCACTAGTTACGTTATCAAAGTCATGATCAAGTATGATATAAGGTATATCATTAGGCTGTTGATTGATATTAACAACCTTACCGTTCAAGACAAACATCTCATGATGTTGTTCGTTATCCATATTCTTAGGCATAGCTATGACAAAGCTAGCCTCATACAAATCAGTGGCTCCGGGATCCTCAGGATCGGCATACACTATATATCTGCTATCCTCTTCCGGAACCTTCATGGATAAGCCATTCACGTTCATGGAGACTATATAAGACTTGCTCACCGAGCCACCAAGGGTAAGACAGGAGGCCTTGACCGAGGCGGAGTTAAGCTTGGCGTTGATGACCGCCGTCCCGCCCTCCATATCGAACATGATATTGGTCGGATCCACGCTTACCCGCTCCATGCCCTTCTGGGTTATGGTAGCGAGCTTCGTAACCTTGCCTTTCTCGACCGCTACGTAAGTCTCCCTAGGCAACCTACCCATCCATCCCGGCTCTACCTTAATAGCCACCTTGTCGGGGCCGGTACCGGAAATCTTGTCGTAGGACACCCATGAGGAGCCTTGCTCGATCTTGGCAAGAATATCTTTTAAATTACTAGCCATATCAATCCGCTTGCGTTATAGTCCATTTATCACTCTTGCCGACAATAATCTCAAGGATCTTCTCTCCACCCTCAGGAGGATACTCGAAGTTAGTAGGCTTAATCTCAAATACGCTGGCGCCTCCACAACCAAGATCACAGATCATATCCGGCAACCATCCCTCCTCAAAAAACCGTTCTATAAGCTCCCTGACAGCCTCTGAAAAAGAATCAAGCTCTAACCTGTCTACGGGGAGAGATCCCTTCTTGAGGATCTCACCACATACCCAGCCGTCACAATCGGAAGCCAAGACCGTATCGTACACTCTCTTAGCCATAACAAGAAGTATTTAAAATATTACTATTCAATGTAGTATATACGATATTAACATCAGTGAACTCATCACCCATGCAATATTTCTTCTTAAACTTAACGGACCTACCAGAAACGACATATCCGTCATTAGGGACGATAGTACCACAATAGGTAACGCTGAGCACATTCAACGGCTCGTATCTTAACCTGACAGCCTGAACACCCTTGAACGAGTCACGTTGGATGGATGCCGTGGCACCAGATACGGCAACCAGCTTCCTTACCAGAGACTCGATTACGCTATTCATGCTATCACCGTTCCTGATATCTGCCTCAGGGAACGACTGACCGTCATATATGATATTGGAACTGTAGATACTACACTTGTCCCCATGTCTATATTCCGGCTTACATGGATTACAATTATTTCTCATATCAAATCAATTTGTTGATCATTCTTCTTAATTCAAGTATCTCAGCATCCCTATCCCGTATAGCCTTTATCATAGCGTTAAGGGTATCGGACATATCGCAATTAGGGGATAATCCCAATGATTCCACACGTACCTTATCACCGGGGTAAATACAATCGGTACTCATGTACGTAGAGCACGGTACTTTCGTGTCGTCTACAGTAGGCCTATATTGTTTTTTGTTGCAACCGTTCATCACCAAACCTCCTCTTCAGTTCCGCTATCCCCGCCGCTACCACCGGCGTTGACAAGCTCGTTTATAATCTTCCTCAAATCCAGAACCTCACGATGGTATAAATCTATCTGCTTATCCCTAGACGCTATAATACGCCTCAATGAGTCTATAACAACAGACATATCAGTACCTTTCTCTATACCATCCGCTACCAACTCATCGCCTGAGTACAAGACGCATTTATCATACAAGGTTATAGGACATCCATAACCAACACAAGGTTCTTCCTGACAATCCCGATCGCAAGGATCACAAGGATCGTTAGGGCATTTGTTAAGAAACCTATCTATCTTAACGCCATGACAACACTCTTCGGGACGTTCCCGTGAATGATCATGACAACAACCACCTGTATTACACATATTAATAATATTAATGTTTTTAGCAAAGATACTTATTTGGTTTGATTATAAGACAACGAGACGTATGAAACAATAGGAGGTAGAGACCATAAGCCGCTACCTCCAAACACTAATCTATAAATTATGGAAAAACAAAAAAGCATTCTTACCAATAACACTGATCTTCTTGATCGATATTCTCAATCCATTTCTCGCATTCAAGATTAAGATCAGCGTACTCCTGTCCCTCTACCATCAAGACCTCACGAGCCTTGGCGTTGGCATCCTCAACCGATATCCATGACCTAAACCTGTTGGCTTTGATAGAGTAATATACTTTACCGGACTTATATCCGAACGGACATATCTTCTCGAACCAATCACCGATCTTCGTATTATAGAATACAGGTGAACAACTACCCTCGGCGTTAGCCTTCTCCTGACCTTCTTTCATGAACTTCCTATAGGCTAACGTATCGGCGTCTATCTGGGAGATATCGGATATGACAGCTCCAGCTGGTAATTCATATACAATACCTTCCTTGCCTGATTTGCCAGCCTCGCAATCGTTCTTATAAAATAAGCCACGAAGAGGCTGTGAAGCCCAGTCCTTACAGCATGTCCCAACTGCGTTGGCCTCCCCTTGCCCGATCCGCCCAAGCTCCACCATAGCCTTATCATTGGCATCTTTCTTGGATACGTAAGAGACAAACCTACCTTTCTCTACACATACCTGTTCCTTAGATCCCTTACCGCTTACGCAATTGTTCTTAATAAACTCATCGCATACCTGATCATTATACCATACGGACGGTATTATGTCGGCATATGTGTTGGCGTAGTCCTGACCATTGGCGTTGATATCATCCTCAGCCTTGCTGTCAGCCTCCTCCTGCGTATCGCCAAAATAGACGTTGGCCGGGACCCGGTAGTCAACAGAGCCGCCCACGTACCCGGCAGGCGGGTTGTTTTTGGTGAACGTCCGAACTATTTCTTTGTTACCGTATACCATTGTCATTCACTTTGTCACAAAGATACAATTTAAAATCAAATTACAAAGGAAGAGCCTTTTTGCTTCTCAAAACCTTATATAGATAATCTCTTAATTGCTCCTCGGTAGTTATATATCCAAACTCAATCATCTTGGCTATATCAATCTCCAGCTCCATCAATTCTTTAGCCTTGGCCTCCTCGCCAACAGAGTTTCTTATCATAGTCTCATGAAGGCCATAGACAATAATATTTACGGATCTGGCCAAATCTTGTATTTTATCTCTTAGTCTTGAAGATTCAATTATTTTAGATAAAGCGGAAGACATCCTCTTGTAAGCATCACCAGCCTTATCCCTGTAATCTATAAGTTGATCATGTACAAATCTCAACACCTGAACTTCGAATCTAGGATTTATCCACATGGCAAATTTTATAAACAACAGAGGATGCATCCACACCTTATCAGGAGTTTTACCATGCTTAGTTGTCTTACCTTTTACTTTTATAACTAATTGATTATCACCAATGTCGATTTTTCTCCTATGGCTTTCATCTTCAGATAAAGCACTAATAAATTCCTTAGTTCTACCACTATTCATAAAATCATCAAGCCGTCTTCTCGTGCTATCGGGATTATCATTCCATTGCTTAAGTAAACTGTTGGCATCAAAATAACCATCACTAGTTCTTTGAAAAACGTTAAAATCACCCATTTTTCTTGTCAAAACATTTACCGTCTTCATTTTTTAATCTAATTTTGAAGTTAATAATTAATTACTTTATGTCCACTCCCTCGTGAGAGTCAGTGGACATACAAAAATAGCCAATCGAAATGATAAACACAAACCGATTGGCTATTTTTAATATCCTAAAATCAGGACATTAATTACCCATTGCAAATCTTATCCTCAATAGCGTAAAGGATTTTAGCTACAGTCTTATCGCCACTTACCTTCACGCAAGACTCACCAAGATCCCGGACATCTATAGCCTCCCTGATACGGGTAAGCTCGTCATATATCTCCTCTATCACATCAGAGATCATAACACACTCATCAGAGTCCTTATGCTTTGACCACTCTGGTAGATCACCCTCGTAAGGTACGCAAGTGGACGGGGTTATATGTGAACAATTATACTTTCTCATGCCAACAATTTGTTAATACGTTCCTTTAACAATCTTACCTCATCCGGGCATAACCCGCAATCATTATCGCATAATGATCTTTGCAGACGAATTATCTTGCCCCAATAAGATACATCAGGCTTATTCCCGATCCTGTATCTATGATACCTCATGTATCCACTCCATTGACAAGACAGCCATTCGTCTACGACCTTACATAGATCTATTCTATCAAGGTTTGATATGCTCTGCGCGCCCATCGAGAATCTCCTTTCTCATTTCCTGTACCTCCTCGTCAGGCGGGCATCCATATGGCAGGTTCTTGATCCACTCACGGATCTTTTTCTGCATATTAAGATAAGATACGCCAACGCCATCACCCTTGGTACGAACTTGCTTATATATACTAACCACGTCACGCTCCATGGTCTGCAACGGATCTTGCATAACCATACATCCAGCGGTGCTTCTAGAAGCATATTCCCTATCGCTAACAACGGTAGAAGAAGGACGATTCATCATACTTCTCTCAATCCTTTCTCTCTCGGCCCTTAACGCCTTTTCCTTACAAGTATTACAACCCATAACTATATTTTTTTATTCAACAATCCACGCAATTGGTAGCCATCTCAAGAAGCTCTCCGACACGGTCAATAATCTCATGAGCGGCCTCTATATTGTCCAACCTAACGTTAGCCTCCGCTACGACCATAAGTGTCTCCATCTCCTGTATCTTATTTATAAGATCCTTATCCTTGTCCTCGCATAGGATATCAGTCTTAATCCATAGCCGATCAAGACGCCTGCGTATAAGATCCGTCTTAAGATACTTGCGACTAAAATTGTAAGTGGAAGGGCTACCTATGATCTTGATATCATATATACCGTCTGGGAGGTCAAGGTATTTGACATTACAATCATCGTAATTAAAGCAATTGAGACCTAGTGTTAAACTGGTAAAGGTATTGACCTGATTCTTGCCAAGAAACAACGTAACGGGGTCGGACATGCCCGGCGTAGTGATCTCGATGATCGCCTTCCTATCCTCCAGCAGCCCCCACTCGGACTCATCCAATACCTGAAGCACCTTGGGATCACGTGTCTCTAGCACCTGAAACGACAGCCTAATATCATTCATATTAACCTTCTTATCGTACCGGCACAAGCTATCGTCATAACGGGCTTGCATATCAAGATCCGGGATATCGGTATAATATGTCTTGACCTCATGACCGTTGATAAACACCGATGTTATCTGGCAAACATGAGACCTAGCGACATCGAAAAACACCATCCTTACATTACCCTCATAATCAACTCCTGATGTCGGGTATGTCAATATCTGGGTATTATACTCACCATCGTTACGCCTAGCCACGACAGTAATAACGATAGGTTTTTCTATATCGTAATCATCCATGATAATCCTAGCGGCGAACTTATCATGAATTATCTTCGGTATGATATTGATCTGATTCATTCGTATTTCTTTTTCACAAAGATAACTATAAAGACGAATCTTGAAAAATAGATCCGAAAATAATGATGGACGAATATGTTATCAAAAAAAAATGGATATATTCGCGTCATGGTCGGTTGGATGAGTGGTTTAGTCGGTGGTCTGCAAAACCATATACCTCGGTTCGAATCCGGGACTGACCTCTATGCTATTTGCATATCCTTTAAAAACTAATTAGAGAAGGGGCGATGAGAGATCATAGCCCTTTTTTTATGATATATAATTACAAAATCTTTGTCTTCTTCAATATATACACCAATACCAACAATATCATCAAGATACCAGCTACTATCCACACTATAGGCCATCTTGATTCCTTCCTATCATCTACGTCCTTAGATTTGATATTTGTCTTATTATCCAGATCCTTTATATCATTCCTTGTCTTATTAACTCCAAGGGAATCGGCTGTCACCGTGCTGTCCCGCCGGCCAATGACGATATGGGCGTCAGTCACGGACGATACCGGCCGCTCTCCCGTGGCGGGATCAATATCCTTATCCGTATCGAATTTCCTCTCAGTTATAACGATATCAGCATTAAGATCAGATGTCTTGATCTCTACGATCCTCCGATCCATGGCCTCATCTATCATCGTCTCTATCCTGCTTATTAGCCGGCTATCAATAGACGTGTCGCTAACCTGCCTCCTACTTCCGCAAGAGGACAGGAACAGCGACAGACCTAAACAAAAAACAGCCCTAAGACTTATCCTTAACCTCATCATCCGCAATTTTCTTTATATCGTCAAACGTCTCATCAGGTATGTTTTTAGAGAAGCCAAACATCTTGAATACGTTTATCCTATTGAATACAGCCTTGAACACCTTAACCAGATAAGCGTCAGCAAAAGCATCCCCTATCGTATTCAGGAAAAGCATAACATATCCAACAAGAGCTATATACACCCCATATTTGGTAACGGTAAGTATCATGCTAGCCTCCTCCTCGATCGGGTATAACGTCTTATATATAACACATAATGTCATTACTATAAAACAGGACAAAGCGAACTCCTTAAGAATATCAGTAAACCTGACCTCCCTAAACCATCTCTTGAAACTAAACCTCCTCCTACGGCTTCTACGGAGCTTCCAGCCCCTTATGCTTTGCGCTAACCTAGCTAAAAAATTAGCTATTAATACTATAAGTAATACAATCAATAAATGATGCACTGGCTGGAAGTAAGCCCAACAAGAGGCACCATACGCAAGCGCAATATTCCACAAAGCCCCTACTCGCTCTATCATGTCTTTGTCTTTCATTTTGTACCCTACTCGCAAAGTTAACCACTATACCATTAAGTACCTAAAACACCACGGCGTGTATACCGTTCCTAGTATCAAGGCTATCAAAATGCAACCAACCCACCTTCCCTTCAAGCCGGAAATGATATGGTAACATATCTTGATGATCCAAGATCAAGCCTCTAGCCTGTTCCGCCGTCATCGACTTGATATCAAAATCACCAGCCTTACCCAACACATGAGCGGATAGATAAACATCTTTCTTATCCTTAACTATCTGACAGATGTTGCATCTAAGACCACGTTGGGAAAACTGCCCTTGCTTATCCCAGTTATTACAATACATAGGCTGTTTGATTATATCCCTCCGTAATATAAGAAGATTATGGAGAAACGCTGTATCAAGAAACTGCCACGATCTGTCCTTCCACTTATTATATGTATGAGGACATACTAATTCCACTATATCAAAATACGAACCTAGTTCTTTTATAATACTATTTCTATCCATATTATCCGTTTTTTAAATAATGCAAAATAATAATACCACGATAACCTGATCCTCCTCGACCGCTCGTAGCCCCAATATTAGAAGCTTTAGAGGCTCCACCACCACCACCACCATAATAAGTGGCATTACCTCCATTTTCGCCATTAATAGTAACACCCTTAGTATCCTCAGCTCCAGCCCCATCACCTCCTCCGTGATTGCCACCTTTACCTCCGGATAAAAAGCCTTTATCCCATCCTCTTGTATAAGCTCCCGATCCACCACCAGCGCCCATAGGATAAGGGTATCGGTCAGGATATTTGTTATTAAAAACATATGATCCATCTTGCCCTGGATTTCCCGGGGAAGGATCATTACCATCCCCTTCAACTCCATATCCGCCTCTTCCACCTTTACCGGCAATAGCCTGATATATACCGAATATACTATCACCACCTATATCTCCTACAACCACCCTATATGTAACACCTGGATTTACGGATATAGTCCCAGTCAGTACACCACCTCCGTTACCTCCACTCCCGGCATTATATATATCGGAATATTCTCCATTAAGACCTCCGGCGACCAACGCGAACTCAACCTCATAGACCCCATCAGGAACCGTCCAATATCCATTATCCTGAGGAGATAATTCCTCGAATACCTCTATTACCTTCCTTTTGGGTAACATCCTTCTTCTCATCATAAGGCAAATAGGATTTTACCCCCCCCCCAATTTAGTTTTAAAATATTGATATTCATAATATTATTCTGGTTTAATCGTCCATCTCTGGGCGTAGTTATTTTTTAGCACATATATCTTCTCCATAGGTGTAGCGGGAGACCCGTTGGACGAGCCTTTCACGAATCCCTCTGGGGCCTGCTCCGTGCCGGAAGGACGCTGGTTTTCGGTTGGATAAGCAGCAACATACATGCTTACCGAAAGACTATAGAACTGGTTCCTCTTCCCATCCTTAGCCACGGATGTCATAGTAATCTGATCCCATCCTACAACAAGGTCGTAGAAAGAGTTCACGAAATCATCTGATCTTTTTTGGCTATGAGTGGATGCATTCACGTTAAACCATGTAATAGCCCTCATCTCATAAATATAATCCGGAAGCTTATCCATTCTAAGACTATTGCTATGAGCTGCAATGAAACTAGTAAGATGTTCCAATCCCCTTCCAGACATATTATCATCATTCCAACCCGTCCTCCTTTCTCCACTTACCCAGTCATCTAAAAAATAAAAATCAGTAATGTTAGGATTTATCTTATCTACCTCGAAAGAAGGAAGGGTATTTATATCAAAATAATTCCACATATCAGAAGGGCCAGGATGTATTTTCAACGAAGTTAATTTAGGAAGATCATTAAACTCCTTTATATACCTATCCAAATAACATGAAGACAATTCAAGGGTTTGAAGATTTTTCATATTCTTTATATTCCTTATCCCGCTAGATTCTATATCCCTAAGATCAAGCATATTAAACATATTTAAATAATATACCTCTGTCTTACTGGTTATAGCCTCAGGAATTACGGTCATTCTTTGCCCTATATTTTGAAGATCGATATAAATTAACTTTTTGGATCTTGACAACTTGTCTACAGGTATACCGTCATTAACATACAGCGTATGGGATACGACCAAAAACTCAAGTCCTGGTATATCCACAATCGGGAAAGATGTCATCTTGCAAACTTGGATATTGGCATAATAAATATCACAAGTAAAATCTATCGACACAGCCCGTTGTACGTCCCTCCTCCCATCAGCGTAAGCATGATTATCTATAGGTACGTATTGCGATCCATCCTCCTTCCTGAACCACCACGTAGTATTGGGATTTTTCCTATGTTGTATTGCCAAAGAACGGAATATAATACAATAATTATCCCGCCCTTGAACCTTGGTCATAGGAAACTGCTCCTTTATTCCATCCCCCCAATCCACATTAGCCATACCGGGCTTTCTGGATCTAAACTCGACAAACGTATTATAAGGATTACCAACGACAGGATCAGGTACATAATTATAATCATCGGTATAATAATTTCTAAGTGCCCTATCCCATGTGGTGAACCACACGAACTTGTTGGATGATGCCTCGTATTTATATAATGTCTTAGCCATTACCTATCTTGTTAAAATATTCTACAATAACATTCCTGTCCAATCCCATAGAATCACACAAATACTCCCCTTCTGGTTGACCCCCAAACGATAATACCTTATCCGTATCATGAGCTAAAACATCTCCATTGCCTACAAAGGTACGCCCATCGTCAAATACAATAAGCTTATATGGCTTATACGACCTCGTGTCAATATCAGAAGATCGTATTGACCTTAACACCGAAGCCTCTGGCGCCATACTAAACCTCCATCCATAATTATTCATAAGCACATAAACCATCTCCATAGGAGTCGACGGAGAGCCATTAGACTGACCCTTTATAAAACCAGAGGGAGCCTGTAATACGCCACTAGGTCTTTTATCATCAGGATAGGAAGCTGAATACATACTTAGATACAATCCATAAAACTGATTTCTTTTGCCATCGGAAGCAGAGGAAGACATAGTGAGATAATCAAACCCCATCACCCTCTCATATAATGTCGATATAAACGTATCACATCGAACTTGGGTTGACAAGCTGCGATACATATAAAAGCTATTCATAGACCTCATCTCATATATATAATCCGGGAGATTACTTACATCTATATTACTATGACTGTATGAAGCGTCGATACGCTCAATGTTTCCCAATCCCTTACCGCTCATATACGGATGCCAACTCACGACAGATCCATACCATCTATTTATATGATCGAAAATCTTTAAACTAGAATTTATCTTATCCACCTCATCCATAGCCGGGCATGTGTTAGGATCAAACGATGATGTGGCATAACCAGGACTTAAATACAATTCTTTTAAATTATTGAATGATAACCATTCCTTAGGATATAACCTTACCCTTCCACCAGCTAAATGCAATATCTCCAAATTAGGCCACATGGAAGGGAATTTCCTTATATTGGAAGCTTCGGTATCACTAAAGTCAATAGACTTGGACAAATTCAGACCTTTCAATTTAGTTAGTCTATTCCAATCCTCCGGGATGGACGTCAACGTATCCACACCAAACTCACTTAATGTTATACGCTCTATATTTACCGATCTCATTATCCTATCCTTTGGTATATCTGTTATGGTACGATCCCCAGGAATACTTATAATTATATTGATAAGGCTAGGCATATCAAGTATAGGGAAACCTACCATCATAATCCTATAGGATTCCATCTTCGTAACATCATTGGTAAAAGACATGGATATCACACGCTCCTTATCCATGCCATCATCATAAGCATGATTGGGGGCGGGAACATACTCACTCCCATCCTCTTTGTAAAACCACCATGGATGACTGTCTGGATTCTTACGATAACTTATATCCCTTCTCCTGAACATCAACCTATATTGACCATATATAGATCCACTCCTAGCCTTTACAAAAGGGAATTGCTCTTTACTCCCATCTCCCCAATCAACCTCGCACATGCCGGGAGTATTAGAATAAAATCCTATAATCTCATTATAATTATTACCATCCAATATAGGATCAGGCACATCATCAGTAGTATCATTCCTATTAACGCCCCTAAAAGCGTATTTACCCTTAGTAAAAAAGGTTATAGACCCTTTATTCGTATCCTTACATATCAGCCTCATACCTCTCCCTCCTCTATTCTCCTGAAATACTCGACAACCGGTGAACTGTCCAATCCCAGATCGTTACAGATATCTATAGCCTCGTATTTGTCGGCGAAATTATACTTACTCATATTATCATCCAATACATCTCCGCCGAACACGGATACATGGCCGTCCTTTACGCCAAGGACGAAAGGGGTGATCCTAGCCTTCCCAGCCCGCCTTGCCCTCGTAAGGGCGGCCTTAGAAGCCGGGGCAGGGGCCAAGACCCATGTCTGCCCGTAGTTATTGGTAAGCACATACACCTTCTCCATAGGCGTCGTAGGATTACCGTTGCTAACACCCTTATCAAACCCCTCAGGGGCTTGATAAACGCCAGATGGTCTCTTGTTGGTAGGAGCTGCGGAAGTATATAAATCTAAGGTGAGTTTATAAAACTGATTCCTATTACCGTCAGAAGCCGTCTGTGACATCGTTATATAACTCCACGACATTATCTTATCATAAAATGTATTTACGAATGTATCAGCCCTCTCCTGCGTATTTATAAATGTACCACCATCACGCAAAGTCCATATCCTAAATTCCCTTACCTCATACAACCAATCTGGGAGATCGTCTACCGGTACCGTGCCTGAATTACAATACGTGCCCTGAATCTTATTCAACTTACCTTCTACTAGATCTTGTTTCCATGAGCTACCACTACCCATAAAAGTAACGCCTGTCTTATCATCTCCAACCTTATCCACCTCATCAAATACAGGTATATTATTCCGATTGCTTATAATGCTTATACCTTTTGCTGGAATAGAATTAAAAGCCGGATCATAAGAAGGGATGTTACACCAGTTGAAGTTAAATTCAGTAAGATTCTTCCATTCAGAGAATCTTCTCCAATTAGAATCAGGATTATCAGCGAAATTAAAAACGAAATTACACCCAAAACACTTCAATCTTTTCATTTTTAAAAACCCCTCCGGCCAATTATCCCAAACACCAGGGTGAGAAAAAGACCCCATCTGTATATTACGAAGATTAACGCTCTTGCTTATCCTGTCATATGGGATATCTCCATTTTTTAAAACGGACCTGACCATAGCCAAATAAGTTATATTAGGTAGATTAACTACAGGAAACTCATGGAGGACAATACCCTCCATATTGAACTCCCCATCGATTACGTTAGAGAACCTCATCGTAACCTCCCTACGCCTGATATCGCTATACTTATGTGGAGGAACCGGTATATACTGAGATCCATCCTCCTTCCTATACCACCATGTAGTATCGTCAGGATTCTTTTTGTACTCAATATCTAAAGACCTGAATACTATCCTATAACTACCGTCAGATATCTTGACCAAAGGGTATTGATCCTTTGTCCCGTCACCCCAATCGACGTCCACGAATCCTGGATTGTTTGCCGAGAACCTGAGATTACGATTAAAAGCATCATAATCTACTATCGGATCAGGCACATAATCAGCATCCTTCCCATTATAACAAGGGAACCTATCCTCGTTAACATAAAACGTCACCGAGGACAGGGCCGTATCATATCCTACTAAAAATCCCATATCAACTAATTGAGGTTATATCATAAGACACCCATTCCTTGTATCCGTTAACCATCTCATATACCTTGTTGATGGTCTTGCATACGACAGCGAATCCGATATCCACGTTAGGGAACTTCTCGTTAAGCTCATCTATAGTAAGCTCCTTAGTTATACTCTCATCCCACTTACGCATCTCCTTTACCTCCATAAGGATCGGTTTACCGGTTACTTCTACGCTCATCACCCATTCTCCCTCACGGTTGGCATCCGCCAGATCCGGGAAGATAGTAACGCCAAACAACTCCGTGAGCACGAACTCATCGCCGTTCCGGGTAAACGACACCGCCGCTCCGGGGGTCAAGACTACCTCGTTCACCGCCAGCATACTCACCAGCTTCTTGGCTCCCCCTGATACAGTACCATTCAACACGACAGTCACGTTACCCGTAGCGCTATTAACAAACTTGATATCATTCTTCTCGCTATTTATAGCCTGTAACCTAGACCCAGATACGATATTTACGATCTCATAATTCTTGTCGTAAGTGCTCTGTAGCGTCACATTACCGTATTTAGTATCGATAAGGGTAATCCACTTAGCCTTACCACCTACTATCTCTACAAGCTTATAAAACACATTATTCCCGTCAGCGTCAATCCACCTAGCTATAGCTCCCGGAGCGAAATTAGTTACCTCCCGATCTTGGGTATAACTTATAGTGCTTTCCGTAGGCTTGTTAGACAAAGTAACGTAAAGACATTGCTCTACGTCAGCCTCCATCTTGACTATCCCAGCACCATCGTAATAATAATCAGGTACGTTTTTATCTCGTATCAACAAGATGGTACCTTCCTTAAGCTTATCGGCGTTAGTTGGATCATCCACGAAAGACTTCATCTGGATATAAGAATCGAAGATAATAGACGTACTCTTATCCTCTATCTTCTGATTGATATCATTGACAATATTATTAATCTCGTCTTTCGTATAATAAGGAGATAAATCAACCTTCGGACCTTCCTGCTCTAAAGCCTGAGTTCCATCCCACCAATAATCAGGTACATCCTGCTCCCTAATCCAGAGGCTGTCACCCACACGGAGCTTAGCCGTGTTCTCCGGGACCGCCAGCCACTCATTCATGGCATCGACCGTATCAAAGATATACGCCGTGTTCTTGCCCTCAGCTATACGTCTTACGACAGCCAACTCGCTCTCGACATCGCTAAGTCTTTCCTTTATATTATTGATCTCTCGCTCTAACTTATCATAATTATCCTCCTGATCTATAGCGTCGCCGATGGACATATAAACCTCGTTAGTGAGCTTATTGTAGGTAACACGAGCCACCTTCTCGTAGGATGTCTTATACGTAGATGAACCCTTACTGGTATGACAAACAAAATCATACGTATTTTGATACACCACAGATCCACCGGTATTGATGAAATTATATCCATCTTGGCTCATCGTACCTCCCTTGTATCCAACAAGTTCAAAAGAACATTTACCCGTACCTTTAGATCCAAACCATGTAGCGTAGGCCATGAAATACGTCTCTTCAGGTAGGATATCATAATATTTAGCCCTTAAATCCTTCACCGACATCCAAACACATTCCTTACCAGAACCGGTATTATCACCACCCCATTTAAGAACTTCTCTAACAGAGCTATCTCCATTTCCGGGGCCAGACCAACCTACAGCAAGATTATCTATGGTGGGAACATTAGAATTAAGGGCTTCCGTCATCGTGTCCAAGTCCCTTCCGGAACTTGATTCCCATAAATATCTGAACGTCACAAAATCAACATCCCCGATCTTAATGCCTCCGGTATTACTAGGATATGTTTTTGTGACTAACTCATAATACCATTTACCGTCACGGAAAGTAACCCTTATCCTCTCTACTTGCTTGGGGGATATAGAGACATATGATCCGCCAACAGAAACGTTATCGCCATCAACCGCACGGGAAGTCCCATCCTTTGGATCCTCAGGATCCACGGGGGTGTAGATCGTAGCCTGCTTATCTCCGGCATTGATAACAACTATATAATAGCTGTCCCCATCAAGACCCTCATCATGAGCCATGGTTACAAAGCCCTGCTCGCTATCCGGCCTCCATTCAACGACAACCATATGCTTATCCATAGGTATACCGGAAACGCTGTTAACGTAATTGGTTGACGACATGAAAATGGCATGATCATCATAAGCCTCATCAACACGTTGATGCTTAGTAGCCAATCCGTCAAGACGTGATATCTCAATGGGGTCAGTTACCTCGACCCCATTATAATCATACCACTTATATCCTATCATCGTATTCTCACGACGATATTTCCTTTTTCTTACGACCTGACCTCCAGCTAGGGCGTCAATCATAAAATAATCATTACATACTTTAACCATAGCCGTTCAGATTAACAGGTTTGACATAAACAAGCCACGATAGTAGCGCCATCGGGGATGGAGGTCAGCGTAGTCCCTACCGGGTAGGTCGGGGAGGATGACTCCATCACCATCAACGACATCCGCTCTACGACCATATTGTTATCAATCAACCGACTTCCCTCCACATAGAACCGGCCATCGGCCACCTCATAGCATTCCCGCACCGGGACCATATGCCTTTGGCTCTTATCAGCGTAATCACAGATCGTCACCTTAGCCCCATCCGGTATAGACGTAAGCTCATCACCTACATTATAATCAGGATGATCAGAGTACACGACATACAATATAGACTTAATATCCTGTAACGCCGGATTGACTGTCCTGAATCCCTTCAAATGTATCTTATGACCACCGATCTCATAACAATCATCCACGTCCATGATATTAAGATCACAACTGATAACCGTCCAGCCGTTAATAATCGTCTGCGTAGGGGTAGTATTGATAGGATGATCGGGGTCGGTAGACTCAACGATCTTATAGTCGAAAGTCTTTACATCCAGATTTCCGTTCAACGACTCCTGTCTCCTGATCTTCACCGTACCCTTTCCGGTATCATAACAAGTCTCAGTGGTATCGATAAGTCGATCCATATAATCCGGCTCCTCGCATTCGATACGAGTGAAATTAGATGGCAAAGAGGTATATTGAGTACCAACATGGATATCATTATCTGTAGAACTCAATACATGATGATTATACGACCTAACATGATTTAAAGGGTTGATAACGTAAGTGGATTTAATCCTTACCGATCCTCCCGGTGTCGAGTAACATTCTACCGCATTTCTGGTAATACGATCATCCAACCTTTCTAGACCACACCTTTCACGGATAAAATCCGCAGGAATATTATTTATCCTACTCCCTAGCCTATACCCATTATCAGACGAGTCCACAATCTCCCAGAACTGGTTTCTTTTCCCAAGATCACCGTCATAAGACACCACATGTCTCATGCGTACGCTTCCGGCTGATGTCTTGTAACACTCCTCGATATCAATAGGCATCCTATCTTCCATATCCGTGAAATCACAAGACACCAAAGAGAATCCGTCCGGGAGGGTAGCCAGTTCGGCCCCCGGAACGAAGCCGGCGTCATCCGATTCAAGCACCTCGAAGCGGACGTATCTTGCCTTTATCTTGGAGTCATAAGAAACCAACCTACGAAGCTTGACATTGCCATTGCCTCCGTCATAACACTCGACATAAGACCTGATGTCACGCTCCTCCATATCGTCGAAATCACAGACAGTCCTTACCCACGTATCTGGCAAGGAACTGAAGCTGGCGCCCTCAGGTTGTGACGGGTCGGTAGTCTCCAGGACTTTATAGCTCTTATCCCTAACTCCTATATTCCCGTCCCATGACGTGAGAACCTCCAGCTTCACCTTACCGGCCGGTGTCTTATAACATTCTACAGTTACCTCAATATCCCGGTCCTCCATATCCGTGAAGTCGCAAACAACCTCAACCCAGTCATCGCTTATGCTGGTGATAAACTTACCTACCGGATTATCAGGATCGGTACTTTGCTTGACGCGATACCATTCCTTTCTGGTACCCATCTCGTAATCAAATATCTTATATCCCTCTATCTGCACCCTTCCGGTTCCGGTATCAAAGCATTTAAGCACCGGTATTATCTCCCTTTGGGTCATGTCCGGGAAATCACATACTATACGACTCCATGTATCGGGTATCTTATCATACTCCGTACCGATAGGATTGCTATCGTCAGTCGTATTTACCACCTCATAATGGGATACCTCCGGGTTCAGGCGGGGGTCTACCGACTCAACGCCCTCGATCTGGACCTTGCCCCCTTCCGTGGCGTAACATTTACTTACGAATATCAACTCCCGATCGGTCATCTCCGCTATGCTGCAATCTATAGCTACCCACTCGGCAGGAATCTTATCCAATTCCGTACCAATAGGCGTATCAACATCTGAAGAGTTGATGATAAATATCTTCTCGGCCAATATCTCACCCTTATTATTCATATAGGTATGGATACGAGCCTCTACCTGACCTCCCGGAGTACGATAACATTGGTTGACGATCGACACACGGGCGTCCTTGATGTTAATGAACTGATAGTCCTTTTTAGGGACCTCGCTTACAAGTCTCTTTACTCCTTTATCATCGAAGTACACGTAACACCCGTCATTCCTCATCATGACCGGATACGTCTTTCCGTCTATGACAACACCTGAGAAGTCATCTGGCGGAACGGAGAAACCCATGCTACCGAAGATGGAAGCAAGTCTCTTTAAATACTCATTTATCGCAGACATAATATCATATTTTAATTCTACTGCCTCAAAGATAACAAAAAAGGGAAGAAAAATGAATCTCTCCCCTTTAGGAAATATATGAACGCAAAAAAGGTCGTTCTTATTTAGGTTCGGTCACGATAGCCGGTCCAAGACCAGCGGCAGCTCCGATCATATTGATCATCTCCTGAACACCCTCATGAGCGCCATAGCGTATACGTAAGATCAAGTTAACCGGATCATCGGCGATAACCTTTCCGAATCCTTGAGCGTATCTATGAGGATTAATCGTGATCTGGAAGTCCACGTATTGGGCTGTTTGTTCAACACGGCTGTATTCGTTCATGAATGTCCGTCCCATGAAATCCTGATGTTTCGGGAAGCCGTTGAAATGAGCGTAACCCTTCAACTCATCATCCATCATATTGCCGCCAACATGAGTACGCGGGGCTTTGCTAGACAATCTCTCGAAGTGAAGCTGATCCCACCAAATGGGGGATCCCTCATCAAGAGAATCAGGATAACCACCGCTAGCGCCAACGATCTCAACGCTATCCTCTACATAGGTCATTTTATCCATCAAGCACTCTGACGGAGATAATAACATTTCCTTGCCACGGAAACGGATACCGCACTTGCAGTTAGTGCCAAGTTCCTGAGCCGATTCCAGTTTCTTCCACATACGGTTGCGGTAGGACGCCGGAGCCTTGCTGGTGAATAATCCCTCGAACACCTTGTCGCACTCATCACACAACATGTTAGTATATACCGTTGTCTGGAAGCTATGCTGGCAAGCCGCAGGAGTACCGTAGTCAGTGATCTCCAGTTCCGGGAAAGCCTGTTTGATTTCCTCCAAAGCACTGTTTCCGCACTCATCATCCGGGATCGTGATATAATACTTCTCGGTGGATACCTTGCAAGAACCACAAGCTGACCATGAAGCGGTACGAACCGTAGGATTCTCGCACATATCGGATGTCTTAGCCACATAGTAGATAATAGCCGTAGGATTAGCCTCCACGAAAGTAGAGATCTCCTCATCCGTCAATTTCTTGGAAGTAGCGGCAATATACAAACCTGATCCCTTGATCTGGCTCATCTTATTAACCGTATCAGCTACCACATTAGGTAAAGACTCTACCGTAGTAGACATATCAACGCCGTCATCCTCCAATGAAATGGAATACAGGTATCCGCCCTTAACCTCAGTATAGCTAGGCGGGCATTCCTCGCATCCTTTCATGATAGAGATCAGACGTTGAGTATAGTCATTAGGCTTAGCCCCTTTCTTCATCACCTTATAACGTGACATGCTGCCGTTGATGCTCTCACGAACGATCTTCAATCCCGGGTACTGGGCACGAACCTCAGCCAAGGCAAGGTCATCACCAGTATCGCAAACCTCCATACAATAGAAGTTCACGTCCTCCGTCTCAGGCTCCGTAGCCTCGTTAGTACATCTTGTAACCGGAGTGATATCAATATAATCAGATACCTTACCACCACCAGCGATAGGCTGGTTCTTCATTCTCTCGATACATTTCAGGACGGCTGGCAACAAATCAACCTCCTCGCAAGGATCGCACTCCTCGCATTGATTTGGAGTATTATCACAATCATCCAAAAGGATAGCGTCATTGATCTCAATACGACCTCCCTCATAACCAAGAAGCTCGAAAGCCCTGCCGGCGAGAATCAAGCGGATAGCGATACGGTCGCCCTTGGATACGGAGAAAGCCGTGTCATCAGACACACCGTTGTATCCTAAGATAACATCATCGACATAAGCATGATCTTTCTTCGGCCAAGAAGCGTAAATCTCGGTGATCTCATTCAACGAGAACAAAGGCGTGGAAAAATCCTTATCATATATAGAGCGGGAAGCCGCTTGTTCATTACGACCGATACGGATCTCATAACGCTTATCATTACGAGGCTTACCGGTAAAGTCAATTACGGCCTTGCAACCGTTCTCGGAAGTATCTTTAGTATCGTAAATACCGATCTGTCCTTCCTTTAAGAAGATGGAGTCGACATCCACCATCTTAGCGTGCGGGGGTACGAAAAGTACCCGGTCTTGCGGTCTGTGCAACATATTATCAATTTTTTAATTTAAAAATCATTTACCTAACGCAAACATAATCATAAACAACATCACCGCAATAAAATAAGGTCGTGAGTATACGACATAATATAATGTTTACATTTTATGTAAAACAAAAAGCCTACCCGTTCCCGAGTAGGCTTAATGATCAAACTAACGGTGTTTATTTAAAGGAAGCCACATTATCCTTATCCATCCTATATCTACTTAGTTCATTCTCGTTAAGGTTGAATTGCTTGGCGACCATATCCAGAATCTCCTCCACCAAAGGATCGGGCAGCTCAGGGTCGATGTCCGTGGACCGCTCGCCGGCGGCGTTGATGTACCCGGCCAGATCCACCCGTACCGGATTCCGGTAGTAGGTCATCCTGACCTCTTCTGTACGGAAGCCGTCCTCATACACCACGACCTTCCCGTCACCTATGGTGTAGAACGTTTCCCGATAGTCAAAAGAAGGTTTATTATTATCATCCCCAAGAAGCTCATGGACATTCTCGTTCTTAGCCTCCCACATGACAAAATCTCCAACCTCACATCCATTATAAGAAAACGCTCCTTTTATATTTGAGAACCATAAATAATCATCAGGAAGACCGAATGATGTCGATTCGGGGTCATCAATATGATTGATCTTATTAAGCGATTTCCAGTATACCAGAAGAGTTTGTATAGATCGGATGGTCTCATCATCCTTTCTATTAAGATAGTATCTTATCAACCTGTCCTGAGCCTCGTTGAACAAAAGCACGAACCTCCCGGGATCAAGCTTAATCCCACCATTGGCGAGATTCTGCTCATTCTTCTGCAAAGACCTTAGATACGCTTCTTGGATCGTCATCGTCATTCCTCCGTATTAACCTTATCACCTTCACCTACGTCTTCCTTCTTCTTGACATCCTTAACCTTCTTGGTCTTATCGTCTATATTAGAAATAGACATAAGTTCCTCGTACTCATCCAAGACATTAGCCTTTACACTGATAAGATCTTTCTTGGTAGCCAAGAACTCGGCGGACGTACGGGTGTCAGGACCTATGATCTGACCATTATATTGCAAGCCAGATGGAGTCATGTTGATACGACCGTTACGTTGAAGGACATTTACGATACGATAGAACTCAAGAACTTCCTTGAAATCACCCTCCAATGAACGATCCCAAATATCAAGCAGATAATCGATGTTGGTCTTCTTCTCGTTCATCCAGTTTGATAGTGATCCGGTGTAATAATCATCCTCCGTAAAATCAGGACGGGTCACGATACCGATGTACAGAAGAAGGTCGATGACAGCCTGACGTTCCTTGTCACCTTTCTTAAGGGCGTTGATGAACTTATAGCTGATATTCATCTTATTGATCTCACGCTGCTGAACGAAATCCTTGGCGTTGTCTTTCTCAATGAAACAGAACATGGAGTTCATGAAAATAGGATCACCATCCATTTCCTGAGGAGTCAACATGCCAGAAAATACAGCCAGATATAAATAAAATAACTCAACGGTATTAGCCGTGTTATAAACCTTACCCATATAGATCTTGTCTTTAGCATCATCCCAAAACTCGAAATTGGTCTGGGAAAGATCCTTCTGGGAAATATTCTCAAAAGGCTTCATTATATTATTGACACGCTGATCAACCAACTTATCAACCTCATCCTTATCCATGCCATTATAACATCTTGATCTTGGATAAAAACCGGTATTGTAAACTTCTGAGAAATCATCCCACGGGCAACATACGTGAGTAGCATTCTCCGGGAACGGAGCCTTGGCTATATTGGCGTCTTGGAAGGCCTGCGGAGCGCTTCCGTCGTGTTTACCTACTACCTCATACAAGGTATCTGACATGATATTGAAGCCGTTTACCTCGACCAATACCTTCTTTGATTTTAAAATCTCTTTCATTTCCTTATTTTTGCGTTACTTTCCTAAAAAAAGAGGAGAGGAATATCCTCCCCTCTAAAAACCAAATTACATATGAAAAAAAAACTTAGCCGAAGTAGTTCGGTTGAAGCTCGATAATCAAGAACTTGCTGTTATCCATAACCCAAGCCGCTGAAGCTGAGTGGCACCAGAATTGCTCTTTCATGCCCGGCAAGGATGATACGATCTCATTACCGTTAGCTTTGTGTGCCCAACGACCATACTCATAACCCCACCACATGCTTACGCCTTCTGGCTTGATATAGAATACGTTGTTATTCATATTACCCAACTTAGCGTTAGCCGTATTAGGAATAGCGGAATACGCGTTAGTCGATCCAGCGTCAGTGATATTCTCAATAATACAAGAATAAGAGGATCTAGGATACATGCCATTCACTAACTCGCTACGATCTGTCATGTCAGCGTAATCCAAAGAAGGATCGTGCTCGAACTCTACATTTCCGATGCCGGGAAGGAAAGCTCCCTTAACCTGTACCGGACCTAAGATCATAGCATCATTAGTACCAGAGATAGGATTAGAAGGCAACATACGATCACTACCCATACCCCAGCTCAAATTACTCAACGTAGTAAAGAAAGCCTCTCTAATCAACTTCTCTAAGTTGACCATAGCCATAGCTCCTACCTTGAACTTAATCTTACGCTCCGTAATAGGAAGATCTTGACGACCACGGAAAATATAAGCTGCAGCAGCCATAAGAGTATCCTTAGTAATACCCATCGGACGACTATAGTAGATAGTATAACCACGGCGAAGCTGACGGTAGATACCCTCATTTAAATGGATAGGGCCATTTTGATCCATGATAATACCACCTTCTTGCCACATCAACTGTCTAGCTTCCAGCTTAACCAACTCAGCCATACAGAATACCTCCAGCGTGGACGCTACCTTAGCCGTACGTAAATCAAGCCTACCATTAACCGTCCTACCGATAATAGCCAAATCAGGAATATTGCCCTCATACTCGCTTCTCATAGCATTCATACGACGAAGAGCGGTCTCCACGAACTCTGAAGTGCTATTCTGGGCGGCCTGCATGGACTTCATACCAGCATACATAGTGGTCTCACCCTCAACGCCACGGTGGTTTCCTAAACGGAATTCACAAGTCATAGAACCGGCCTTGTCAGCTCCAGATACCTTAGAGAACTGGGTACTGTACTCACCAAGAGCATGACCGATCTTCCAGTAACGGATACCCGGACGTAATTTCTCTTTAGGGAAGTATTTAGCCTTACCGCCAATAACACGACCCCAATAACGTGTCAAATCTCCTTCTGTCTTAGACGGAATCTCACCTGAAATAAGAATATTACAGCCGTTAGCGGCGTCATAGGTAATGACATCATAAGCCGTAAACTCAGAGGTATTCAAAACGATATCAAACAAGCTACCGTCAATACCCGGTTTCAGATGATGAGTCGAAGTATCCTCCGCCGTAACTACAGCGAATGTCTTTGTAACGGGAAGATCATAACGGAAAGAAGCACCGATACCGTTAACGGAGATCGTAGCACCGTTATTAATCATACCCATATACATTGGGACAGGATAGTTGGCGATGTTAGAGAACAGGTTCAACATACCAAGGAAATTCTTGTCCGGATTCTCATAATACCAGCTCGCTAATGAGCCTAGGTTATGCTCCACGAGCGAAGTCTTATAGTTCTTGGCGTCGGTGAAGGCGATAACGTTATCACCATTCACGGTAGCCGGAAAACTTTTTGTTAAAAAAGGATTCATAATTATCTATCTTTTAATGTTATACACTCTTTGATCCACTCAGATCAAGGAAGTTAGCCTCTATAGTATCATTATCGATATTATTCTTATTTTGCTTTCCTCCCTTATTGCCAGAAAGAAGAGTGATGGTCTTCTTATTGACCTCCATCTTAGCCTTGTTAGTCTTCTGTTTAAGAAACTCGTCCTTATTCATCAAGAACAAAGCCAGATCAGCGGCCATGTCCGGATTCTTGATAGCCTCCGAATAAGCTTTATCTATAGCCGTATGACCTTGATTGTCTATCGGCTTGGTAACGAAATCGACAGCCTTACCTATCATCGTGTCAGTCAACTGGAATCCTGAGCTTATAGACGTCTTAAGACCTTTCTTATAGATCTTCATCTGCTCAATCAACTCCTGTTTCCTTTTCTCGGATTTTTTCTTCTCCTCCTCGATAAGGTTATCCATCTCCTTTTTCAGGATATCATGGAACTTATTGGCCTTGGACTCAATGAACTCATCACCCTTGCCAATCATCATCTCCATATTATCCTTTATCTCGTCTTCCGGCATACCCAACATCTTATAATAATGCTGGATGACCGCAAGCTGATCATTCTTGTTGCTCATATCAAGGTTGTCCAAAGGCGCCTGAATGTTCTGATATTGGTTTAGAAGCTGACCTACGTTACCTCCAGCCTTATCCACCTCTATCATCTTCTTCATGAAGTCAGACATAGAACCGGTATCAACCTTATCCTTCAACAACTCATCGGCCTTATCCTTGATCAACCCCTCCACTATATCAAGTAAATCATCTTCTTTTGTGATAGTAGAAAGATCGACTGGCTTATCATCTACCATAATATCAAGGTTATCGATACTGTCGATGATACCTCTGGCGGCCATCTTTTCCAAGAAAGATTTCCCGTTAAACACTGATACCACGTTATTATTATCAGTACCGCCTTCGCCAAAGGAATCTGGGTCTGGGTTGGTAGCGTCGCCGCCCTTATCCCCGCCACCTTCAGCCGCTCCGCCGTCGGCAGGCTCTTTATTGGTATCACCTATAGGATTACCATCCTTATCATATTTACCCTCGATATTATTCTTATCGCCATCACCGTCACCACGGTAAAAAAGTTCCTCGACACTCATGGTCTTAAAACCCTTAGCGAAATCACCCATGTCATTCATACAATTTCCTTTTTTGCTTTTTACAAAAGTATTATTAATCCAATTACCAATTAAATCAAACCCATTATAGTATATGACAGAATTTTACGCCAAAATGATTACAGATTTTGTAAAAATATTTACAAAACTTGTAATCAATTCTTGTTTATTATTGACGTAAACCTATCTGTATCAGAACGTTTGTTTCTAGCGTCTATCTCCTTTTCTTTTAATTCCAACTTTCTTTTCTCTATCTCCTCACGAGATCTTCGCTCAGCCTCGGCGTTAGCCTGTCTGGTTCTCATATCCTCTTCCTTGATATCAAGATCTCTTTCCCTTAAAGCCCTATCAGCCATAGCCTCGACATAATCCATGCCTTCAGAGTTGTTCTCGGTCCTAGCCGCTTGACCGGCGGCCATTATGCTCTTACCCCTTAAGTCGAAGTTGCCCTTGATATAAGCCAGCTCCTTATCCTTCTCATGCTCATCATTACGTGCCTGTTGCTCGGCCTCGGCTTGCTGCTGGACAAGTCGCTGTTGATTCTGGTATTCTTCTTGCCTTACACGATCGGCGTAAGATCTAGCATCCCTTCCGATCTGATTCATCTCAGCCGTTGAGTTGGCGCTCATCATCCTAGTGATATCAAGTAAGTCATTACCTAACGTATTTGTCTGTAATATATATTGTTTCAAATTCTCCAATTCCAGACGTTTCTTGGAATTAGAGACAGCCATAACATTAAGATGACGTAACGACAAGCTATTATCCGTAAGACTGATGTAAGCCAAGGAAAGATCGCTGTTTCTGTACATCACGGTCCAATCGTATCCTTCCTTCTGACATACTTGAGCCACGGCTAGATGAATATCCAATGTCCGTTTCTTGAAGTCATCGAAATCATTAAAATAAGTCTGGGTCTGTAACATGGTAGCGTTAACCCCCTGTTTTATGCCCGTAGAACTCTCGTATCTAGTTGACTGACCCATTGCCTGCTCGGATATTCCTATCATCCTATAAGCCATCATATAGGCGTAAGACGCCATTTCCATACGGGATCTTATCTGATCCGTATTAGTAAGATCATATACACCAAACTGATTATATATGCTACTCATCTGCGGATTCTGGTAAGGATTATTCGTATCATTGCCACCTACGCCCATAAACGAGACGGACTTCACGATCTGCATGAAAGTAGCTAAAGCACCCTTCTTGTCCATCATATCCTTATATTCAGTAGGCAAGAATCCAAGGTCGCCTAAGAAGAACTTACCGATCTCCTTCTCGGCGTTATTGTATAGCTGATTCATAGCAAGGTTATACATCATCTGGAACGGCTGTATGCGATCAGCGAGACTAGCCCCTATAAATCCCGAAACCGGAATGACATAATCATACAGACTGCTGTCACCATGTATCTGATGAGGTATTGGATCCCCACCGATATATATAGGCTTATCCATTAAATTACCTCCGGTGATCTTAACGCCAAACCTAACCTCAGGTACATACTCCAAGATATAGGTGTTCACCTCAGGATCACCAACGGCTTCGGCCATAACCCTCTTCACTTTCTTGATACCGTTCTTCTCCAAGAACTCCGGGAGCAGCTCATCGGTAACAAGCTCCTGATCCACCATCCCAGTCTCCGTCATGTAAGTTATTAAGAATACCGGTTTCATGGATACCCAATATCCCTCCATAACCCTAAAAAGGCGGGAATCTATCTCATATCTCTTGCCATTGGACATGTCAGAGTTAAAATAGCCAAATGGATGGAAGCGGGGCAAGAAGCGGGGCTGGGTGTGTTCCTCCCCGTCCGGCCCGAAGGTGTGGTACTCGCCCATCGGAACGCCGTAGTAATCCTCAGCGGCGACTATAGATTCATAGTCATGGTATCCCTTCCATGGGACAACCTCATTCTCGTACATACCGGTAATAGACGGTTTCTTTTTCTTCCAGTCATACCTAGCACCGTCATTAGATACCCATCCCTCATAATCATCGTCACCTCCCATAATCCGACGCTTGTCCTTGGCTGTCATCTTATGGCCGTATCTTGATATCAGCTCAACACCCTCGTAATAATGAATACGGCCCACATAAGATCCGTATTGCGGGTATTTCACGTCAGGATGGAATACCTCCATCGGACTCCATACCTCCGGACGGTAGTAATCGAAACCAACGAAATGATTCCGGAACATCTTTCCGCTAAGAAGACGATCCCGGAAATTCTCCCTGTCAAGCTCATCCATATAAAACCGGCTACGGTCAGCCTCGATCGTATGATCCCCCCATACCGCCGCCTGCGTCTTCCATCTTGTACTCATGAACCTCTGGATATCATCAGGGGTCATAGACGCTTTGGCCTGTTGGATTTGCTGAACATAAGCCTGACGCTCCTCCTCGGAATTAAACTCATTGTACGTAGGATCAAGACCGGCCTCCACAAGACGCTGATTAACGATAATATCCCACTGTTCTTGTATATGACGATGAAGTAAGTTTGACATCGTATCCTCATACTCACTTATAGCCATATCCCCTACCTCGTTAACCGTATACTTATCCTGTAGGTTTGTCAGCCATCCCTCAAAGGCATTTACGATACCACCTATTATATCATAATGCTTCAAGAAAGAAGGTATCCTTATATCGCTCCTTAGCTTCTGTACGTTCCTTAACTGAGGGATAACATCCGCCATCTCCATAAAAGATAACTTACCATCCGCCATCAGATAATAGTCACGGTACATCTGGTTGCGATCATACTGTTTCAACCCTATCGTCTCAAGAGCGTCCATACAATCCTCCTTCCATTTCCTGTTCTTTTTCTTCGTGGAAATAGCCTGAGGAGGTAATCCTAATAACGCTCCTTTTGCTGGAAACGAATGATCTCTATTAAACACTTCCATGATTATTCAATTTTATTTACAACAAAGATAGGCGTTTAATTGACATTCATTTACCTAAAAGCTCCTATAGATACCGATCCAAAGGCAGAGGCATATACCTCATGGTGTTTATAAGCGTCTTCCTTGCGGGCATTATTCATCTCCTCGATCTTCGATTTAGGCATGTAATTGTTATCGTCAAAATATCTGGCGAGAACCAACGCATGCCCGAACGCTATTATCCTATCGACGTTCAATCCGGGCTTATACTGTATTATCTCATCCAATAGGGCTATATCATCGATCAGCTCAATACCCTTGACAGTTATATCAAGACCAGTCTGATCATCATAACCAATAACGAAATCCTGCCAGCAATAATCCACTACGCACGAGAATAGCAGGTTCTGATTGCCGGGGGTCGGGTATAGCCCCAGCTTGCTGTTCTGCCGGGAGCCTGCCTTCACATACTTATTGGCTATTGCCTCACCAGCAAACAGAAAGAAAGACGCTGGCATACCGCTTTTACGGTTAAGATACTGCTCATACATCTGGTCAGCGTTCTCCATAAGGCATATAGCACCATATCCCTTCTGAAGCACCTCGCACGTACGGCAAAACTGATCTATGGATGATGGACGAGATACATAAGAGGCAACTATTCTATAGGCATAAGGATCTCGAATACCAACACGTCTCTTGAATACATAAAAAGCACCTAATGAGGGCGTATCCGACTTAGCCTGTTTGTAGGGATCGCTACCACTCACATATATAAAATCATCAAACCTATTGGATTGAGGCATCTCGAATATCTGGACAGGAGCATCAATAACACCTCCACTAAACGGAAAACCAGCTAGCTGTTTATTAGATTTCGTAGTACCAAGCTTATTGCCCGATTCAAGGAAAACATCACACAGCATGCCGCTATATTGACCTGACTCAAGAAGATCATTCTTATGCTTGATAGCGTACTCGACCGGGAATAGGTTCTGGGATGAGCTTAAAAAACAGTCGTCGATCGTAAATGGATAGAACATGGTATGAGAGGTATAAGCTACCCTATCTTTCGTAGATAACTTCTTCCGTTCCTCGTTAAGCTTATTGGTACTGGCTTCAAAATCCGTGGCATCAATCTTGATCTTATTAAGCTTCTTATCATCAGGTTTCCCCAAATAATCACCCAGACCTATAGTTCTCTTGACACCGGAGTTAGCCATCTGACCGGGGACAAACATCGCCCATTTCCGTTCTTTCCATGTTTTTCCTTTCATGGCTCTCCGATTTAAAATATCCCAGTCCATGACCATGAGATTGTATGTATCAGGATCAGAGAACATCTCCTGAGCGTCCTTGGATAGTTCCACCTCACCACCGGTACCAGCCAAGATAGGACTGAGACGCCAGCCATAAGGAGTGTCGTAGGACGGCATGGCGGCAGTGTACGGCTTCTTGATAGGTCCCTTACCTACCTCGTCGAAAATAGCCGTGGCTGGGGTCAGACCGGCAGTCTTCTGCGTGGATGTCTTCCTACCCATGTTGATATTGGCTATGGATATTATGGCATGAACATCACGAACCCCGTTGGACATACGCTTGCCTAAGGTGACACCAGAACTCCAATCGGTCTTGGTCCTGTTAATTCTGAAAAAAGGATGCACATGATCAAGCCCATACTCACAATACTCACCTATATTAGATAAATCGCTATCGCTGAAACCTACCACGGAATGACTAAGCCCGATCGTCATGGTAGCGTTCATCTGAAGAAGGGATGACATGATAGTCGTATTATGGGATACGACAAAATTAGTGGTAAGGAACTGATGGGACTTGTTATCGACCTCAATACAAGTAGCTTTATACTTCCCGTAATAATCTATATCGGATATCCTAAGCCTGTTATGGGTCTTAGATATATACATATCATCACCATCCATGACGCAATAATATCCCATAGACCAGAATATTCTTCTTACGAAGGATATAATATACTCACTTTTGTAAACGACCTTAAAACGATCGTCACCAGTACTTATGCCGCAAGCTATCTTCATGAATGAGCTTATAAACAACTCTTTCTGTTTTTTGGATGAATAAATAATATCATCCATCTCCTTATTGCTTAACTCGAAGATCCTGTCGGTAGATCCACAAAGGAAAGAGGCGGTCAGAGACCCAAGGAGCTGGGGCGACATCAGCCACCGCCGCTCGGGGAAATCCACGGCCTCCCCTATGTCTATGGTCATCTTATGGAAGTCAGAGTGGATGATACCCATGGTGCTCATGACTTTATAATCACCATGATATTTAACCTTCCACTGATGTTGACCGCAACATACTATACTGCGCCCGTCCTCAAACGTAACCTTATACATATCAACGAACCCTTGAGGATATACGCCTACTACAGTCGTAAGCTTACCATCATCGCCATATATGATATCCCCGATATCAGAGAACCCTATCTTCTTAGGCCCATAAGGAGTATATATCAGCTCCGAGTCCAGAAGGGCCTTCCCAAAACGACGGGTACCGAACATCCCTAACCCTTTCTTCTCCTGACGGGCACGTTGATACATCTCGGCGAAAAACCATTCATTATCACGTAACCGGCTGATAGCCGGAACACGCTCTCCATTTGGAAGGTCTTGAAATACGGGAAAGAAATTAACATGCCAATAAAGCCATGGAGGGATGAACGTACCGTTGATAGTTATCCCGTTCTTGACCTTATAAGCCTCCTCCGTGAAGAACTGCTTAACATCATCATCCTGATCCTCCCATCCGAACAGATCGTTCCATACAGGGGGATTCTTCATATTTACATAAAATTCTGGACTCGTGCTTAAACTCATGATCGCATATTTTTTAATACGGACTCTATACCTCCAGACACTTGTCCCTTACGTTCCTTCTTCTGGACATTGCTGACACTCCTGTATACATCCATGATCCCACTCTTCTCCATATACGAGTCATTCCATACGTTGATCTTATCGATCAGCTTGGATATGAAATCGAACGCCCTAGCCATATCCTCAGGCTTCTCCTTATCCCATGGATGCTTGGCGATATACGTCTTGGCGTCATCCACGGCCTTGGATATGACCTCAAGATTATCGTTTACCCGATCGACGTCCCTACTCGTCGGCTTTCGTCTTCCCTGTGGCATTTTCTTTTAATTCCTTAAATTCATTATACTGCTTCATAAGAAGCTCATAAGATTGAACAACCCCGATCTTACTTACTTCCGTCACGCTCATGTCATGGAACATATCCTCAAGCTCCTTGTCAGCATATCTAAGACGTTCCTTGTCATCATAAAACACGAATCCAGACGTTCTGTCTTCTATAATGCTCTTGGCGGTGGACGCATATGTCGTATCTAAATCCAGATCCATACCGAAGCTGGTAGCCAACTGGATTATGAACATCAACCTAGAATTGACTTTTACAGCCTCTATATTCAACATCTGTATCTTATGGGTCATCTCATGAAGAACGACAAAATCCTCCTCTTTTATCAACGAAGATGATTTAAGGGCTATCTTCTTAGTCCTATCTTCAATATCGCTATACAGACGCTTGCTCTCACGCTTTATGGCTATCCAATGCCTTATATGAGTATCCGCCTCTTCTTTAAGATAATCCCTGATCTCTTTTTTGATATCCTTATCCTCTTCCATTATAATCACACGTTATAATCATTATTATTTAATTCAATCTCATCACTGATGCTTTGGTCTATAGACCTCAATAAATCCCTGGTACTAACATCCCGCAAGAAGCGGACATTACCACCATTAGCCCTAGCTATCCTCCTTAAAGCGGAGTAAAGTATATCACCCAACGAATATTCAGGCAACTCACGGCATCCGACTTCCATGACAATAAGGGCATGGATACGATCATCTATCTTACTTCTTACGGGACTTCGCATAGTATTTACTTATAAGCTTCCCCTATAATACGTAGCGGGAAATGTTTGAAATTACGTTCAGGATCATCCTTCGTATAACCCATAAGAGATAGATGTTTCTCAAAATGACCTTCCGTATATTTTGAGGTATCCAATGTCATCCTAAATATAGTTCTATTCTCATTGTCAGGATGTTTGTTATATGAAACGTCTCCCATACATCCACATCCAAGATGATGCTCCTTGACATGGAAACCATCTTTATGGGTGATAAATAACACGATTTCTATCTTATCACCTATTTTCTGATCAAAAATATTTAGATAAAACTCGCTCTCTTCATCCGTAAGTCCTATATCAAAGGAATCGTTAGGGCACTCAATATTAAAATCGTTATGATCGGCCGTTATCACCTCCATAGCATTCCATTTGGCTTTCTCTCCTTCCACGAACTTCAATGGGCATACCTCGGTCTTCATCCAAGCCTTCTCCTTGATAAAACAACCACACAACGAGCATCCCGGTCTTCCAATCAATCTATGGAATAATACCTTAGGCGGCAATTTAAAGAACCTAATATTAGAAGAGTTCTTAGGACATTTCTTGCATAATTCAAGACGATTATTATACCATTCGGGATAATCTTTCTTATCCTTAGGAATCCTACCCAATAAACTGTCTTCCCAAGCTTGGGCTATTACTTGGGCTTTACCAATTGTTTGCACGATAATTATTTTTTAAACTGTTTTTGTTGAAAATCCTGTAATTGTTCCCATGTCATTCCATACCGACATTGATACATGGCCTCATGGTTATCACGTATAAGAGGATCTCCGTTCTTCAACCCCTCCATATCCTCTATCGCATTAATCTTCTTATCAAGACAATCAAGCTCAATAGGCATCCTTTCATCCGGATAACGATTACCTTCCTTGACAAATATCCGGCGTATCTTATCACGCCTTACCCGCATCTCTCGGAGATTGCATATAACGTATCCGATAAACGGGATTCTGATAGATATATTGTCAGTATACCTAGCTAGGTGGTGGACGTAAGATACGGATGCTTTCATGCACCACTCTACCTGTTGTTTGGTAAACTTCCCATCAGATCTTCTTACCACCTCATCCACGATATCCCTATCGAATGAAATAAGATTCCTACCCATCAATATCCAATTTGTTTCTCTTGAACACAAACCCCATTACACGGGTATCATCACCCTCCCCGTCAAGAATAAAATAGTTACGTAAGCTTCTCATCTCAATAGACAGCTCACGGGTACGGAAGTTCCCGTTCTTCTTGTCCACCAGAAAACCCCCACGTTTAAGCTCGTTGTTCAGGACAGCGACGTAAGATTCCTTCTGCCCATGACAATCCATGTACTTAGCCCTGGTATCATCCGAGTATCCGTAGTTGATGTAGAAAGAAAGTAAGTTTATCGTCCTTTCGGTAATCAAGCTCTTACCCTTAGAATCCAGATAGCCGTTGTATATCCTTAAGAATTGCTGGATCATATCCAGTCTAGTATCATAAGGCAACGCAAATACGAAAGCTTTCCTTTGCTCAGCCATATAAAATTAGTTTTCAGCAAAACTACTTAAAAAAAATATCGTTGTCAAGAAATTATGCCATAATCAACATAATATATGCTGATTAACATGTATTTAAGAACATCCAAATGGGAAAAGGCGGTGGAAGTGGCGGAGGAAAGCCAGATAAGTCCACCGTAAGACACGGCAATGAGGCCAGTGGAGCACAGACCATACATGCCTCCGAGCGGCGGTGGACAGCCCTATCCTGCCTCAAGGGACATGACCACCCCTTTTCTCTTTGGATTCCTTCTTGCTATGTTATGGGATATAAAGCCAAGGGGAAATGGGAAGCCTTGGGCGATGGAGCCTGCCGTAGAAGATACGGACGGCCGGAGCGCGAGCGATCGTACAAGACCTCGCTTTTTCTTCTTTGGCTTATGCTCCACCCGATCTCCCTACCGGGGTACCGGCTTCCGGTATAGGATACGGCTTCTACCATGTTTAGCCTGCGGTATCCTGCCTGACGGCACCATACCTTGGCGGTAAAAAGCAATGTTTTATTAAATAGAGACTTTAAGTGGAGTACACAGGAACTCGACGTCAGGAGAGGTTCTGTGTACGGATAGAGATATTAGAAAGTAGTATATGTTTATAGAGTTAATTATATTTAATAAATATACCTATTAACGCGCGCGTAACAAGTAGGTTGAGAAAAACGATCGTTCACGCGCACAGCGTTTTACGAACATTACCTACCCTCCTTAAACAACAAATGGGCGACCTTCACAGGCTACCCATCCATCCGAATAACTTGTTTCGTATTGATGAAACTTGTATATTCGCAGCAAATAAAAAACATCATGGAGACAAAGGTAGCACTTTTACAGAAAATGAAATCAAATTTCGATAAGATTCTTACCGAAGCATATATCCCAAAAGATATACAAGCAAAAAAAGATGAGCTTGGATGCCTAAGGCTTCCGGCAGGATCACTTGTCTGTCCAGTAGATTACAAACCTGTAACTAATAAGGACGGGAAGAAGGTTACGGCCGTAAAATACTCGAACAAGAAAGATAATATAAGAGGTTTCGGTATGGTTATAGAAAAGAAGTGTAAGCAGGTAACGGCTTATCTTTCTATCATAAATGTACAGAAGCATGTATTTTTAAGAAATAGGATGAGAGATGGTTACCGTGACCGTATCGAGATCAATACCGATGATTTTATAGATATCCTATCCGATGGCATAGCTTATTTCTGCTACAGACATGTTATAGAGAACTGCCATGAGGATATAGACTATCAGCTAAAGACGCTTAAGGCTTACGCAGAGGGCGAGATAAGAATAGCTTTATCTGATATCACGATCTACTCGTATAAGGCTAAGAAGAATGAGGATACGAAAGAAATATTCGTAGGTAAGAAAAGATCCGTATACAAATGTCTGGATAAGAATTTAAGCTCAAACGAAAGACGGAATATGGCTAACAAAAGCCGGAAATTTGATCGGGTAAGAATCCTTTCCAAGATAATATTCAGGGCCAGAACCAGAAACGTACATCATATATACAAAGTAACTAAAAGAAAGACAATTAAGTTCAATGTAGCATACCTTCTTAATGAGTTGAATAAGAAGCTTGCGGGAATAGGCATGCATGAGATATCTCAGTCAACTATATACAGATACATAAGCATGTTCTTAGGCATGTGTAAGAAGAGTATATCCGATTTGTATGACGAGGTAAAAAAAAACAATGGAATAGCGAATGCCAAAGATAGGAAGAATGTAACTATCGGACACCTAAGACTATCATACAGAGGAAAGATAATGCATATAATCATCGCCGAAGATTTTATAAAAGACGTCTTTTTAGGGGTAAAAGGGTCCGAGATGAGTAAAGCTGGATGATTTGAGTATCAGATATAAAATTTAATATTTATATATTATTCACATTTATTTTTAATAGTTAATTATAACTATTCGTATCTTTGTACCATAAACCTAAAAAGATATGGTAAAAGAAGATTTTAAAAATGAAAACGACCTCCTTCGTCATATTATGACGGTGGATAAAAACGTGGAGCAAGGTCGTGCCTTGAAAAAGATTTTCACCACTAGGGAGAATCTATTTATTACCGGTAGGGCTGGTAGTGGTAAAAGTACGTTCATGAGACGTATCGTAAAGTTCTTGGGTAAATGTGTTATAGTAGCCCCCACTGGTGTTGCGGCCCTGAACGCCGGAGGACAAACCATTCACTCTTTTTTCGCTATAAAAAACGATCCTTACATCCCCTCAGTAGAGAGGAATATGTTATCAAATAAGGTTGATGTAAGTCCGTTCATGAAAAGCAAGGTCAAGAATCTTGATACTATCGTTATCGATGAGATTAGTATGGTAAGACCCGATTTGCTTGATGAGGTTGCCGATATACTTAGACAATGCAAACGAAGCAGGAAACCTTTTGGTGGAGTTAGGCTGATTATGTTCGGCGATCTGTCACAATTACCTCCTGTAGTGACCGTTGATGATTTTATTGATAAGTATTATGAAAGCCGATTCTTTTTCTCGTCAAAGGCATTAAGAGCCTCAGGATTCTCGGTAATTACCTTCGATAAGGTATTCCGTCAAAAAGACCCACAACTTTTGTCTGTATTGGAGGATATAAGATGTGGGGTTATTACCGAGGAATCTAGATCTATCCTAAAATCAAGGGTGATATACCCTGAGAATATGAATGATACTATAGTAATATGCTCAACCAATAAGGAGGCTTATGAGATAAACAAATCTAATCTTGATAAGATAGAGAATAAGGTATTTAAATTCGAGGCTAAGATATTCGGTGAAAAACCTGCGGCTCCATGTGAGGATGAACTTATAATAAAAGTAGGAGCTAAGGTTATAATAACGAGGAACGGTAATGGATATGTGAATGGTTCTATGGGTGTAGTAACAGATATAGACCCATGTGATGACGCTATATCGGTTCAGCTTTCCGATGGAAGTGAGGTTTATATAACTAAAGAAAAATGGGATAAAATGAAATATAGGCAAGTAGATGAATCTTTAGAAGGAACGTCTTGTGGTTATATCATTCAATATCCGTTAAGATTAGGATACGCTATCACTTCTCATAAAGTTCAGGGGATGACATTAGACAATATATTCGTTGATATGAGTAGGGCTTTTGAGATCGGTCAGATATATACCGCTCTTTCAAGGTGTAGATCAATTGATGGTCTTTATCTAAAATCAGTACCTAATGATAACGCGATATTGTTAAGTGAGAATGTATCAAATTTCATGGAGAAGGTGGATGATAACGATGGGGTGTTCCTGCCGGAGAAGATATCTGATATCGGTAAGGATGTGATAAAAAAGCAACAGGATTTATTTGACTTCGAACAATACGGATTATAATGGCTAAGAAAGAACTTTTTTCAGACGTAGATGAATTAGTATCATCTTTAAATAAAGAGCTTGGAGAAGGCTCGATAATGAACTTCGGCGATGATAAGCCTATAATATCCATACCAAGGGAAAGCACCGGTTCGCTGGTGGTGGACAAGGCTCTCGGCGGCGGATGGGCGGTAGGCCGGATCCATGAGTTGGTCGGCATGGAATCTTGTGGAAAGACCATGATGTGTACGTTAAGTATGATCGAGTTCCAGAAAAAGCACCCCGATAAGCTGGTAGCTATAATAGACGTGGAGAATGCTTTTGATATCGAATACGCCAAGAAGATGGGATTGGACGTTAACCGGTTCCTTATTTCCCAGCCAAGCTACGGGGAATTGGCTATTGACATCACAGCCAAGCTGGTGGAGTCCGGCAAGGTAGGCTTTATTGTCGTGGATTCCGTGGCGAACTTGGTTCCGAAGAAGGAGATCGAGGGTGATATGGAAGATAGCAACATGGGATTACAAGCCCGGTTGATGTCAAAAGCCATGAGAGTTCTTACCGGGATCGTAAACAAAAGCGATTGTGTTCTGGTATTCATCAACCAGTATCGGGAGAAGATCGGTGTAATATACGGCGATCCGAAGGTAACAACCGGTGGTAACGCCCTTAAATTCTATGCCTCTATCCGTATGGAGATGTCAAGGAAGAAGGTTATTGTAGGAGAAGATGGCTCTTCTATCGGTCATGAGGTTCGGATAAAGGTATTGAAGAACAAGACAGCTATACCTTTCCAGATAGCAGAGACAGCATTGTATTATGGCGTAGGATTTGACAAGGAGCTTGAACTTTTGAAGTTATGTGAGGAAACCGGTATCTTTACCCGTAAAGGATCATGGTACTGGTACGGAGAGGTCCGAGTAGGCAATGGAGTGGATAATACGTTAAGTATTATGAGAGACAATCAAGAATTGTGTCAAGAATTAAGAACTAAACTAAATATTTGAGGTTATGGCTATCGGAGCAAAATTTGTAGACGTAATACCTTCTAGTGTTGAGAACGCTATAGAGGTAAAAAAAGAGGATGTAAAGACCTATCTATTCGTAGGTATTCCTATGAGCGAGTTTATCGGCAAGAAACATGAGTTTGAGGGATATATATTCATGTGCTTACAAGGTGTAACCGGTGGGGTTGAGCTTGGCGGTGATATAGCCGTAGCCGTATTGAGACCGGTTCGCCCCGCCGTAGGGGAGGCTTCTTACCATTTGGTGGATATCAAGAAGTGTAAGTATAATAGAACCGATGTAGTTCTATTATTTAGAGAGGGAGATTTCAAGGTTGTTAAACGTGATGATTGTAATTTAATTTGATTATGGATGCTGAGAAGATATTTGTTACAAAATATAAAATAAATGGAGAAGAATATATTGGATGGATATATGCGTCTAATATAGATCAGGCTAATGATTTTCTTAATCAGAGGAGAAATACCGAGGAAGTAGTTGGTGGTCCGTGTATAGATCAAGATGAGATAAATGATGTTATTAATCATATATAGTGTATGGGAACATATATATCAATAAAATCAACAGTAAACGCATTCAGGTACGGTATTGATCCTGTACCTGAATGGTTCGATAAGATATCCAATAAGACCAATGAAGTCGATGTTATGGTTGACGGGAATAAGGTAAAGGCATTGGATATAAGGCTAGAAAACGGCATTCTACGGGCTTTTTACGGTTATTATATAGGTATGTATCCGGATAAATCGATACAGGTGTTTAGACCGGAGGATTTTCATTCATTATATACGCTCAAGATATGAGAATATACACAGGACTGATAAAAGATCTAGGATGTAGATGCTTTTATTACGATAGCGGGATGAATATACCTATTGGGTTCGTATGCGCTGAGATACCTGATATTAGTTCTATATTATCATCAAAGAATGGATTATCTCATTTTTATGAACATATGATAATAAAATGCAATGATGATATTAGTGATAAGTTATTCTTTGATTTTAATGGATATACAGATCCTAGATCATTAGTATTTAAAGGATTTACATTGCCTGATGTTGATATCAAGAAGTGTATTGATTTTTCTTATAATTTTATCGTATATCCAGATATAAGTGAAGATCTTATAGAAAGTGAGAGGAATGTTATATTAACTGAAATTGATAATGATGAATCATGTATTAATATCGATAGACTTATAAAACTATCTGGAATAGATAAACGTTGTTTTATAAACACATTAGGTACTAAAAGGTATGTCAGCAAAATAACAAGGGATGATCTTTATATGTGCCGAGATACGATATTGAATAAGTCAGAAATAGTATTTCATTTATATGGATGTGATGATTTTATGAATAAATATGTATCAGATATAACGGAATTATCAAATGAAGTTGATATTAATATATACTATCGTAATAGTCTTAAATATTTCCATGTTCATGATCCTAAATATGGTATTTATAAATATACTAAAAAGCCCAAACAGTTATATGTATCATTTGTATTAGATAATTATGATTTTAAAAAATTGTGCGTGTTGCTTATCATATTATCTATGATGTGTGATAATTATAATTTCTCTATGTTTAATTATCTTAGATCTAACGGATTATGTTATTCAGTAAATAGGAGATATATAGAATGCACGAATAGAATAGTGGCCAACTTGATAATTGACGTAAGCCCAGATAAATGTGATATTACAAAAGATTATGTGGTTGATTATATTAATAGCTTTAAGCTTATAGCGAATAATGACAATATAGAATATGCTATAAGAATGATTAAATTGGATGATAGATTGAATATAATGAATATTGAGTATTACCACGATGCCTATATATCTTTTGTAAGATCAAGACTTAATGGGGTAATGGATTTGTATAAATCATATGACAATATATCTGTGGATGATGTTATGGATATGATTAAAGATATTACCGAGGATAGATTAATAATTCAATACTGCTCTTTATGAATATAGCGATAGGAATAGATCCGGGTATAGATACCGGAGGATTGGCCATGATCCCGGAGAACGGGGAGGTTAAGGTAATTATGACACCAAGGATATCGGCTAAGGGGGATATAGATCTTAGGGCTATATCAAGCTTCTTCCTCGATGCCGCTGACAAGATCCAAGAAGAGGGAGGCGGGACGCTGGCGATCGCCGTCGAGGACGTCCACAGCATCCACAACAGCTCGGCCGCCAGCAACTTCACCTTTGGCGGGAGACGCCGGGAACCGAACGCCCTATTCGCTATGATGGTGGAGATGATGGAGCGATACGGATCTCACCCGGATGTTAGGTTCATGTTCGAGGAGGTGCAACCAAAGACCTGGCAGAAGGAGCTTCATACGACAGCCGATCGGGTGTATACGTCGGCGAAGTTAGACACGAAGGCTACCTCCATCCGATGCGCCATGCGCCTTTTCCCTTTGGTCTCTTTCGTGAAACCATGGTCAGGAAAAGGAGTACAACCTACTAAGATACAAGACGGAATGTGTGACGCTACGCTTATAGCCGAGTATATTAGACGTAAGTTTAAATTATTTTAATACTATTAAGTATTTATTATGTTTGTATTAATATAATTATGATTACATTTGCAATGTCATGTAAAAGTTGTTTATTATGTTGATAAAGTGCTTGTCGAAGTCATTAAATGAGAAGTTGGGTAAACTGGAGACGGTGGTTAAGAACGCCGGTTCCAACTCCCTTTATAAGGATCTTAAGATAGATGTTGTCAATAATCTGGCTTATATCACTTCCGTAAATGCCAAGGTATGTGTTATAGAGCGATTGAAGGTCGAGGCTGACTCTAACTTCTCTTTCTTGGTAGAGGCAAGCTCTTTTATTAAGTTCATGAAAAAACAGAAGAAATGTGAGATTACGATACTGCTTTCAGATAAAAAAGATCAGATAACGATCCGCTATTCTTCTGGTGAGTATAGTTGTCCGGCTTTTGATATCAATACATTTCCTCAGGTACATAAGATACTTGATGGAGGAATTAAGGTTAAGATGAGCGATTATGTTTCGGTTCTTAACAAAGCCAGCGATTATACGGAGGTAGATGATTTTTATCCATGCATCGAGAATGTGGTCATTGATATTGATGATATTAATATTAATATAGTAAGTACGGATAGAAATACTATTTACAGGTATTTTGTCCCTAATCAGGATAAGGTAGAGAAGATGTTTATCCCGGTGTCGAACGAATCTGCGATATTGCTTGATAAGCATATCAATAAGTCATCGGATATGTTGTCTATAAAAGTGGACGATACTAAGACTTATTTCTCTACGCCTGATATGGATATGTATGAGACCCATTTTGAGGGTAATTATCCAAATTGGAGGTTCGTGGACGAGCATTTTGTCAAAACAAGTACCTATGTCTTTGATAAGGATCTACTCGTCCAAGCCCTCCAAAACAATCTTAAGGTAAATGAGTTCGATCATTGCAAGTTGATATTTACAGATAAAGGATGCGGTATTATGTCAGAGAGCCCGTCTTCAGGTAAATCATGTAAGGAAAGACTTACCCCTTTGTCTCATTATGGTGAAGATATTGTATGCAACGTGTTATGTGGAAGATATCTGGGTATCATAAAAAGCATACCGTGGAATAGGATAGTTATCGAGCATGATCATAAATCTCATTTCAATAAGGTTTATGGGGAGGATAATAAGAACGAGTATTTCTTGTCATCATCAATTATTGTTTAACGTTTAAATATATATAATATGGGAATTCGTGAAAATCAGTTATCATCTAATACACAATACTTTAATATAAGTGGAGGTGGTGTATTATATCAATCGTCAAGAGATCCTAAGGAAGGTTTCGAGGAACATATAAATGAGAAGACAGGAGCCGTATCCTACTGGAGGGTTTTCTGGAACGGTATAGAAGGGTATCTTTCCGATATTTTTGTATTAGAGCAGGAGATGAATGGCGCTAAGACAAATTTCTTATTTATAAAGATAAGCGATGAGGAAGGTAATTATGTTATAAAAGTTCCGTTGATGACATCAAGAGGAGGGATTAACAGCTATGTTAAGTCTCTTGTAAGATACTTGCCTAATATCGACCTGAAACGGAAGATTGTTATCAATCCTGCGCATACTAAAAAAGGAGAGCAATACGCTCCTGGCAATTTCTTTATCTCATACGCTAGGGAGACTCCAGACGGAAAAGATGAGCTTATCCAGCAATATTATAAGAATGGACAGAATGGATGGCCTGACAGAGTTGAGAGTACTGATATAATGGGGAATAAGAAGTTTGATTATACGGGCCAAGACGCTTTCGCCTATCAGGTACTTAATAAGTATATTCAAAGCATTAAAACAGATGGTGTGAAACCTGCTCAGTCGGCAAGCCAAAACAATGATGGTGAGGCTACAACGCAAACGCCCCCACCGTCATATCAGGCGCAGGCCCAGCAGCAGACACCTCCTCCATCATACCAGCAGGCTCCGCCTCAGACAGCCCAAGCACCTTCTTTTGGAAGTCAACAGCAACCTCCTCAATATCCTCCTTTTGGAGATGACAATGATCTTCCATTTTAATTAACTAATTAAAAATCAGAAAGTTGATGGAAAGTAATTTTAATATATCTACTAAAGTGAACCGTGTCTCGATGCCTACCCAAAATAAGGTAGATACGGTTATGAAGAACTTAGGGCATCGACCTTGTGTAGCGTATTCCGAGGAAAAGGATATGTATTATAAGGATGGAGAATGGGTAGCGTCAGATCTTGACGCTACTATCTTACCTCTTAGGGAGATGTTCGAAAAGACATCTGATTTGAAGTTAGGGTTGAAGATCGTTTATTTAATAATCAAATTATAATGACCAGTATTGAGGATATTAAAAAACTTCTGGAGAGTAAGTCGTTTACATCAGCTAGAGACCTTGATGAGCTTGAGGAGAAGCCGGATGATAAACAAAACGAGGTTAGACTGAATTGCGAACCTATGGTAGGGATGGTGGAGAAAGAGGGAAAGATCTTCCTTAACTCCGTAAGATTCTCGAAAGCATGGAACTCGTTGGGTAAGGATATTCCTATCAAACAGGGTAATGCCTTCCCATTAGGACAGGGTGATGTACTTGATATAGACACAGGGGTATGGGCATCGTTCCCGGATAATACCATAGGGGTGTTGATGATGCTGCCGTCGTTTACCGGAGATACGGGACTTACTTTGGTAGGATCACCGTTCATATCGTCTAATAACGGGAATATTATTATCAGGGTCACTAATGTCCGTAAGGATATGGCTATAGTCGAGAAAGATAAACATATAGCTGAGTTAATTATAGTCGGCAAAATAAAAGCCGATATTCGTGAAACTTATAAAAGTGATAAACATGTTCGGATTGAAGATAGTAAAGAGTAGTTATATAGATACTCTAAAACAGGATCTTGATGAGGCTATTAGCTATTCAAGTAGATTAAAAAGAGATTATGAGGATGCCCGCAAGAAGATAACGGAATTAGAAGAGAAAGTAGGGTATCTTGAAACTCTTTCCGATTCCCTTAATATGGATATAGAACAAAAGGATTCTATTATAATTAAGATGGGTAATGAGCTTAGTAAATCAAGAGAGATATATAATGAGTCGGTAAAAGATAAAGAGACTCTTAAACGGGCTTATATGGATATCGAGAAGAAACATAAACTATCATCTAAATTACTCGATGAGGCTAGAAGAAGATATAAGGAACTTGAGGATCAGAATAAGGATATGTCCGATCGTATCAAATATCTTGAGGCAGAGCTTTTAGATAGCGATGTACCTGATGAGGTTGTTGTTGATGAGGATAAGATGGATCCTAATTCCGGTCATATTGATATACCTGAAAATAACGATCCTGAGGTTACTGATGCCGATGCCGGTAATGATGTAAATGTCGAGAATAAGGTGGAGGATAAGAAGAAATCTAAGAAACGTAAAAAATCTAAAAAGGATGAATAAGATCTTGTTATTATTGATAACTATCCTTACCTTAGCGGTTGTCGGATGCGGTACGTCAAGAACCTACTATACGGAATATGATACTACTGATATATCTTATGTGGTGGATTCCATAGTGTCTTCCGGGACCGTGATGGGCCAATGGAAGGAGTGGCGGTTTACGCTGGACGACGGCCGGGTCGATAACTTTGGCTTTACCGCCCTGTACGACGCCAAGGGAAAGGCTAGGGGGTCTATACAGGTAAGGCAAAGATCCGATACGTTTAATATCAAGATAATAGATTATCATAAAAAGGATAAGTAATGGAATACGGACTAGGTTACATACCATCACCAGTGGATGACAGGGACGCTATCATGAACATGCAGCACGAGGCTGTTCCTGATGAGTATAAGATCAATAATGTCGATAGCGTAGTGGATCAAGGTTCTTACCCTATTTGCGCGGCAATAAGCTTGGCTGAGATACTTAATTGGAGAAAGAGTATAAGGGCTATTAAAAGACCGGCTAAGATCTCTCCTTACGATATATATGATCTGAGAGAGGATAAGGATCAGGACGGGATGGTTCTTCGTGACGCTATCAAGTCTATCAAAAACGTAGGCGTAGATGGGGAGAAAATAAACAGTTACGCTAGGATCATAGATCCGGTATCGGCTAAGGTAGCGTTGATGCTGAATGGGCCTCTGGTTATAGGTCTGTATTGCTATAATTATGGTAATCGATTCTGGCAAGGCCAAGGACAGAACTTGGGAGGTCATGCCGTTATCCTCACCGGCTGGGACAAGGCCGGCTTCGTCCTACAGAACAGTTGGGGGACGGGATGGGGTAGGTCTGGTGTAGAGACGTTCCCGTTCGATGATTGGTGCTATATGCTAGAATGTTGGACAATAGTTTCATGATATTACTATATAATTTTCGAGAAATTCCGATCCACATCCTCTTGTGAAAGCCGATGTGGTTATTTAGGACCCGTAGATCAATTGGTTGGATCATCTGGCTCATAACCAGAAGGTTGTCGGTTCAAGCCCGGCCGGGTCCACGCTATTTTTTTGGGGAAAAACTAGCATAGAGTTTTGTCATTAGATTTAGAGTTTAGATTTTGTTTGATACCCTTGTCCGTGAGGATCAGGGTATATGCCCCAATAGCTCAAGAGGAAAAGTAGCACATCTCTCCTAAAGATGGGATCCACGTTCGAGTCGTGGTTGGGGTACATGGTGTTTTTTAACATATTCCCGTAGGTCGGTAATTAACGATAACCGGTAGACAGCCTACGGGAATCAATAAAATCCTACGTGCTTGGGATCGCTTTCAGTTCTATTTTTCGTGTGTAATCTATAGGAGGGTAGCACGGCCCTCCTATTTATAATAACTATTTGGGATGGACATTAATCAAATAAAAACGTATCTACCATCAGGATGGGATGTGGTTGATCTAATAGATCACGGCATAATCGATCTTGATATCATGAACGAAAAGATGATGGGTGAGTATATGGCTGTGTTGATGATAAAGTCTTATGATAAGATTACTGAATCACATAACTTAACTACTTTCTCGTTCCATGATAAGGATATGGGTGGATTACGGAGATTGGTATCGAACGCTATAATGGCGGTTGGGTTAAGGAATAATCCTCTGACAGGAGATGGGAACACGGCAATCAAATAAAGGTGCTGAATACACTGAAAGAGGGATATTGGATATCCTTAACAGACAGTTCTTGGTATCTCCTAGATGGATTATAAACAACTTGTATGTCTATAACTGGGAGTCCGATTATCTGGCTATAACCAGATCCATGTACGCTTATGAGGTTGAGGTAAAGATCTCGTTGGCTGACTATAACAAGGATTTCGAGAAAGAGGGTAAGCACCAAGTAATGCAAGGCTGGTTCGAGGCCCGGAAGCAAGCCCTATACGAGACCGGGGACTGGGTCAGGTACGGCCGCCCCAACTACTTCTACTACTGCGTGCCGGATGGGTTGGTTGATCCTAAGGACATACCTCCGTACGCCGGGCTTGCTTATGTTTGTGGCAGGAATTTGAGAAAGATCAAGGACGCCCCTATCCTGCATCGTGATAAATTTGACCCCGAAGCTTATAAGATGGCAGATAAATTCTACTACAATTGGTGGAACGAGAGACGTAAGGCCAGACAGATAGAAGGGAAGGATATGAAAGATGAGTTCAGGAAAAGCATGAAAAAGGTGAAGGAGAAGATAACCGTCGATGCCAAGATCAAGGCGATGGAGGCGTTCTGGAGCGTCTGCGATTACGCCTACTGGCCGTACGGGGGAAGAGGGGTGCCCGGAATGAGACCCAACTGTTCCGCTTGTGGTGAGGAATGTAAATTACAATGCCCGAAAGGGAAAGAATTTAAAAATAAAATACGATGAGCAAGATTAAAGATGTATTGGCAAGAGCCATTTCATTGGCGTCAGAACAACCAATGAGTTATAATGAGGTAGAATCATTACTTGAAGATATAGATACTTGTAAGGTCAAGATATGGCTGGAAGAAGGAGCTATATTGCCTAAGTACGCCCATAAGGAGGACGCTTGCATGGATCTGTTCGTCAAGGATGTAGAACTTGACGGAGGCAGGACCATATATCATACCGGTGTACATGTAGCATTGCCGGAGGATTATGAGATGGAAATACGCCCTCGTAGTAGCATTACAAAAACTAAGTCTGTTATCCAAAACGCCCCGGGAACCGTTGACGAAGGATATAGAGGCGAGATTATGGTAGTATGTAGACGTGTGGATTGTTATGATGATCCTTCTTATTCGATTGGGGACAAGGTAGCTCAATTGCTTATCCGTAGGAGGGAACGTATCGTATGGGATCAGGTGAAGTCGTTGGATGACCTCGGATATACCGATAGAGGCGATGGTGGATTCGGAAGCACGGGGAGGTGATCATGAGCGGAAGGGTTAAGATAAAGATCAAGGATAAGAAACCTAAGATCGATGTATTTAAGGTAATAGAGAGCCGGTTCAAGAACATGAACGAGCTTCGGGATCTGATCGACATGGATCCAAGGAAAGGGCTGGTCAGGATCCGGGACGGGGCAGGCTTCAGGGAGGTGGAGAGGGGCGGATGCCTGCACCGGAACTACCTTAACCTGTTGGAGGAAGAACTGGGCGCTAAACTATCAATAGATCTGATAGATAAGTATGTTAAAAGAAAATAGCATACCACCTGCCCTAGGTAATTCCTAGGGCAGATCCGTTTTATATACCGATGTGTCTACCACTATCTGGTTATCCAGATCCTCAATCAACTCAATGATCTCATCCCTTATATCATAAGAAAGCAAGATCGGTATTATGGTTAGTATAAAAGATAGTATTATTCCTGATCCTATTATGATAGCAATATCATCGCACTCTATATCTAACATCGGCATGACAAACATCAACCCGGACATGAATATCATCACGAATAACGCTGATATCTCATTTATCATATCCCTCTCCATTACTTCCTTGATCATATCTCCTCGACTTTAGTATGGTTTATTATCCTACTGATATGACGGATACTTAACCCCGTCCTGTCCTTTATCTTGCCATATACGTAGTTCCTTGACACGACAGTAGCCAAATCACCTAGCTCGTCCAGTATCTCGTTATACATCCTATGGATCTCGTTGTTGCGGATAACCGTACTGTCCCTTACATATATCTTCTCAACGTCATCGTCGCAGAAGAAGATCTTAAGCTTATGAAGTATGTCTAACATGATTATAGTTTTGTCCCAAAGATATGAAATTTTGAGGATAAAACCAGAAGGAAGCCAAAAAGAACGGGGAGGCGGTGTGAGGGCTGGGGATGCCCGGAAGGATGGAAGCCAGCCCGTTCTCTTGGATTCAGCGACATGATCTGAGAATAAATCATATATTTGTATGTACAAAATACATAATGATATGGAATTAATAAAATTAACTCAATGGGGGGGGTATTTTCCGTCCTCCATAAAAACAATAGATTATGTTAAGAAGAAGAATGTTAAGTCAAATGCCATTCCCGCCATCTAGTAACGTGAATGACGCTTATTTTTACGTGGAAGCTCCATGGATAAAAGATCTATCAAAATAAGAACGTATTAAGTACATGACCGGCTGTCGCATAGGAAGTATAAGAACCGCCACCGGTAGTCACCCCTTTTAATACATTGGAATTCGCTTTCCCATCCCAATCAGATAAAGCCCCGCTTGTCCAGGCAGTAACATTTGCCGAAAGGTTAGGAGTACCATTGTATGAACCCGACTCCGGTTTTAGGAAACCAAAATCATTGCTCCCGTCTACTTTGTCATAATTTGTAATGTCGGTCTGATCCGTACCATATTCACCCCAATAAAAAGAGTAAGTCTTGTTAGAAGAATCGGGCAAACCGGACGTGGCTGTTTTGTAGCTTTGATTAGAATCTTCATTCTTCTCAATCATGATCTTATGATCATCATGTACAATAGCTACGGATATACATTGATAATCCGCCTTTGACAAAGGTATTAATCTACCATCCTGTTTAACGGCATAAACGCCATTATCAACAGGGGATTTATAACTTGAATAAAATCTCCTCCTTATCATAAGAATAAATTTTTACGAAGGATATAAATACCCCCCCCCATCATGTATTTAACTATCATGTATTTAACTTCTTTATTCATAATATATTATGTTTTAATTATATCGCAAATATAACAAATTAAATGAGATGGAAGGTGATATGGTTGTGAGGAAGTATGAGGGATATTCGGGGAGGATGATATGCGGGACGTTATTGGAAGGATGAGGTGGGGTATGATGGGAGGGGGATATG